AAAATATTATTAATTATATAATTTATTTGATCACCCATTTTAATATCGAATATATTTGTATGGATTTCGCTGGCGCTAGACAATCTTTAGATACTTGGAATAATTCCTCTTTATTTAAAGAGAGGAATTTAAAACTGGAAGACTTCGAAGCTAAGTTTGATTCGGAAAAAGATGTCAGAAATAGTAAGTACTCTTATGATTTAGGTTCTAGAAAGATTGTGCATATTCAAAACTTTAATACTGGATGGATTAGAGAGGCTAATGAGTATATGCAAATGTGCTTTGACAGGGGAAAGTTATTCTTTGCATCTGCTCCTATTGACAGCGAATTTGAGAGCATGGTAAGGAAAAAGGATATTCCTATGGATAAAATATATTATATATATGGACAGGAAAATGAGGACAACTTCAATGAAGAAGATTGGTTGAAAAAAAAGCAGTATGATTTCGTTGAACATCAAGTCAGATTAATATCACAATCCAAAACAGAATGCGCAAATGTTAAAATGATTGCGTCTGCTCAAGGGCATCAAACTTTTGATTTGCCAACAACAATGAGAAAGATGAATACGCCAGATAAGCCAAGGAAGGATAGCTATTCGTCACTTTTACTTGCAAATTGGGGCAGAAAATGCTATCAGTTACTTAACGAAACGGACGAAGAAGAGGTATCTACTTGGGTTCCTCCTATGATGTTCTAATCTTTCACATAAAGTCACATTAAATGTAATATCTACCAAATGGCAAAAAAGAAGTACAACTCAAATTCTCTATATCATAAAGATAGAAAAGCATACTATGCTCAGAAAGAAGCGGAAGCTTCTACTCAACAGCCAGAATTAACTTATAACGATGTCTTCTCTAGCAGAGAGAATATCGAAAAGAGTATTGGGATGGTAGGAGGAGGCAACAGCAGGAGCGGCTTTCTAGGAAGAACTTTTGATAGTGCTTTGGGCGTTGACAGCGAGTTGGCGGCAAGATTTCCAAATCTAATAGGTAGAGGGACTATTTATCGTAGACACTCAGATGGGTATATTGGCATTCAAGAGGTTGTATACTTGTGCCAAAAGGCTTGGGAAGAATTTCAGCTGTTTAGAAATACTATAGAAACTATGGTAGAGTTCTCCGTTTCAGAGATTCAAATCAGCGATAAAAATAGCTCTGCAAAAGCATTTTGCAAAGGATGGCTAGAAGCCGTCAATATGCAGGGATTCTCTGAACAATTCTATAGAGAGCTTTACAGATCTTGTAACCTTTTTATTTATAAAATAGGTGGGAAGGTAGATAAGAAAGATATTACCAGCTTAAGAGATGTTAAAAGCGGCAGTGTCAATATACCAGTAAAGTATACAGTTCTTAACCCAGCTCAAGTAGCCCTTGAAGGTGGAGTAACATATGACTCTGCAGTATACAAGATACTTAGCCCTTACGAAATACAGAGACTTAAAAATCCAAAGACTCCAACTGAGAAGGCTATTTTCAACAACTTAGACAAAGACATACAAGTTCAAATACAAAATTATAGTGAAAACTATGGCAGCTCTCAAGAAACTTTACGGGTAGCTTTAGAGAATGTTGATTCTATCTTCTACCAGAAGCAGGATTACGAATACTTTGCTGTTCCTCTATTCTACGGGGTACTGGATGATATCGAACTAAAAATGGAAATGAAAAATGCTGATAGGCAGATTATTAGCTCTTTGGACAGTATGCTTCTTCTTCTTACTATGGGAGGGGCTAAGGGTAGAGACGGAACTGAACTTCCTCCAAATCCTGAGCATATGGCTTATATGAAAACTCTATTTGAGAACAAGAAAGCTCAACGAGTACTAGTGGCCGATTACACTACAAAAGCAGAATATGTAATCCCAGATATTGATAAGATCATCGGGAAGGCTAAGTATGAGCAAGTCAACGAAGATATTAGAGAAGGCTTGCAAACTGTATTTGGAGGAAACGAAACATTCTCTAATTCGGTTACTAAGGTAAAAATATTTTGCGAAAGACTTCAGAAAGGTCAAAACATATTTAAAAGATGGCTTGAAGATGAGCTTAGCGATGTCTGCAAGAAGATGGGATTTAATGCCAAGCCAACTGTAAAGCTTTCTTCCGTAAGTCTAGAAGATGATGCCCAGATGTTTAGAGTTTATACTAGAATGGCAGAGCTTGGATTCCTAACTCCAGAGGAACTTTTTGAAGCAACTAAAAATGGAATGCTTCCGAACTCTCATGAGAGTATTCTTTCTCAAAGAAAGTTTAAAAAGCAAAAAGAGGAAGATATATATTTCCCTCAAATTTTCAACAATAGTCAATATAATCCTTTGGATGCTGACACAGGAAATAATGATAAGGAGCCTTCTGCCAATCAAGTCGGAAGGCCTCCAAGTAAGGATTCTGGATTCAATGAAGTAAGACAAAGAAGAGTCGGCAGCATTGAACAGCTTTCAATCAAGAGCCTTAAAGATGTATTGTCAGAGTATGATAGTCTTAAGGAAGATACCAATAGCTCCTTTGCTAAGAAATACGGGATAGAAGAAGTTAGTGAAAAGCAGAAAGAAATTACAAAGTCTATAGCTTACAACATATCCAAGAATTATGAAATAAAGGACTGGAAAAAAGCGATTGAAGAGGTAATAGAAAAGAAAATTGTATTGAGCAATACAGATATCGAAAATCAGATTGAGAGCATTTGTAATGATTTTGAGCTTAGTGACGACTTTATGGGTATGTTGATTTATCACTCCAAATAACTTCTCAAGTTTGGTGTTACCATGTATATAACTATATGCGCTCTTCGTTAAGTGACAAATTCAAATATAAAAGTACCTTCCTTTCTAAGGCAAACGTCGTATCTCTAACCACTTCTAATCTATCGAAGGCTTCTTTACAAAATTTAAAGGATACTTTGAATGTATCAGAAGGTGACTTTGAGAAAAATCCAGACCTATTATTTCTTTCTGCGGACTTGTATGTTTCAGACAATGCAAATAAAAATGGAGATCTGGTCGATAGAGAAGGAGCGCTTGAGCTTGCTAAGCAAGTACCTAATAAATATTTAAATTTAGAACACGAGGAAGATATGATCGTAGGATCTCTGATTAGCCCTTTCTACAGAAAGTATTCTGAAGATAGGGAGATGATAGAGGAAAGTAGCCTAAAAGACTACGACGGTCCAGTCGTAGTTGGAGGCACTGGATATATCTGGAAAAGTGTTAACCCAGACCTAGCTGAATTTTTAGTTCAAGCTTCCGAAGAGGATAGCGAAGAATATGGAATGGCTTCTATGTCTTGGGAAGTATATTTCAATGACTTTGAAATCTTAAAGGGATCAAAGTATGTTGCCGAGGGTGACATAGTTTCTGATAAGAGAGAAATTGAAAAAATGAAACCCTTCTTAAGGTGCTATGGAGGAAATGGAGACTATGATGGTTCTCCTATCTATAGGCTGATAAAAGGAGAAAAATTATTTTTAGGTGCTGGCATAGTAAAGAACCCTGCGGCTGATGTTAAAGGTATAATTACTTCCGAGTCTAAAATTATTAAAAATAATAATAAAAAAAATTCACAAACAGTGAAAATAAATGTAAAACCAAATAAAGCAATGAAGATCTCAAATATTACAGATTATAAAAATGCGCTAGCTTCTATTACCTCTGGTGATGAAGTTAATGTAACTACCCTTGCATCTTTGGAAGCGAATTTCGATTCCGTAGTTGATAAAGCTCAAGCTTCCGCTATCGCCGACGAAATTCGTGCGAAGAGTGAAGAGTTTGCAGCTTCCATCTCCGAAAAAGATGCACTTATCGTACAGGCCGAAGAAGCTCGTGCGACGTTGGAGACGAAAATAGCAGAACTTGAAGCAGCTAAGGCCGCTCAAGACTCCGAACTTTCTGAAATTAAAGACAAAGTTGAAGCGCAAGAAAAACAAAGAGTATTCGACGAAAGAATGACTGCTCTAAGTTCTGAATTTAATCTTGAAGGCGAAGTAGCGAAGGTTGTTGCTGAAGAAATCAAGAATATAGATGAAGAGCAGTATGGCGCTTGGCTTAGTAGATTTAAAATTTTAGCTGGAAGTCACTTAAAGGCAGAAGCTAGTGAAGAAGTCTCTCAAGAAGAGTCCGATTCAGAAGAAACCGAAGAGTGTGTAGCAGAAGCTGCGGCGGAAGAAGAAGCAGAGGCGGTAATCACCGAAGCTTCCAATTCAGCAACAGAAGAAGTTACTAACTCTCAACATGAATACAAATCCCTTAAAGATGAATTTGAAAACTTCGAATTCGAACTTGCGGGTAAATAAAAAAAACATAAAAAAAATAAATTATGGCATATAAAGACCTAATCCTAAAACCAACTCGCAACGTTCCTCCTCATAAGATCGTTTCTGAGTTCCGCACGGACTTCACTGGTCAGGCTGGTCATCTCGTTAAGGTTTCTTCGTACGATCCTGACAGTGACACTTATTACAGCTCATCCCCAGTAGGAGGTTCCTATGATGGTATCTACAGCAATCAGCAAGTAGCTCCATATTCAGTCGCTAAAGCCGCAGCAGGAGATACTTCTGCTCAGGTTCTTGGCATCACCCTCGAAGGCACTGCTACTGTAGACGCTAACGGGAATAAAGTCGATGGCTTCAACAAACGTTGGGCTGACGAAAATGGTTACGTTGCTTCTGGCAAGCCAGTTCAAATTGCTACAGAAGGTCTATTTTGGATTGATGCAAATCAAGTCAATGGTGGTACTCCTGCTCCTGGTTCTGGTCTTAAGGCTGGAGCTGCTGGCACATTTGCTCTTGTTGATACATCTGTTGTTGTTACAGGCGCTGTTCCTGCCGCTGCTCTTCAAATCGGAAAAGTTATCTCAAGCACTGGCACTCGTCAGTCTGATGTTCTCATCCAACTGTCACTCTAAAATATAAGTTATTACTAAAATGAAAATTAAACTAAAAGAAAAACCAGAACAAATCGCCCTTATTAAGGCAATGGGTTCGAGTGACGAGGAAACTTCTGCAAAAGCAATGAAGGTTTTCGCAAACCTAGTTGGCCCTCTTGCAAGAAAGGTTCTTGACGAAACTAATATCATCGATTCTTTGTATGATACTATTTCCGTTGGAGAGTTTGAGCCTCGCACTATTCCTCTCGATGATTTTTATAACGTCGATAAGCCAGACTATGTTCGTGTAACATTCTCTAGCCAACCAGGCGATCTTGCATACAGCCAATTGACTGGTGCTGATGACATCCCCTTCACTACTTTCGTAGTTACAGCTGCTATCGCAATGTATCGTAAGTATCTTAAGGCTGGACGTATTCAACACGCTGAAAATGGTATTCGCAAGATGATCAACGAAGTTCGCTTCAAGATGAAGCGCCAAGGCATCCAGCCAATCCTTGATTCGGTTGCTAATGTTCAAACTAACGATCAGTATCACGTTACTCGTTCGCACCAAGCTGGCAGATTCGTTCTTGCCGACTTGAACCGACTTGAAACTCTTGCTTCTCGTATCGTTACTTCTGCTCTTGGCGGAACTCCTAACGCTTCGGGCGCTCGTGGCATTACTGATCTGCTAGTTTCTCCTGAAATCGTTGAAGACATTCGCGCTATCGCTTATAACCCAATGAATACTGTTGCTGCTGATGGTGGCGCTCCTGCTAACACAGAGGACGGCATTGCTGCTCCTGATTCGCTTCGTAACGAAGTGTATGGTGCTGCTGGTATCCCAACCCTGTATGGTTGCAACATCATCCAAATGGTTGAAATGGGCGTAGGTCAGGACTTCAATACCATCTTCGATGCGTTTGCAGGTTCTAATGCTTATCCTGATAATGCAGGAACTGGTACAGCACAATTCAATGGTGCTACTGAGCAAATCGTTCTTGGTATCAACAGATCTGTTGATGTTAACGGTCTTGTTAAGGTTGAAATCAACGACAGTGAAAGTGGTTCGACATTCAATGCTCTTCCTGACAACCAGTTTGTTGCCAGAGAAGGTAAGGTTGGATTCTACGGAACAACTGAAGCAGGTTATCTTAGCGTTGAGCCAAGAAACCTCTTCGCTATCGCGATCTAGAACTAATAAAATCAAAACTAATCCCGTCAGAAATGGCGGGATTTTTTTGTGCCTAAGTTTAGAATTTTCCCAAAAGGACGCTACACCTGTATATAATAATATGGAAAAAATTAATGGAAAAATTAATGGCAGTGATACTTTGGTAAGCGCTTTGGGTAATAAAAAGTCAGTAGCAGGTGTTTCTCAGTTTTTGGATTATAAAATTCTTATTAGTAAGATGCCTATGGAAAAACTATATAGGCATGGTTTAGAAGAATTTGGTATTAAGCCAAACAGATCCTTGAAAGGTAGAGAAACTTTTGAAAAAAAATGCTTGGCTGCATTCAGAAAATCTACTGGCCAATTGATGAATCAAGATTTATCAAAAAAGCTGACTAAGACCAAACAAAAGAAGCTAGATGAAGTTCTGAAGAAGGGGATTTAATTTCTTTGTAGGGTTTTTTAACTGTAATAATAGTTATGTCTACGTACCAATTAACAGGAGTTGCTTATGAGCTTCATCAAGAGTTAAATTTCCCTAGCGAACCAAGTCAAAATAGAATAAACCTTTGGCTAGAATACAACGTCGGGAAATTAAACAATAAGATTTCTACTAACTACAGTTTAAATTCTGGAGAATATGCACCTCTATTACATCAAGACGAAAAAGACATCTTAAAGTCTCTATACTATGTTGAGTATTATACAAATCTATCTAGGGATATCTTAATAAAAAGCTCTAGTGGCGGAAACATTGTCTCTATAAAGGATGACGAAAGTTCAGTTACTTTTGAAAAGAGTAAGGATTCCTCTGTGGAGATATATAAAATTGCTAGAGATATGGATAGCAGGTCTACGGATTTAGTAAATCTATATAAATATAATAGGTCTGGACCAAGAGACCCTCAAGAGAATTTAACTGGCTTCAAGTATTAATGATAGTATTGACCGACAGTCAGCAAGATAGTGTTAATGATGGAATGATGAGTTTGCATAATTTTTTTGCTAGTAAAAACAAATTATTTGCTATCAAAAAAGGTACTACTACTGTTATTAGTGAGAGTAGCGCTCATAACTCTTATTATCAAAATAGCATTGAGAATAGTAAAACTGTTGAAACTCAAACCAGTGGAATGTTTTTGGCTAGGGCATATTATCTAGACAGAGGTACTGAATTTAAGCCAATAGACGGAAATCAGGGTAGTGTTGCAGCAAGCCCTAGAATTAAGCTAGTAACTGATATAACGGGAAGAGATTTTTTAGAAGACTCAAAGGACGTTTATTGGGATGAAGAGTTTTATGATTTAATTTCAGAACCAAGAAGACACGGCTTACTGCAAAATAACTTCTACACTTACTTCCTAGAGAAAATTAACTAATGGCAATCTTCAAGGCACAGATAAATAAGAAAATTACGAAAGCCTTAACTGGAAGAAAGGCTAGGTCTAGCGCAATAAAAAAAATGTCTGCCGATTTCAAAAGATCTAAGAGGCAGTTTTTGTCGGAGGTTGGCTCTGATAGGTCGTCACAAATGGTTCAGTCTGATGATAAAACAAGAGGTTACTTCGGCTTAGAGCCATCACAAAATCCAGTGCAAGATATAAAAGAATCTTTCGAAGAAAAAATTCAACTGAATACTAGGCCTAGCACTACTAGAGATAAAAATAGAGCATTTTACAAGTTTCAAATACAATATCCATCAAGGCCAGAAATTTATAATGATGATCGATTGAGTCTACCGTGGACTGCAAAGACTTGGGTGCAAGCGTTGCAGGAGGGGCTAGGAAGTATTGAAAAATTCTTATTTAAGCCAGGTGCTGGTAGGTCTGAGCTTGGTTATCAGATTAAAAACTCAATAAACAGGGAGAGTGAGCCAAGAGATAGTTCGTATCTAGACAGATTAAGAGATATTTTTGAAACAAAACTTAGAGGGGGGAATAGATGATACCGCAATACGATCATAAGCTAGGGTCTTATTTTACTCTATATCTAGAAAACAGGCTCTTAGAGAAGGGGCAGGCTTTTACTAATACTACTGGAATTTTTTACCCAAACGATCAAAATAATATTAATGGACTAACCTTTTCAAATAGTCCTTATGGTCAGTGGGTTTATGATCACTCAATTACTGGTGCTATAATCCCAAGTGGAGTTTATGTAAATGGCGAAGAGGTGAATAGAGGTACTAGTGGATTGTCTATAGACTTTTTAAATGGTGGCGCTTATCATGAAGACTTTGGAGACTCTCCAGTGTCGGGAGCATTCGCATACAAGGACTTTAACGTATACTTTAAACCAGAAAATGAAACTCAGGTTTTATTGAGAGAAGCTTTTAGGTCCAAGGACCCGTTGAACTTTTTAACTGGATCTAATAATTTGAGAATAAATGCCCCATGCATTATAGTCAGTTCTAAAAATAGCTCTAGCGAGCCTCTCGCATTTGGTGGCCTAGATGAAGTAACTTATAACTTACAGACTTTAGTTTTAACTGATAATTACTATGATTTGGATGGAGCTTTATCTATATTTAGAGATTTGAGGGAAAATTACTTTTCGGTAGGAGACTTTGAAAAAATACCTTGGGACTTTAAGGGTGACTTAAAAGATCCAGAATATAGCTACAATGATATCAACGCAGCATTTAGCGGTGGGTATGAAAAAGCTTATATTGATAAGGTGACTATAAACTCTACAAATAGTGTAGATAATGAATTTTCAGAGTTTAATATAGGCTATGCAGAATTTTCGATTATAGCTTATAGGTTCCCAAGAAAATGATTCACAATTTCGCAAATAAAATGTATTAACTATTATAACCCAACTTTTTTAAAACTATGGCAAAAAGAATTCAAACAAGATATGAAAGTGCTGGCCTATTTGTAGGCCCTTCGCCAGCAACTGGCAGACACTTTGCAGATGGTCTTTACGGTTACACCAATCTATTAAGTGGATCAAGCGGTGATAACCAAATCAGACCACTATTCAGAGTACAGTCGTTCTCCGACTCTTTCGACAACCCTCTTCAGAACATTAATCAATTTGGACAAGCTACCACTCTTGCCAAATTAGCTACTTCTGCACCTACCCCAACCTTCGATTTCACTTATTTCACTAATAATGGATTGAACGAAGCTATTCTTGGATTTCCAGTGTCCCTTGAAACTTCCACTATTGCTGGAAATGTAAGTGGCTTGAGAAATTGCTTGTCTGGATTCTTTGATTCTACAAATGATTCCAAGAACTATTTCGCACAATTCGTCCCAGAAGGTAAGTCCGTTTATGGAGATACCTCTGCCGATTCAGAGGACTTTGTAGTTTGCTTGTCGAATGGCTTCATAACTAATTATGAAGTTAGCGCAAGTGTTGGTGGGTTCATGGAATCTACAGTTTCTGTTGAAGGTTCTAATTACGTAGTTAATTCTAATAGTACTGGCAACATTTCTCCAGCAATTTTCCCAGAAAATGGAGACAAGGTTACTGGGTGGCAATATGATATTCCTGCAATCTCACAAGACTCCACTGGAGCTTTTGCTGGTGCAGGTTCTACAATGCCAGCGGTCATCAAACAAGGTGGAATTAAACTTAACATCAATGCTCTTTCGGGTAACATGGGTGTTAACATTACAGAATCGAATATCAATTCGTTTTCCGTTAGCATTCCAGTTGCTCGTGACAACCTTGAAAGACTAGGAAGTCAATTCGTTTTTGCTCGCCCATTGCAAACACCAATCGATGGAACAGTAAGCTTCGATTTTAATGTCACTGATATGTCAACAGGTTCTCTTGTTGATCTATTCAACGGCACATCGAACACTGAGTTTGACTTTAGTATTGTAACTGCTGGAAGTACTGGTAATTCGGTAGATACAGATCAATTCGCTATTTTTGTTAGAGGTGCTACCTTCGAATCGGAAAATACATCTCTTGATATCGGATCTGCAAGAAACGGTTCTGTAACATTCCAAGTCCCACTTGGTACTGTTGATGAAACTGGAAAAGGCATATTCTTCAGTGGAGCCGTCAAAACAGCAGAACTTGCTGCGAGATACGCAGGTCGTTCATAAATTTTAAATATTCATTTAAAAAACAAAGCCCATTGATTTTTTTATCAGTGGGCTTTTTTTTAGTGTAATAGTATATAGGCATGGCTAGATCTGATTTAGAAATATTAGCGGAAGTAAAACTCTCAAACACAAGAGAGTTTAATGCTCAGTTGCGTGGTCTTGAAAAACGTAAAGTTATAATTGACACAAAGCGAAGTGAGCAGGCTTTAGGCAGAATTACAGGCAAGGCAAATGAGTTTACTAAATCACTTGAAGCTTCTAATGCCCGTGTCATCGCTTTCGGTGCTTCTGTGGCCGTCATTGAAGGGGTAAGAAGAGCCTTCCTAGAATTGGCTACCACCGTAGTACAGGTGGAAAGTAGCTTGAATGCTATTAACTCCATCTTCGGAAGAAGTAGCGATACGATATCGAAGTTTGGTGACGAGCTGTTTAAGGTTGCTAAGAATACTGGTCAGGGATTTCAAAGAGTAGCTGAAACTGCACAGGAATTTGCCAGACAGGGCTTGAGCGTAGAGCAAACTCTAAAGAGAACAAGTGACGCTCTGATATTAACTCGACTAACAACTTTAAACACAGAAAAAGCAATTTCTGGTTTAACTGCGGTTGTTAATGGTTTTGCATCCTCTGCTATAACGACTACTGAAGTCATAAATAAGTTAAGAGCAGTTGAAACTGCTTTTGCGGTTTCTTCTACAGATCTAATTGATGCGGTTTCTAGATCGGCATCCGTTGCTCAGGATGCTGGCATATCGTTTGAAGAATTGCTGGGTTTCATTACTGCGATAAAACAAAGAACTGGTTTGGGTGGCGCTACTATTGGTCAAGGTCTGAAGACTGCTTTAACTAGACTTAATTTACCTACTAGAATTGCACAGTTGAAAGAACTTGGGGTCGCTGTTGATGAAAGTGCCTCGACCTTTGATAACTTAGTAGCAGCATCTGTAGCCATTAGTCAAGCTCAAAAGGACGGGGAAAGAAGTCTTGCCACTCAAATATCTACAGTTGTTGCTGGCCAGTTCCAGGTTTCAAAATTGTCGGCCCTATTTAGAGATTTAGCATCCCAACAAAGTATTGCTGGAGGAGCGACAGACGCTGCGACTAAGGCAACTAATGAAGCTATTATAGCCAACTTAGCTTACAATCAAACTATTGAGGGTATTAGTAATCAAATATCTAACAATATAGGTCAAATTTTTGCAGGCCTTGGAAAGGCTGGGCTTCAAGACTTCTTCAAGTCTATTGTAACGGATATAAATGTATTGCTAGAAGCTCTTCAAGGCAATGATATTGGAGGTGGGTCCTTTTTGGCGAATATTACCAAGGACGTAATTTTACTAGCTAATGATCTTAAGCTTTTAGCGCCACTTGCTGAAGGGTTTGTGAAAGTCTTGACTGGTCCTGCATTTGTAACTGGCTTGGCAATTATTGCCAATACTTTAAAAAATGTATTCACTCAGGGTGGCGCAAGTTTGCTTCAACTCAGTGGTATAAACAAAGTTTCAGAAAAACGAATAGCAAATCAGAGAGTTATTCAAAGCTTGTTAGCTCAAGCTACCTCTTCCGAGTTAAAACAACTAGAATTAGCAACTTCGCAGGCACAAAAAGAACAAATTATATTAGGCTTGCTGACTAAACAACTTGCTGCGCAAAAAGCCTTAGAAGCTAGTTCGATTAGAACTGCGCAAAGCTTGTCGAGACAGGGTGTATCTCTTGGTGGATCTGTTTTTACTGGAGACGTAAGTAGGAAAGGAGGAAGAGCAAAAGGTTTTGCTGGAGGAACTTTGGGGGGAGCAATAGAAAATGAAAAAAGGGCGATCAGTAATGGCGTTGGTGGAGCTAGTTCAAACGCGCAAGTAAAAGTAGTAAATTCATTCAATTATGGAAAGGGCAAGATTGGGCCAGCCGTATTGAATAGTGATGAGATTTTAATACCTAATAAAAATGGCGACATTGTATTGAATAGAGATATGGCAGGATCTTCTGCTATTAGCTCTATGGGTGGAAACTTTGCCAGAGGTAAGATCCCTATGGTTAAGGGATTGACCTACAAGGCCTCTAGGGATGGCATTAGCAAGCTTCTGATGGGTAACACCAAGTTTCAGTCTGTAAGCTACTACAGTAAGAAATATGACTCAGTTAGACAGCTTTCAGGGGTTCAGCATTCATCTATGGTTGCTCAGTCATCTAAGGCTGGAAAGCCGCCTCCTAAGGGGTATTCTAGCTGGAAGCAATACCAAAGGGAGAATCAGATGGTTACTCTTAGAGGTATGCAGGGTGGCGAACAAGTAACTAAAAATATAAAACTCTCTGATATAAGAAGGGTTAGAGCTGGGGGAGCTACCTATATACCTAATTTTGCAGAAGGCAGGGTCAATCTTGATGTAACCGATCCTTTTCCTTTTGGTCAATCCTCAGGCAGGGTCAACTTAGGCGATACAGAAATTAAACAAATGGAAAGAAGGCTGAGAGCAGGACAGCCTTTAACTCCAAGACAAATTTCAAGAATTGAAGCTGGTTTAGCCTCTGGTCAAGGCTTTAAAATTCCAACACTATTGAGACAGGCTGCTGCTGAACAAACTTCTATGGCTGCACAACAGGCTACTAGAGGTTTTGGTAGAGATACACCAAAAACACCACCAAGCGGTGCTGATGAAAGGACTAGAGTATCTCCGACACAAAAACCTTTTGTTAAAAATGATAAAGGGAAATTTAGACCAGTAGGTGATCCAATTTATAATCCTGGATCAACTGGATTTACTGGGGACCTTAGAAATAGCAGATTTACTTTTACTGGACAAACGGACTTAAAGGGAAAAACAAGGCTTGTCCCTGAAGTCGCTGGTCCACCAGCAATAATACAGCCAAGTTTAGCCGAGCAGGCAAGAAATGCGCCAAAAAACTTTAGCAAAGAGTTAAAAGAGTACAACTATAAGGATTTTAAAAAACAATTTGCGGCTGGCGCTGTGCCTAGTGGGTTTAGGGGAGATGCAGCTCCATTTGCAGAATTTAAGAGAAGGTTAAGACTTGAGCTTATAGAGGCCGAATTAAAAAAGGAGTCTAAATCACAAGGGAAATCATTGAGCTTCGAGGAACTCAATAGATCCAAGGAGGGTAGGGAGTTAGCAAATAAAATTAAAAATGCTGGACTGGTAAACTTCAAACAAATTGAAAAGGGAACAAGAAATGCAGTTCAACAGTCTCTTTTGGCTGATGCACAAACACAACTAGAGAAGTCTGGAACGGGTAGGTTTGGTTTCGACAGCGGCCTAGAAAAAAAGGCAAAAGGAATATTAAACTCGTCAACTGGTAAAAAACTTACACCAGAGTCTAGAGCTAAATTTAACGAATCGGTTCAATCTAGAAAAATAGCTAGAGGACAAAGACTACAGGGGGCTGGATTTGGACTTAGCTTTGCTGGTGCTTTGGCAGCGCCAGTAATTGGTCAGGGGATTGCAAAGGTAAGTGGAAATGAAAGAGCTGGGTCAATTGCATCTGGTGCTTTAGGTGGAGCTGCGACTGGAGCAAGTGTGGGTGCATTTTCTGGGAATCCGCTTGGTATTGCAATAGGTGCTGGAGTTGGGGGTCTACTGGGTGGAGTTAGTGCTGCGCTTTCTACAGCCACTGATGATGCCAGCAAGTATTCCAAGTCTCTGGGCGAGCAGCAAGATTTTTATAAAAAGAATATAGCTTCTGCACAGGCATATGTAAATGCGCAGTTTAGACTAAATGATGCATTTGAAAGTGGAACTGCATCAGGAAAACAGATAGCGGCCCTGTTCTCTGATATACAAAGAACTTTTAATGATTTTCAGAACGATCCAAATCTTGGGAAATCAGAAAGAGGGAGGAAGCTTAAGCAAGACTTTGTTACTGCAACTCCAGAGGAAAGAAGAGGGATATTGGATGAACTCCAAAGGGAAGGGCAGTCAAAAATAAGGACAGCGTCAACACAGAAGGCTTTCGACGATTTCGCTACAAAATCTAAAGATAGGCGAGCTACTATAGAGAAGGAGACAGAAACTATTAGGGGTGTTGGTCAATTTGCCTTTGGAGCGCCAATAACAAGAGTAACAAACCAAGATCAACTTGATCTTAGTAAGATTACAGAAGATGAGGTATCTCTTTTTATTGGAGGTCTTCTAGCGGATATAGATCTTGACAATGTTGACTTTTCCACTTTAGAGAAGTCTGGAAGTAATCTCCAGAGGCTAATTGCGCTGGGCCTTGAAAAGGAAACTGCAAAAGCTTTTGCTCTTCAGTTCGACACAAATAAGCTTCTATCAAACCTATTCAAGAAAGTGATTGGAGATGGCTCCATTAAGACCAATATAATTGAACAGCAAGCTGCCGCTGCGATAACAGATGCGAACTTTAAAGTCGCAGGAGCTAACAGAGACTCTGACGCTGCTTCATCTAATTTGTTCCAAGCTCAGGCTGGACAGTCTGCTGCTGATAGAATAACGCAAAGGGGTGAAGTTAGTAGAGCGTCCAACCTCGCGCAAAATAAATTGGAGTTTCTTTCTAGGCAGGGATTTGACCAGACACGTAAAAAGCAGGACCTTCAGATAAGTAATCTGAAAACAGCTCTTACAGATGGGTTAAAGGATCTTAACTTGGGTGCTTCAGGGGGTGTCCAATCTGCTTTTAAAGATAGATTGTCCACATTCACACCAGAACAAAGAGCTGAGGTTTCCCCAATCTTGGAAAGGGTTGCGAATGAAGGAGCCTCAATTAGCGATATAAACTCTCTAATAGGAAAGACAGATGATAAGGATTTGAAACAAGAGCTTGCAAAATTGGCAATTGAACTAGCAGGAAATAGAGATGCTCTTGTCGCAAATACAAATCAGTCACTTGCAGATACAGTAGCTCTCAATCAACAGGCTGAAAATCAGAGAGTTGCTCAAGCAGCATTAAACGATTTAGGGTCAAAGACGGGAGGTCAGAACCTTTCACAATTATTTGGTGAAGATAGGGCAGCTAATAGCCTCACTGAAGAAATTAGAACGGGAATGAGAAAAACTTTCTTAGGATTGGGTCAATATGGTGGAGATAATGGAGCAAATCCAGTTAGAGAAGTGCTGGCTGATAAGAATTCTCCAGAGGCTCAAGCATTAAAGGGGGCGGCTGATGTAATTAGAGAGCAGTTTAATCTTGTTACTAGATCAAAAGCTGAAGGGGGTCAACTAACCGATGAACAGAGTAAAAGAGCTAGGAGCATTTTTGAACGAGAGTTGAGTAAAGGGGATAGAACTCCTGAAGGGCTTGCGGATTTACCTGGAAGATTAGAACGTGTATTTGACCGTTTGTCTGATCAGGGTGTTAGACTGGACTTAGACGAACTAGTTAAGATTGAAACTAATACAGGTGAAGAGATTGGTGGCTTTGAAGTAATTAACCAAGGTTTAGGTGATATTGTCGAATCCCTTAGGGAGGTCAGCCCAACATTAGGCTCACTATTAAGTAAGGTTACTCCAACCGAAGGTAGGCTTCCTGGAGCGCCACCAGTTGTAGAAGGAGGCAACGAATCTGCCACCGCAGCAGACTCTGCAGCAAATGTATTAGCTGCACTCAAGATACAGGAGGCCGAAGCGGTGATAAATAGAGATGCTATAGCCACTCTAGTAGAAAAATTAAATGCAAATACTCTTACTCAACAGCAATTTATTGAAGCATCTAATAATCTAAGTCAAAAGATTGCAGAGGGAGTAATCAAAACCACTGATGTTGTTACTAATATAGATATAAAGCTTCCAGAAGGCAGCATAGCTAGGTTGGGTTCAGTAGAAGAAGCGGTTGAAGAGTTTAGGAGAAATTTAGAATCAATTGTAGACACGATCAGTGAATAATTATAAAAGTGAATTTTAATAATGCTAGTTTATTAGGTTTTAAAAAAACAAATCAATTCTTAAATTCCAATTTTAGATTCGGTTCAAGAGTTGAGTATGAGATAGAGGGATATTTCATAGATCTTCAAAATGATATTGGTGTAAGCGGATTAGTTAGCGCTTCTGAGTTTTTTAGAACTGGTCTTCAAGATTATCAGCCGATAATACTAAATGGAAATGACTTCGGAAAAGGTAGGGTATTAAGTTTTAGTAATAACGATGCAAACTCTTTACAGTACTCTACTTACAATCTATCAATCGAAGGCTTCCAATCTGGAAATTTAAGCAATCTTTCTGGTAAATATTATAGCGGATTAGCTCCCTTAGTAACTGGAAACACCATTTTAGAATCTCCATACCTGCTTGAGGATTTTTCTGAAGATTTTAATATTAACAGGGATGGTGATCAATTTTCTTATACGCATAGTATAAATATTAAATATGCTAGTGGCGATGGAGTGATAATCACCCCTATTCAAAGAGCAAAAGGTTTAGCTACGGAAATTTTTCAAACAGTAGAACCGCCCTTTGAACTTTTAGATAGCTTTCCTGGACAGAATTTTTTTACTGGGGCAGTAGACGAGAAATTTAATGAATCCTACGATTTAGTAAACAACTCGGTTAGTATTTCTAGAAAATTTTCTACATATACTTCTGAATTTGAAAAATATTCAGTAAAGCGCTCTCATAACTTCACAAAACAAGCAGACGGAATAATCTCTGTTTCTGAAAATGGCTCAATAAAGGCAAAATCCTTTTCTATAGAAGTCGATCTATCCGAAGCTATAAAAAGTGAAATAAGCGGATCTTATGGTAGATGTAGTGAAACTTATCTAGCATATGGTAATTCCTCAGCTCTACCTTCTGGAGCCATTTCTAATTCTCAAACTATTGATAATTTTGCTGGCGAGGCTAACTACACAATATCCTTTAACGATGCTGATTCTAATTATGGAGAAAATTATATTTTAAATTCAACACTCTCCATGCAAAGACTAGGAGACATTATGGAGATTTCTGAGGAAGCAAGTATATTGGGAAGAGGTGAATCTGAGGCAGAAAAAATGCAAAACTCTGTGAATGGCTACAATATAGAAAAAGAAAATATCTATGGAAGATGTTATAGTTTTTATCAGGAGCGGGGCGGTATTAAAGATTTGAGCCTAGAGGATTGTTCTTATAATAAAAAAACGAATGGAAGTTCTATAGACTATAAATATAACTTTTCCGATGACTCTTCTCTAATAAGCGGAAGAAGAGTTTCTATTTCGGTTAACGATGACGATTCAATTAATACATTTGCCAATTTCTCCGCCTTAGGTGAGAAACAATTTGTACAAAAAATCGATACTACAAATCAGGGATCTAGAGACTTAAAAATATCTATAAATGGACAAGAGGAAGATACGCTTTATGATCTTCTTGACCAGGCAAAGGGTGTAGCTAATGAGCATGTAAAGAACTATAATGATACTTATATTGATGGCGCAACTTACCAATACAATTTAGAGGAAAATGCATTAGAAGTATCTGTAAAATATAAATTCAACAAACTGGTTAGGAATAGAGCTACATTATGACTCCAACTAAAATAATTTACGATAGCTTTGACTTTGGTGATCAACCAACACCATTCTTGAGTAGTCAGGAGAATTTTTTAAAGTATGGGGAAAACTTTGGGAGTGAGGAATCGTACTCTCTAAATGGTCAGCTTACTGGAAGGGACTTCAATGATCTTAGGTCAGAGCAATTGAAGCTGATTAGCGGGTTTTCAAAAGACTTTGGAATTTTTATAGTTAAGGATTTTAAGCCTTATGAAGCAGAGGTAATGGTAAGGAGCGGAGTAAAGATTGATTCTATCGACTTTGGGCAAAGCAAATATAATAAAATTATTGATTATAATATTAGCTTTACTGCTTACCCAGTAGATTATTTTGGTGATAATTATGGAGTTATAGATCCACAGGAGAGTTGGTCGTTTGAAGAAGGTAATGATGGAATAGTTTCAATTTCTCACCTTATAAGCGCAAAGGGCATAGAAACTCCTCAAGCCGATTCATATGACAAATCATCTTCATTACAGAATGCAATAGACTACGTTAGGCAAAGGACTGGATCTACTCAAACTTTCATTTCTCCTCACTTTATATGCAAGGATTCGGACTACTCTTTAAATTTAAATTCTTTGCAAGAAAGTATAGATAGAGTTCAAGGAACTTATAGTGTAACTGAAAGTTACTCTTCTGATTTGTATGGAAACTCTGGTATATTAAGATATTCGGCAGATATAGACTCATCTATTGACGCTCCAAATTCTATCTCAATAAAAGGTAGATTAGAGGGAAGCATAGGTGATCCAATATCTATAATTAGGAATAGATTTTTAACTTATGATTGGTTCTCTACGGCTAGTGAATTTCTGACAAATCAATTTGGTTCAACATCTATTGGACAAGAGCCACTGCAGAAGGATATTACTGAAGACCTATTTAATAACTATATAAACTTCTCATACTCATTTGGTGATGATGAATCTATACGGGATCAGGTTAGAGTTGATACAAACATTTCGATCAATAGTGGAACCTCTTTAGTCTCCGTTTCTGTAGGAGGGTCTATAACATCATCTGCCGATAAGTCTATAAGGTCTGGACTTATACAAAGCGCTTTTGAGGATATAAATATATTCGATATAGCTAATGGAGAGTTTAATGCTTTTTTCGGAGGAAATGCACCAAAGTCTTTAAGCAATAGAGTTACTGCTGACTCATTTTCAAGGGACTCTGATACATTCGCTATAAATTTCGATCAGTCATTTGATAATAAAGACGCTCCAGAGGAAGACTTTTTTAAGGAAGTAAAGACGTCTCTATCATTTACTCCGTCTAAGATTTCTATAGCGTCAAGCGCACTTCCAGGCAAGGGTGGAAAATATGATACAATTGATTTGGAAATTAAAAACAGAGCATATTTAGACATATCCTTAAATGCTATACTTGAAACTGGAAGTTCTCTGTCTATGGATCAATTGGTATCCTCATTGAAAGTGAAGTCGAATGATATGCTTAGCGAATACGGGAAGCTTCAATCTTTAAATTTAGAAGGAGTATCGATTGGTACTGGGGACCCACTATCGATAACTCTAAATTCAAAATACTCTTTTGAAAGTAATAAGAATCTTTTTACGGCTCCCAACTATTCAGTTGTAAATGATTTTAGGGTTTAACTATTTCACATACTAGTTAAATGTCTGTATATAGATATAGGAATGGAAGAAAAGGATTTTTATTATTTTGAGTTTTTGGGCGAAAGGTGTATCAAGCATTTGTTCAAGGACTTCCTTTATCAATTAGAGGATATACAGGAAAAATACTCTATAGAGGACGACGATTTCGAAAAAATAAGAAATCGAGTTTTAGATAAGGGTAATGATACTATTCGTTTCTTTAGGGATCAGGGAGAGAATTATACAAAATTAAACTCAGGAGAATAAATGAAAAAATTATTTAGTTTTAAGGAAAAAAATAAGGACAAGGATTACGAGTTCACGCTCAAGCAACCTAATAGAACCGAGAGAGAGGAAATAGAGATTTACTACGCAGCCATGCTCTCAAAGTTAATGAACATGGGAGTTCAGACAAAAGCTTCCGTAGACAAGTATTATGCTGATAATAGCGATACCGCCCTACCAAAGAAAGATCAGGCTTATTATTTTAATCTGCAAAAGGAATTAGCGCAAAATCAAGAAAAGTTGATCAGAGAAAAATCAAACTCCGAAAAGAAGTTTGAGCTTTACGCTAAAATTGTACAAATACAAGAGGATATGCGTAAATTCACATCTTATTATTCTGCAATATATGATAATACGGCAGAGATTAAAGCCAGAGATAAGACTGTTGACTTCTGTATGTTAAATTACTCTTGTTTGGATGGAGATCCAATTTTTGATGTCGATGAAGAAGATTTCCAAAAAAGAGCTATATTACAATATGAGAAAGTTGACGATCTAAGGGGTGGAGATGAATCGGAATTCTGGAGTTCAGTTATCGATAGGTTTGTATTCTTGTTTACAATATGGTATCTAGATCTCGCTCAGACGGAGGCGGAGTTTCAATCCTATTATGACTCCTACTTTGAAGAAGAGCAAGAGCCTTCGGAAGAAGCTGAGGAGGAAACTGTAGAAGAACCTGCAGAAGAAGCTGAAGAGGAACCTTTAGAAGAAGTTTCGAAAAAAAAGGAGGGCTAATTGAAAGAAGAGTCGAAGCTTCGTTCAGCTCTTTCTGACATATTAAAAGGCTTCTCTTATTATAAAGATGAAAATTTTTATATTAAGCATTTGACTCTAGACGACTATGTAGATTTTGAATGTGAATATGATGCTTTCTACGAAAATCTCAGGAAAAAGAAGGTATTGAATAATGAAGAGCTGTTAGATCAAGCCAAGTCCAAGGATCTATGGTCTAAGCAGGAAGATTATGAAATTGAAGATTTAGAACGACTAATAGATCATACTAGGCAAAGCTCTCAGAAACTTCTTCTCCATTCTCAGAAGAAGGTTCAATTAGATTATATTGATGAGCTTGAGCAAAAGCTGTTTATTTTAATTAATAAAAAAAATTCTTTTCTAGCCCATTCTTGTGAGAGTATCGCCGATAGGAGGCTGAATGAATATTATTTATTAAATAGTCTTTTTAAAGATAAAAAATTTGAAGAACCTTTGCTTAGCGAAGACGATAAGCAGGACCCATCTTTAGATGTGCAAAAATACTTTAGAATACATTCGGAATGTCTTAAAAATATTTCTATGCAAAGTATAAAAACGGTATCTACTAAAGAGTTTTTTACTTCTAGTTGGAGAATATGTAATAATGCTTTTGAGTATTTTGGAAAACCTATTTGCAAACTCTCTTTCCATCAAACTAATTTAGCTAATTACGCAAAAACTTTTACAACAATCTTTGAGAGGTATCCAAATATAAAAAGCGAAGATCCTGACGAAATTATTAGATTAGCAAATTCCAGGTCCAAGCTAGAAGAAGTGTCTGGCGGAAAAGATGTAGATGTGGTTGGCATGACGCATGAAGAAGCCGATAAGATGGGTATAAAGATTAAAGACAGGTCTAGGCAATTTTCGCAGGATGCAGAATAAAAGGTGTAATATAAATATATGGGCTTAAGGGGCATAAACTACATTTATTCTGGAATATTAAAACTAGATACAGGCAACATGCCAGTATACTATGACTTTAATAATTTTAGTGATGAATTTTATACTCAGCTAGTCACACAGTCAGGAAGCCCCTTAATTACGCAAGACTCTTCTTTTATAATATTAGAGGACGTCGATGTTTCAGGATACAATTCTGTAAACTTTGCTTCTTTTTTTATTGGGCAAGATATAAATATTTTAAGCTCAAACTCTGCTTCTATAATAGGAAACGTTGATAGCTTTACTGGAAATGGAAATTCTGGAAATTTTAATTACGGATATTTAGAAATAAATAATCAAAAAGATTTATTCTCTAGAGATTTTACCGTACTCTTATCTCAAGATAAGCGTTATACTGGAGATGGAGTTTTATTTTCTTGTTTTGACGACAACGTTATAAAAAGTGGATATTCTTTTGGGATAAATTCTGCAAATAAAATGTATTTTGAATATTTTGATAATCAAAACCAAAGATACGATATACAAACTAGCTTGTTGCAGCTATCAGATAAAAACTTAATAGGATTAAGAAAATTCGATGACTCAATTTACTTTTTAGCTTATAATAATAGTACGAAATCTTTTGAGAGTGAAATAAAAAGCGTTATATCCGACCAAATTCTTCCTTGTAATAAATTTTTAATTGGTAGTGGGCAAAATCAAAAAAGCTATTCTGGCTTTATGGACGATTTTGTATACTTAAATCAAAACATTTCAACTGTAGATGCAAACATACTGGCTTCGGGCTTTTGGTCGGACACCAAGAGTGGGATTCCTTTCTTGATAGAGTCTGGAATTACTGGAGGAGTTAGTGGCTATGAATATAATTTAACTGGAGTAACTGGCATACTTTCTACAAACAGCATTTTGACTGGCACTGGATATACTACTGGTTACTCTGACATTTATCAATATGTTGTTGAAACGGGAGTTATAGCACCTGGAGAGGAAAAGATAGAGTTCTTACAAAACTTACCGCAGTATTGCATAGGAAACGAAGAAGTTCCAATATATAGAAAGGTTGTTACATTAGATTCAACTGGCGTAATTGGGTTGATTCGTCAATTCTCTGGAACCGATGAAGTTATCAATGGAACGGATATATATCAAAACGTTAACATCACTGGGTTCTTGTCTAGTGGGTTAAGAGCTACTACTATTTTCAATACTGGCAACAATGACATTTCTGGACTTAAGAATATTATGAGTGGCGACAGAAGACAGCTTTCTGAGTATGGAATGAGTGAAACTATTTATCTTGGCGAGTATTTTGATCAATCGTTTGGTCAAGAAGAGACTGGAATAAATAGCTTTAACTCTTTAGCTTTATATGAAAAAGAAGACGATTATTCTAATGAATTTAGAAATTTCAATTTCTTAAACAAGACATCTCTTGCAAGCTTAGATGGGACTGGATTTTCAATTAATCAAGAGTATGATGGGTCCGAATTTAGAGTCTTTTCTAATGGTCTTTTGAGATTTTCAAACTCTACCATAACATCAGCTGGTCTAGAAAATTTTTATAAATCTGGTTCAATAGAACCAGGTAAGGTAATATTAAGCGGTAATAATACTGACTCAAAAGTATTTTACGATGCTAATGACTTTGCAGTAAAAAGTGTCTTTAGTGGCAACAACAATATAAGCGTACACGATAACTTGTTTTTCAAAAAAGGGTATAAGTTAGCGTCTGGATTGGATTATACTGGAGACGCAATTAACAACTCGTTCACCGCAATAAAAACATCTGACTCAACTAAAGAAATTTTAGCTATTGGCTTTAGAGTTCAGAGTGGTCAACACCAGTCTAATATCATACCATCTTCGGGGAAATTCTTTAGAGGCTCCTCTACCAATTATTTTGGAAGGCTGAGGCTGCGCCGTGATCTATATTTAGAGACTAGTGAATCTTCAGATCTAATATCTAATAAAAAGCAGCTTATTCCAAGCGGAGTAAAATCTCTATTTGTTAATAGAAATTATCAGAGCGAGCTATCAACTGGATCAGTATATAGATCTTATCTAACTGGAGCCAGTGGCTTTTTCGATCTTTAGTTTGATTAAGTTTAAAATGGACTATAATTAAGTGTAATAAAATAAAGGAATGGCGATAAGAAAAACAGATAAGGTTACTTTGAATGGGAGTACTTCAGCGTACGGTGGACTAATAATTAGTGCATCTTATTCTATTGGCTTTGGGACGCAAGTCACGCAGTTAACATTAACTATTTCGAGCGAGAATGGAGCTTACACTATAAGCGAAGATAGTTTGAATGTTTTTGATAGTGATAAGATAAATCTAGGATCAAGAGAACTAAATATGGTTGCGATAGAGTACTCCATAGACGATAGTGTTAGTGGAAGAATTTTGACCGTCACTTATAACGACAAGTCGATTCTTCTTTTAGACAAAAAGTTTGTTGCTTTATTGGGGAGAAATTTTAACGCAACAGCAACGGACGAGTCTTTAATACTAGTTGGCAGAGGATACTTTACATTAGAAGAATCGTCGGAATTAGGTGGAGATTCGATTCCACTAACTAGATCAACCTCCTCTCAGGATGTCAGGCAGCTCCCAGATTATTTATATAACCTTGAGGAGCTGTTGGGAAAAATTCGAGGGAAAATTGAAAATATAGATGTTGCTTTAGCCAGACACGATAATAGCCTATTGAAGGAAACTACTGGTACTTTAAGAAACGTATTAAGTTCTTGGGGTTCAATATATGGATTTACCTTTTTTTTTAATGAGTCTGGTAAGATACAGTTTATAGATCTTACTGAAAGTATTTCTCCAGTTTTCCCTAACGAAGTTAACTTCATATCTGAAAAAAACTCATTCTCATTGAGAGATACTATATCAAAAGGTCACTCCGTTTATTACGGAAAGCCTGGTAAAAATATAGATGCTGGTGGAGGAGGCGGAAATACAACAAGCACTGGTGGAGGCGGAGAAACTAAGTATGGAGAATTTGAAGAGAAATCAGATACACAGATATATCTTTATAGGCCTACTGACAGGCCAGATCAGTATTGGGCTAATCCAGGATTTGCTATAAATCTAGGCAAAGCTGCTGCGGTAGGAGAGTCTTTTTTTGCTTACGCTGCTTTGTACTTGTGCAAGAAAGATCCAAATTCATATTCAAGTGTATTTGGATATGAACAGGTCTATACTTTGAACCCTAAGCAAAAAAAGGCTTTTGATCCAAAGGATGATTTATATGAGGATTATAACATAATCTCATATATTGAGTCAGATATTTCCGATACAGTCACAGTGGAAACTGTAAAGCAAAAATTTGCGCAATTCTTGACCTACGAGAATAATCTAGCTGAAGCCCAATATTTTAGATACAATTGGGCTATTGGTGCGGATTTAAAGTATGACAGAGAGGATATAACTGAATATGTCAATCCAGATAGGAAGAGTGCAGCTGAAAGTAATCATAGAATATATGCAACCATTCCGTGGGATTTGTCTTTCGACGTTTATGATAGTGTTAAATCATTAAATTTAAATAAGTCTGTAATATTTTTAGAAGTAAGTAGTTCCGCTAGATACAAGGCTAGAAGTGACGGATATAATCCAAATTTGAAGTTTGCAGCAGTTCTTAAGAATATAAACTTCACTAATATATTTGAAAGAATAAACTTTAAATACGAGTTAAAGCAGACTCTGAGAGTGGAGGGTCAAAGAATCGATATAAGGGGCAGCATTGATGATGGAGGAGGAGGAGGAGATCAAGGAGGAGAAGAGAATTTTACAGCTGCTTTAGAGTCAATAGCTTTTACTCAGCCAAGTTATAATTCTAATACAATTAGGACTGACGTCGATTTGGATACATCACCAAATCAAGTAGCGGCCTTATCGGATATAATTCAAGTAGACGGTAATAATATAAGGCTTGGTAATAGTCCTAGAATAGGAGGATCATTAACTAATTACCCAAACTTGGGATATACTATAACGCAGAAAAAAGTCCAAAAAACTTTTACAATTAATAATATAGATATACCAAATTATACCGCTTCTATAGAAAAGGGGCTGCAAAACGTAGATATAAGTATTAGTAGTAATGGCGTAAAAACTACTTATACGATTGGCAATAGAAACTTTACTTTACCTAGTAAAGAATTAATAACTCAGCCAAGGGGTGCAGTTATTGTCGGCAATCCAAATTCATTACCTCCAAAGAAGAATGTGTATTCAGTAAAAAGTTCTTTAAATACCCGAAATATAGAGGTGCTACCTTCGAATCGGGAAAAGCTTTTAAAATTCATCAAAAAATAAAAAGACATGTCATTCTCAATTGGAACCCAGTCAGGAAACTTTTCTTATCAAGCCTTTATACGGCCTCAAAGGGACGATCATATTTCATTTGGGTTTTCATTTATAAATACTGGAGATGGCTCTATTGAAGATAGGATTGTTTTTAGTGGCGAAAGCGGAAAGCTTTATGATTCTGATAATAACTTTTTCTACTCTTACAAGAATCAAGATACTTTCTCCGTTTCTGGGAATAAAATTGGGAATTATAATAATTATTTCGTTAATAATGTACTTATAAATTCTTACCATGAAAATGGCACTGGCTACATAAATAACTTTACTGAAAATGGAGTAGTTTCGGAACTTAGTTTAATGGGAGTAGAGCCAGTAATTAGTATTAGTGGAATATTCGAAAATAGTAATTTAACTGGAAGTTTAAAGGTTAGCAATAATTCTAGTGAGGGAATATCATTTAATATATTTTCTGGAAAATTTGAAGAATTATCTAACTTTTTCAATTTCAATACTGGACAAAATACTGGAATAATAGAGGGTCAATCTAGTAGAGACTTTTTAATTAATCAAATTTCAAATGTCACTACTGGAACTGGAGTACTGATACCAATATCTTTTGTTTCAGACTTTGGAACTTTTACAAAAAGCGGCTTAATTAGTTTTACGAGGGAATACGAGTACCTGTTGAGTTTATTGGGGTCAGACTTTTTGGATTCTACTGGAATATTTAATTATAATGTTTTATTTTCTGAAAGATACGGTCCAAATCTTACAGATGATCCATTCGGACTTCATTTTACATTTGGTAATATTAGTGGCTATGGTGGTTACGCTGACTATGATATTAAAACTGGTAAAATAACTGGGTCAATTCCAGGATTTGATATTTCTAGAAATATAATAGGCACTGGCAATTTAACTGGAATGATTGAGTCCAGCTTGGGCGGCGGGTATTTAACACTCTCTGGCTATAGCACTGGTCTTGAAATTAATTATACTGGAAATATACCATCTCAGATTTATACTGGAGAAACAGTATTTGCTACTGGAGAAATGTCGTATCCATTTTTAACGTCCTCTAGTGGGATTGTAACTGGATTAGATGTTGGATTCATAAGGAATGTTAGTGGAGGATATAACTTCACTGAAACTGGCGCTATTAGATTTACTGGTCAACAGTCTCTATTTCCAAGCTTTACGACTGGAATAATACTTAGTGGAAATAATACTGACGGAGAACCGATAGTAACATCGAAAAATGACTCTCTTTGCTTTTCCTTCGACGTTCAGTCGTTTACCGCTACATCAAATCAAACAAGAAATAAGGAATATGCCAGTAGATTTAGCGGATTTGCAACTGGCGCATTTGATGGGATTGCGTATTACCCAGGAGATCAGGCTGGCTTAGATATAACCACTACCATTAGTGGATCTAAGGTTTCTGGAACTCCAGGGGCATTCATAGGGACTGGAACTGGGGTTTTTGACCTCATTGGAACCTTTCCGATGGACACTAGAGATTCCCAAGGAGGTTTTGTTAATAATGGCTGGACGATAGATCTATCTGACAGAATTTTAACTGGACTAGCAACTGGCTTATTGCCAGAAGATCCAAATCTTACTGGATTGCTCTCATTTGGTACTGGAGTAACTGGCGCTGGATCTAATCAAACTTCTAATGTTTATTATTCTAATATATTTAGCGGGTTTTCTAGTGGAATTTTTGATGGAGAAATGAGAATTCCTGCCGACCAAATTGGTTTAATTGGAACGAATATTATTAGCGGATTTAAGGTTTCTGGAACTCCAGGGGCATTCATAGGGACTGGAACTGGGGCTTTTAATGTTACTGGAATCAATAGAATTGATATGAAGTTTCCAATACCCGATTACAGTTTGTATGTTAGTACAGAGCTTACTGGACTAGCAACTGGGTTATTGCCAGAAGATCCAAATTTAACTGGATTTATATTTAGTGGAACTGGAATAACTGGAATCGAATCTAAATTTACTACTGGAGTTTTGACGGGTAGCGGAATAATTACTGGGCAAGCTTCTGCATTAGCAAGTGGATTTACTGGAATAGATTTTACTTATAATTACATTGCAAAAGGTAAACTTTTGAGTGGAATGACTAATGAAACTGTTCATGAAGTTACGGACGACAGATATGTTGCTACTGATTTGTCAATGCTAGGAAATTATGATTATTTGTTCAGATCTATTCGATTGGGCAACACTTTCAGCAAGAATTTTACTGTTCAAGCACAAGACATTTCTTCTGGATATGTTGATTTTACTGGTCAGTTTCATTATTCAGGAACTGGCGCATATGTGCATCCTCAAGAAATTACTGGTATAGGATATACTGGACTTGGCCTCATAGGCTCAATTTCTGAACCAGTAAAAGATATAATTTTCAATGGGGAAAGTGGGGTAACTGGTCGGTATCTAACAAACACTGGAGCGCTTATTGACGATAGCATTTCTTTGAATGGAAATTCCTACGGAATCCCCGTTTCCAGCGTTTATACAAGATTTAATCCCTTTATTTTTAGTGGCAACAGTGGAATACTTCTATATTCTGATCACACCAACGAAAAGGCCCCTATATTATCATTTTCTACTAACGATGCAGACAGGGGTTCATATATTCATAACCCAGTATGGCTCAATAGAAGATTGCTGAGTGGTTTTTTCGATCTCGATCCGTCAGACATGACAGTTGGCGTAAGTCCTAAGTACTTTTTATCTGGAACTGGAGTTTACAAAAGCCGAAAAAGTAGAAGCTACAGAATTACTGTTTATACTGGGAATAACCTTGCAGATATGATCTATAAAGAGAGAGAAACCATAAGCGTTAATTCAACTACTGATTTCAATGAGAGATTTAACGATAGAAATATAAACGCAGACCAATATGGTGTGTTTAATGTCTACTTTCTAATAACTTCAGACACCGAAGATTTGGAACCTAGTGGGTTTAATTACTTCTATTTTCAGGACACCGACAACAGCAAGAATCCACCTGAGTTCGGCCCTCGCCAGTTTAATACGTTCTTAGATAGCTCTGGGCAGGGATTTCGCAGATTTTTAACAAATTACTCTTCACCGACTGATGCTAGTGGATATCTACTATCTGCCGATACCAAATATCCAACTGGGTCTACAACTAATAGGATCGCCATAGCTTTACCAAACACCATTAGCGTTACAAGTGGCTTGAATGTATTTCAAACTGGGTTTAATATGACTGGATATGCTGAAAATGTCAGCTTTGAGGGTACTGGAATGTCTGGAGTTGGCGGTACTATTGAAGTAACTGGTGAAAATGCTGGATTTTTATATGCCCTTCAAGATGAAAGTCTTTTTCCTAATAGTAACATACCCAACGAAATATTCACTCAAATGACTGGAAATTTTAATGGCGAGAAAAGTATAAATAATTTTGAGATTCCTACTGGAATTTTTATGAATAATGTGGTTGGCTTTTTAAGAAAAAGAGTAGACTCCACCAACGAAAAAATCGACGGTTATTCATTGGGTAATTATGAACTAATAGAGCGATTAGGAATATCTAATTATCAAAGTAGTATGGAAGAGATTAGCGGTATCATGAAAGCATATTGTGATAAAATTGGGTATAATGTATATTTTGGAAGTGGCAGAATTGGATTTACTTCTGATCCTGGATTAACTTACCCAATCGGAGGTGCATTAGGTTTTGGTCTTGGCACTACCACAAGTACTGCTTATGGTCCTTGGAGTAAAGATGCAAAATATGCAACCAGGCAAAGTGGAGGACTTTATACTTTAATCGAAACTGGTATAGAGGTTGCTACCCAAGGATCAAATCTTCCATATTCAGGTATAATGTCTGGAAAAATAACTACTGCAATTCCAACTACCTTTGCTACTGGATACGTTCCTTTCAATTCTGGAGTTAGTGGAAATATTTATTCTATAACTTTTACTGGTATTGAAAATACTACTTCCAAATACTTTATAAGTTCATTAAATGAAGGAGATATTTATATAGATCCCTTTGCTTCTAGCGGAATAATACCCTCTACTGGACTTGGAACTGGAATAGACCAAATTACGGTACTTGCTGGAGAGAAGTCTGGCGAATTAGCCCAGACCCTTTTAAATATGTTTCCTTTTTCTGGAACTGGAGTAAGGGCATTATCCAATAGCCCCCCATTGGGTGGGGATAATGACCTTTATGCGGATAACTATATATTTTCGGGCGTTCCTACTGGAATATCATTTGCTACTGGGGATGACAGTACTGGTTCTTTATATGCTATAGGTTATACGGGAATCCAAACTGGGCCTGCCAAATGGTATATAGATAATTTAGACTTCAGTGGCAATATTCTAGACCTAGATGCTACAGTCACTGGCTATGTGCCAACCATAGCAAGTGGAACTGGAATAGACCCTATTACGATCCTTGCTGGACAGCAGTCTGGCGAATTCGACCAAGCCATTCTCAATATGCTTCCATTTAGTGGAGTGAATTTGCAGACAATAACCTTTGACCAACCAGTAGGAGGGTTTGAGGATTCTTATGCAGATAATTTTATATATTCGGGAGTTAGAAAGGGATTCAACTTTGCAACTGGGATATTAACTGGATCGTTTGATTACACTGGAATATTAAACTTCACTCAAAGAAACTTACAAAAAACGGGAGTCAAGATTGGAATTGGAGTAATATCTGGAAACATTACTGGAATAGTATACCCAGGAAGCGGAGAGTTTAATTTCTCTGGAATTCAAACTGGACTGCCGCAGTTTATAAATTCAGTAGTACCAACAGGACAGGAGGTATTTTTACTATCTTCTGGAAATGTTCCTATAACTCCATTCACTGGAAACTTAAATAGCTCTTTTATTGGAACTGGATTTTATACTGATTTTGTTAATCCTGCTGACTTAGAATCTTTGAGTTATAGCTTCCCTATTCCAAACTATATAAAGACCTTTACTGGAGAGTATGAGATTCTTACTGGTATTAACAATACTGGATTTGCTAAATGCACTGGCTTCTTTAATATACCTTCTATTAATCTAACTGGCTATTCGGGTTATGTTGTTCTTACTGGAGATGATGACTTAAATATCCAAATGGTAAAGAAAAAATACTTTGCTGATTCTGTAGATTTAAATATAATTAAATATAGTGGCATCGGTACTTTAGACGCATCATACGATAACACAGGATCTTTAACTTTTATAGGATAATTATGGCAATAAATAATACAAGTTTAGCAGCATCGTTTATAGAATACGACGTAGATGGAGAAAACCAAGATGGACATTTAAGCTACTCGATTTCCCCATTAACATCTAGCGACAAACCAAGTCTTAATATGGAGGACGAGAAGAAGTTCAATACGTTTAGAATTCAAGCAGGTTCGGACAATGGATCAAAGATGTTTAATATAGACATGAATCTAGAAGATTTAAAAGCTATTGCAGATGCGGCGGATAAGGATATAGAGATGAAATTTAGAACATTGAAAGTATGCAATAATGGGTTAGAGGCTAACATAGTGGTCCTTTGCAGCCAAGCTTTTAGAGTAGACCCCTAGTATACAATATGGGCGACGAAGACGTATACTTTAAAATTTATGGAAACCCAATAATCCTTGGGCAGTCCACTAACTCAGGTGGTGACAGAGATGGCAGAGAGGAAAAATCTAGAACGGTTAAAGTGAGCGTTTCTGTTGGAGACACCATGTCTTTCACTTTCAATACGCTTGATAGTGTTGCCAACAATGGACTTCAGGGAACTTTTCAATTATTTGCTAGAAGTGGAATTGAATTTTACGACATAGAAGAAGATGAAGTAATAACCAGCTTTAAACTTCCAAAGGAGCCTACTGTACAAAATGAATTTGATGAGCCTCTAGGTTATTATGAAAATAAAATTTTGTTGGTCAGAGATACTGAAGGTAGTTCAAATTTTCTACCAGTAGAGGTAACAATCCAATTTAAAGGAACTGTAGAAATTCTTAACGCTGGGTATGATTTTTATACTTATGATCAGTGTTGTGATTGCGCTCTTCTTCCGCATATAGATTATAGAGGTTGCACCGTTTATTGCGAATGTCCACTACCTGCTCAATGCGACAACGATGTAGAATGCGATTGCAATAGTTTTTGTGATTCATCTGCCCCTATATGGCAAAATGACGCTTATACAAATGGAGAAGGGGAGTGTACCCAAGGCTGTGAAACTAATGACGATTGCTGTACGGATGACGAAAATGATTTTAGGTGCGTAGATGGGGAATGCCAAATAGCTACCGAATGCCCATGCCCAGAAGGGCAAAGATGTGTAGATAAAAAGTGTGAGGATGATCCAGATGATCCAGATGATCCTGATGGTCGTGATTGTGGTGATGACAGACCATGTCCCACTGGTTTTGAATGCATAAATGGGGAGTGCGTGGAAACAGATGATCCTGATCCTCCTAGTATTGGACAGGTATACATGATGGTTCAAAAGGTAAGGGTAGAGCTTAACAAGGTTAAATATGGTTGGGATCAAATAGGACAGGTTGCAAGTGAAGTTTTTTATAAGAATTTTACAGATCAGACTATTGTGTTTAGGCGATACAGAACCGTTGACGTTGATGAGGGTTGTACAAATTTTAACGGATATGAGTATAGTGAGTACGGAAAACAGATAGGCAATAAAGGACCCTGTACAATTGATAATAACTCCGACGATGGAGAACCAAGAAATGGAGATGGATCATTTACGAGGGCATATGTACAGCTTGAGGGTACTAATTATAATCCTCCAGATGACTTAATATACGACCAGGGTATTTTCGATACTCCTTATAGGAGCGCCCGTTTAAGGACTATTATGAAAACCGCAATTCTTCAGTCTTCATTTGACAACTATAAAGGTTTTCCAAAAAATGGGGTTTTAAAGACAATAACTTTTAATGAAGATGGGAGTCGCTCGACTGACGTTAAAAGAGGGCAAAATGTAAATTCTGACGCAGGCTCTAGCTATGGGACAAATGGTTTTATAGAGAAGATTCAATACTATTTTGTAAAGGTTATAGAAACTAGTACTGCTAGTTCACCGAGTTTTGTAACCACAGAGGAAAGGGGTGAAGATATTGAAATTAGTCGAACCACTCAGACTGATCAAATCACTGTATCTGAAAAAGATACTTATGTAGATGGAAGAACTTCAAATGAAAATTTTATTAGTACTACGCCCTCTGACACAACTATACCTTGGTCTAGCGTACCCTATGATACTAGAATTGTAGATGTAAACGGAGTGAGTCCTAATGGAACTAAATACCCTATTCAAATTCAACAGAAGATAGTCGTGACTAATGTGTATACAACTAGTTTGTATGATGATGCAACCGACGTATACATAAGTGGTCCTGGCATCATAGCAACATTCGAGACGCCTGATGCTATATTTGACCAGAACCCACCTGATGTAGAAGGTTACTGTGAGACTTACGAAGACTGCAATTCAGGTCAGGACTGTAGAAATAATAAGTGCGTTGCAACTTTAACGCAACCATGTAGTAACAATTCCGAATGCCCAGAAGGTCAGAGTTGCGATAACGACGGAAAATGTAGGGGATCTCTTGACATAGACTGTGGTGATGATCCTTCGCTCTGCCCTGCAGGAAGCCAGTGCGTAGATGGAAAATGCAATACAAGTGATCCAGATGGTCCAGATGGTCCAGATGGTCCAGATGGTCCAGATGGTCCAGACAAGCCACCGCCAGTCGAACCTCCTGACGATCCTGACGATCCTGACGATCCTCGTAACTGTGACGGACCGTGTCCAGATGGACAGATATGTGTAGATGGAAAATGTGTGGATGATTGCCCAGAAGCACAGCCCCCAATACCAAATTCAGTAATAGTAATACAATGATTTGCGAAGAAAAAGAAGCTATTTGTAATACCTGCCCGTTAAAAGCTAATAAAGTTTGCATTAAGTGGGCTAAGGTTTGTGTGGGTATGAGGTGTCCAATAAATGCATTTGAGGATAAAAGTGCCATAGGAAGGCTAGTGAACTGGTCGATAAAACCCGTGCGGAAGATTGAAGTTGAGAAAGCTCCAGCGAATTTAGAAGATATATTCTTTGGAATAAAAAAAGGAAAACTTCCTAATAAGTACAAAGATTTAAAAATATCATATCTTAACGATAAAAATAATTTGGGTAAAGGCTGCTCACAGTGCAAGCTTAACGGATTGATAAGCCAATACAAAAAAAAGATAGCAAGTATTTAGCTTGCTATCTTTTGGTTATTTTTATATTTTTTTAAAATTATTGCATCAACTTTTTAAGTGTTGCAAATAACAATATTTGCAAGAAGTAGATATAGGGCAAGTACATTACACTTCCTCCTATAAGGGTGAGTACTACTGATATCCAGAAGCCTATGCAGATGGGACACATTAGTAATGAGGCAACACTGAAATCCGTCTTAAGGATCTTAAAATCAAACTTCATTGCTATAAACTCATTGATGTTTGAGCTATCCAGATCTGTTTTAAATAAAGTATTAATAAAATGGATTTTAAAGTCGCTTAAAAACCAAACAGTAAGAACTAGGCATCCTGATACGGACAAGTAGACAATTAGGGGGAAATTACAAATAGTATTCATATTTTATTGATTTAGTCTTTTAATTTTAGAAATAAGCTCAGTTGCTTTCACTTTCTTTACACTTTCCCAATCTCCATACTCAGCCCATTCGTCATATTCGCTTGGCTTAATCCAGGCTTCTTTTGGATGAGACTTAACTCTATCCCTAAGAAACTGCTTGAATTCATCGAAGGATGTAATGGACAGCTTGTCCTTGGAGGCCTTTCTCAGGGTGAAGATCGGGCCAGTAGGAGCGCCAATAGAAAGAGTCGATGTATCATTCTCTTTTGGAATTTCCCCAATTTCATCAGCTCCAAGCATCGAGATATTAAAATATGCTTTTACGGCTCTGACAAAAGAACGATTTTCTGCAATAGGACCTAAGTAATATTTTGCAAAAGAATTTGTATTGCAATAGTGAGCATCACCAATTCCGCTAGTAACTTTTCCATTTGCCCACTTAATCTTACAGCATAGTCCAGTGTAGGATTCATGAGATTGACCAATGGGTTCATAGTCAATTGACTCGAAACCTTCTTCGTGCAAAATGTCTTTGAAGAATTGTAGCAGAATAATTTTAAACTTTTCGTCAACAGACTCTAAAACTTCCTTTTCCTTTTTCTTGGAAATTTTTTCGCTGTCTATTTTACCATAACTCTTGGCCATCTGTTTATTCAGAACCAAAAACTCTGGATTATCTTCTAAGTGTTTTTTCCAATCAATCATATTAACTTTCTAATAGTTTCTGCACTTCTTTTTTGCTAAGGAACCAAAAGTCATAAAAAATGCCAAAAGCCTCTTGGGTGATATCATCTTCTTCAATAGAAGAATCGAAATTTGATGAGAAAGGAACAGTTGAATTAAAAATATCTTCTGGCTCATCCTCGTTTTCATCGAAATTAAATTCAAGGCCAACATCCTCCATTTCAACAATTTTAACTAAACATGGAAAATCTTCTGGGACATCCTCAGAGAAGAATACTTCTTTGTTATTTATTTGGCAATCTTCTGCCATCATAAGCTTCATATCTTCGAACTCCTCTTTATTTTTAACTACTGTGCTATTTTTAATCATATCTATATATTATTTGGGATTGTTATTTTGTCAAGTTTTTTTTGATGATTCTAAAAAATTGGACCTCTTCCATGAAATCTTCATCCATCTCTTTGAATTTAATACAATTATCTTCTAGAGATTTAATGCTTTCATCGGCAATCATCGCTTGTTTAGATGTAAAGACCTTGCCGTTACTTAAAATGAATTTATTCGAAATGTAAAAGCAGTCAGAATTAAGACCATCTATATTAACTGAATCAATCTTCTTTAGGTGGACCTGGCCTATGTCTAAAAACATGAATCTTATTTTGTCTATATTTTCTGCATCATCTGACCATAACTTACAATCTATACCGATATTCAAAAGACTTTTGACGTAATCTTTATTAGCATCAAGCGATACTTTGAAATTAATATTTGAGATATTGTCTCTACAAATTTTGTACAGCCTTATTTCGCTTTCTTTGGAAGTAATGACAGAGCATTTGACCTTTTTTAATAAACTAAATAAAACGTTATCATTACATTCATAGTCGCATCTAATTGTTGGCTCAACATTATTAAGAATGTTTGCGTCTACGTCTAAATTTGGGACAATTTCTATTATTTGTTGCGGATAAAATTTACCAGTAAAGATAGTTTCTTCGTCACTACTCTTTTTAATTCTAAGAGCTTCGTAGACTTTATTTACAATGTCCTCTACCTTTATCATGTTAATCGTCTTATCAGGCTCATTAGAAGCGAACGAGGGGTTGTTCCCATTTCTATGTGAAGAGATTAAATGCGTATTTTCAGATTTAAAATAAGGTCCATGATTCTCTGGAGTAGTTGGGCCATATACGGAGACTACGGGAGTTTCGTGAAGTCCAGACAAATGTACAGCAAAGGAATCATTGCCCAAATGAAGGCTGCTGTTTCTTAGTATGTAATTGGTTTGATGCAAGCTAGTTTTGCCAATAAGAGATTTCACGAAAGGGATATTTAACCCCTCTGTTCCTATGTGCAATATTTCATATCCAGCATCATGCAGATCCTTTTTAATGTATTTTAATACATCAATCCAGTAATCATAATTCTTACTACTCATCCCAGATGAGGTCTGTATAGTAATATACTTTTTAGGTGTTGGATAGAAGAATTCTAGCGGCTTGCATTTTCTGATTTTAAAGCCAGAATTTAAAGAGTAGGTTTTTAACAATGAGGGCATTATAGTTCTGGGTTGTTGTTTGAAAGGTAGTTTAAGTGCTTTTGAGTTGATACTGTTGGCATGATGAATACATCAGCTATATTCTTTTCGCTACCTGCTCCAATTACAAAAAGCTCTTGCTCTAATTGTGGATAAAATGGTATCATTTTATCGACAAAGTCGCAGCCAACAAACACTTCAAAGTATTTTGGGTCAGTGCAAACAATAATGTTATGCTCTGGATATTGTTTTCTAACACCCTCTAAAAGGCTAAGTGAGATAATGGTATCACCCAAGCTCTCCTTGATTACGAACAGCACGTTCTTTTTGCCATTTTTAGGCAAGATATCTTCTATGTCACGATTCTTGGAATCTTCTTGTTTTTCAACATTTTGCTGAGAAATATTACGAAATAGGGAAGCGATACTACTATAGTCCTCTCCCTGCTCAACCCTTTGCATCCAATGCCTCATTCCAGCCTCATCTGGATACTCTGCTCCAAGATACCCTAAGTAGAGACTGCGTATGAAGTTCTCTCCAGTTAAATTAAAATTTGGTTCAAAGCTTGGATTTGACCTATCTTCGTCGTCAAAAGAAAAGTCAGTATAATCTACTTCAGGTAAAGAGTCGAAGATTTCCATCCATTTAGCGGCAATAACTTTGCTATCATATCTTTCCTTAGCCCATTTGATGGATTTGATTTTTATTTCATCCTTATCCTTTTCTGAGATTGTTTCGATCTTTTTAATAAATTTAATAATATCATTAATGTTTGGCTCTGCTTTTACGAAGCCAGTTTGACACTCTCCACTTTCAATATGTCTTATTTCGAAAACTGAATCACAGGCAGTATACTCTGACCCGCAAGAATAAGAAACAGTAGCAAGCGGAAGCCCACACATCATAGACTCTGCGTTACAAAATTCAAACCCACCGCTAGTAAAAACTGAAATACACGCATCTGCCACTCCATAAATCTTACACATGTCCTCATCCGTGACCCCATTCCCAACAGAAGAAGAGTCTACGCATTTCTTATTCCCGCAAAATTCGCAGTCTTTCTGCTCTCCAACGTACCTATTAATTTTAAACTCCTTACATTTATTGCAAACATAAGTGGTTAAAATGTCTTCTGGATCAATTTCCAGAGACTCGATGATACGAGTTAGCGGCCAGCCTTCTGTCCAGCTACAATGGAATAGTAGCTTGGATTTGCTTTTTGGATTCTGTAGCTTATGACTTTTAAAAGCCCTTAGGATAGAGTCATATTTTTTTCTAAGTTGATTACGTCCAAGGTAAAAGAATAAAGTACAGTCTTTTTCGATCCCAAATTTCTTTCTTAACTCTGACTTTTGTAACTTAGAAATTGGCTTGTAGCACTCTCCATCTACAGCTCCATTAACAGTACCTAGATTATATCTAGAGGAAAAATTCTCTTTATCAAAAACCTTTTTAATTTCTTTTTCACCAAAGCTTGCCCAAGAATAAAAGTTAGAGTTCTTTGCTTGCTGTATAGCTTCGGGCAAGATTGGAACCGAATCTATAGTAACGTGACTAATTAGATTAAGATGTTTTGCCCACTTAGTATCGCAAAACTTATCTGGGGGAAAAGCCCAAATATCATCAGAACACCATAAAATATCAGGCTTTTCATCCTTAACTATCTGCTCGACTCTATATCCTCCATATGTAGCCATGCGAGAAAGATGTGGGTCAGACTGTATTTTTTGAATATCTGCTGGATTACTGGGAATAGAACCAAGAGTTTTCCAGGGATACTTATCTAAGTTATGATCATTCTCGCTAACTCCAGAGCAGTAATGTACTATCTCGTACTTGTCTAAAGGATAAATCTCCTTTAGAATAGCTTTCAAGTTTCGAGACAAACCAGTTTTAATAAAAAGAGCGTTGGTGAGGAATATGATTTTCTTTTTCTTCATTTTCAAATTATAGATTTAAACTTTAATTTAACAATAAAAAAGCCAGCCATCTTTCGATAGCTGGCTAGTTTTTATATTAACCCACCTTGACCTTATTAAAACGGCAGATCGTCGTCGGAACTAAGCGGATTGCTTGATTCAACGAATTGATCTGGAGCTTCCTTCTCTTCCTCTTGAAAAGCTGGTTTACTATTCCCTTCGAACTGCTCAAAGAATGAAGAGGCTACGTCCCACAGGAAAGTCTCTGGTTCGGACCAATCCCACTCTTCCTTGCCACGAACAACCTTTTTTTTCGGAGCGGGAAGGCCATTTGGATTATCTTTCGTATATGCAAACTTCACAAAACCTCCATTTTGTTTGATTAGCATTACAGGACTCTTATCTTGCTTATCTGGAAAGCATACTAATTCTATTTCCTGAGAGACTTCAATATTTGGAATTCGTTTTACGAAAGCATCTCGGAGTTTGGAATTCCAAGGAAGCTTGACGATATACGATTCTTTCCCATCTTCAAGATTAATAGAGATTTGATCACCATAGTCTCCGCTTTCGACAGAGCCTCCAGAGATCTTACCAGTAACGCTACCGTACTGAAGCTCATATACTTCAGAGCCTTCGTTAGGTCCATTTTTAAGGGTGCGAGATACTGCCCCCTCTGTGCCTTCTGGGACACGTTGTGAAATCTTCCCACCGACTACTGTCAAGTAGGTAGATGATTTAGTTTGTTTGTTTAGTGCCATAATTTTGTATTATTTTTTGTATTATTATTTATTGTTTGTTGTTTAGATGCCCTATGTTAGGGCAAAGTTATATAATGTCAAGTATTTTTTTGTCTTATATTTGTGCTAGAAAATCCTGGAATTCGTTTTATGATTCTTACCTCTCCTCCCCAGTATTTACACTCTTTGTGACCAACTATTTTTTCTAGTGGATAGTCATCGCCAACAAATATTATTTTGGGTTTAATTTTATTAATCAGGTCTATGGGGCTGTCTTCTATGAACGAATGAATTTCATTTACTCCAAAATTTCTAATCTTCTTTTTTCTTTCATCAATGCAAGAGAGCAAAAGTCTTTTGTTTTTTATAATATACCTATCTGAGTTAAGAGCAACATGGAGAATATCGCATTGCTCCATAGCTGTCTTTAAAATATATTGATGACCTTCATGGAATCCATCAAAGCATCCAGCTATAAAACCTTCGATGGGGTTATTAGTCATTAAGCTCTGTTTCTGAAACAGAAACAACTCCTCTCTTTGATACAGCTATTGATGCGACTTGATTTGCGAATGAAAGGCTTTTATTAATATTGGCAGAGCGCAAGTATTCTGCTACAAAGCCAGCTAAATAGCTGTCACCAGCTCCAGACACGCAGTTAGCTTCGACTTCTTTTGTTTTAATGGTAGAGTCAGTATTGAAGTGATAAACCCCCTTCTCGCCCAACGTGACAAATAAGTTAGTTTTCTTGAGCAGGGTGCTAACTTGTTTCCCAGGGTCATAAGGAAGAAAGTTTTCATCAAATTCTTTTTTATTAATTTTTATAAAATCTACATACTTGATCCAGTTTCCAGCTTTCTTTTTTGTATCTATAATAATTTTGCATGAGAATTTTTTACGAATATCATGTATAAGACTTTCAGTAATAAATCCCTTGCAGTAGTCTGAAATTACAATCATATCTATAGGGTCACTGCATTTGCTCGAAGATGTTGATTGAATCAAGCTCTCAAGACTAAGGGGTTTACAGGGACTTTCTTTGTCTAATCTTGCAATATGTTGCCCAGAACTTTTATGCACGTATCTGGTTTTAATGATTTCGTTGTCTTGATGGACGAATAAAATTTTATCACATCCCAATGACTTTAAGTTGCTTACTACGTTAGCAGCTCCTCCATCATTCTTTTCTCTGAAAATTTCTTTTATTACTGGGCAGCAAGCTTCTGGAGAAAGCCTGTCGGAAGAACAGTAAATGAACTCGTCCTTTATAAATTCTCCAATAACTAAAATCATTTAGAGCCTTTCCATTCCAAGAAATCAACGGAATTTGTGAATTTTGGACATCCTTGCCATGATTTCTTTTCTACAAGGCTTTGATCCTTATCTTTAAAATCTTCTTCATCCCTTGTACTTTTTATAATATTGCCATCTTCATCTTTAAGTATCCAGTAATCGTATGGCCATTTTTCAGAACATACGTAATATGGCTTGCCTCTCTTTTCTACATTCTTATGAGTGTCTGAATAGGAGTGTCCAGGATATTTTCCATAACCGCATACAATAGAACCAGAGAATGTACCATCCTTTGGATAGCCTTTGTCTGCTGCCATATTGTCATACATGTTTAGCTCGTCAAAGTTTCTTAGGTATACGTAAAGATCAGAGAGCCAAGATTCAAACCCTTCTAAAACTTCATCGGTGACTTCTACTCTTTGGTCTGGCTTATCTGGAAATCTAAGAAAAACAAACTCAACAAAGGCAGTCATATCCTTAGCTTTCTTAGCCCAGAGAATATAGGACAGAGCCTGAACACTGAACTCCAACTCTACATCTTGTTTTTTCTGAGCAGAAGATTTATAATCAACAATTCTATATTTTTTGCCACGGCTAGAAGGCTTATCAATCTTGCCTCTCAACTCATAAGGCTGATCTTCAGTACCCTTTAAGTAAAACATGGTTTCTAGGTTTTCATAGTCAACCTTATAGCCTTTGCAGTAAAAGTCATAATTCAAACCTACGAAAATCATTTCGCAAATCATCTCAAAATTATTCTGACCCTTATCATCTAGCTCCTCCATGTTGAAGCCAGACATCATAGAATTGATTAAATCAATAAGCTTCTTATCTTTTAGGATAGACCCCTCTTCTAGAATTTGGTCAACTCTGTCCTTATGCTTTTCTTCGATAAGCATTTCGAAAATGTCATGACATATCGTGCCTCTTAAAGCTCCATAATTTTCTTTATCTGGAGTCTTGTTCAAATACTTTGCATAATAAACTAAACTGCACTTCTGATATGTTTCAATCTTGGAGGCACTTAGTACATGTTTTGTTGGCTTATCCATTAGATAAAACCCTTCCTACGTTTATCTCTTTTTGACTCATCTTTTGTTTAGTATCTGATTTTGCTCTAATATATTTTTCTCTGAATAAAGTTATTATATCATCTGGATCTGATTTGAAAAAGTTTTTTACATTACTTTTATCATCTGAAAGATCATTGCATGAAGGAGTTTTTATCTCTAAGTTATGAGGTTCGAAATACTCAAATAACTTTGTATAATTTTTTACTGCTGCATTTTGACCATTAAACTTACTATCCTTATTATAGCAGATAGTTATTAGGCTAGGATTGACTCCCAATATAAAGGACATCATAGGCTTGCTAATATTTAAACCCATAGTTGGAAGTACGTTGGTGATGCCCTCATCATAGCAAGCAACGCTATCACTTGGACCTTCTACAAGAATCAAATGAGAATTCTTTAAAATAGATTTTAAAATAGGAAACTCGTCATTCTTTTTATTGTAAAGCCCAAATAAGAAATTTGTAGACTTGCCTTCGTGCTTATACTTTACACTGTGTTTTTCAGTAAGATCTCTTCCTGTAAAACCTACAATTCTTTGATGTCTGTCGAAGACTGGCCATACGTATCGCTGGTAAAGCTTTCCGCTATGAGAAACACCACCTTGAAAGAAGTCCAGCGTTTCTTTGGATACTCCTCTATTCATCCAGTAAGAGTGTTCTGGCAAGAGGTGGAGTAAGGAATCCTTTGACCAAAACTTTACTTCATTTTCGTCATTGATGATGTCTAGATCTAAGGAAGCAATTTTATTTATAACCGCCTTGTCTGGCTTTTTGCCAGTCATCTTTTCAATCAAAATCTCAATAGGGAAATTCTCGTTTATTGACCAATCTGTAGTCCAACCATTCTTTAGATTTATAGAAGCCCCAGAAGGGTTATCACTATTTCTATAAGTTGGGCAGAATTGAGCAAAGCCAGAGTCATTAACGCTGATGACTTTTACACCTATTTCGTCTAAAATGTCTTTTACTGAGTTCAAAGTATTGCCTCTCTAGTTGAATTGTTGTCTCTTGGATTACCATCAGCAAGTAGTTCGAGGTACTCTTGAACAGCTCTACCATCTCCGCCATCTTCGAATCTAAAGTTGTGGAAATTTAAATTTATCCAATTAGAGCAATACTTATTATTGATCTTAACTGGATTTTCAAACTTCCATCCATCTTTTCCTAGCTTTCTGAATTTAACTGGTATCAAAGCATGGGTTCCAAATCGCTCTACTGGTTGCTCAGCTTTTTCATCCATAGTCTTTTTCTTGATTAGTCCAACGAAGGTCGAGAGTTGCTGAATGTAGTCACTTTCTGCTAAAGATGAATCGTCATCTTCTCCATGTCTGTTTCGTTGAGCGCCGAAAAGAAATGTTGCATTGGAGTTTTGCTTAATCTCATCTTTTAAAATATCTAGAGTTCTAGCTATATCAAATCGAGCATGCTTAGGGTTAGCTAAACCATCTCCAGTAATCTTAAGATAATCAAAGACAACGATGGCTGGATTCTCTTTGCCAACATGCTTACGTATCCATCTTCGAAAGATAGATCGAATTTCAATCGCATTCATTCCTGGAATATAAACGTGGTGGAAGTTGTCAGTAGAGGAGCTACTTTTAAGAACCGTTCTAATTTTATTAACGGAATCTTTATTCTTAGCCCATTGACCACTTTCAATGAGATAGGGGTCTACATCTGCAACCAAAGCGGCCCACCGCAATGCTTGCTCTTTATGCTCCATTTCTGTATCAAGATATAAAACTGGAAGCTTTTTACCGTCAATAAAATTCTCTTTAATTTGATTTGCACATTGTTGCGCTAAACTAAGTAAAGCGCCAGATTTGCCATGAGAAGGCCTACCAGCAAAGCAATAGCTGTCCTTTGGGCGAAACCCACTAAAAGCCTCATTGAAGGTTGGCCAAGGAGTTTTAATTATATAGTTAGCCTTATCGTCATGAAGTGTTGCCTCAACAAGGTCGTATGCAACTGAAGCAATATTTATTGGTTCATTCCTACTTATGATATTTTCGCCATTTTCAGAGAACTTGCTCTCAATAGATGCCATGAAGTCAGATAGATTGCTGCCACTATATTGAGAAGCAATCTCTGCAATCTCATTAGAGTTTACAATTACATTTCTCTTTATCCGTAAAATTACTAGCTCTTTTGCAGCATCCACAGTCGCCTTTTCAGACAGGGGAGTTAGCAACATATTGTCGATAAAGTCCTCTACGTTACCCGACATTAAACTTATGCCACTACTTTTGCATCTAGCAGAAATTATGGCTGCATCAAGAGAGAGACCTTCTTCTAATAGACTTTTGCAAATACGGAATAGCGACCTTGAGTCAGTGTCTTTAAAGTCTTCCTCACTAATAAATTCAGAAAACTCATCCCATACTTTATCTGAGTTATATATCAATCCAGATATAAACTTGCGTTCTAGTGCTTTGTTCTTGGGAAGTTCTACGTTTGTCATTGGAGTTGAATATGGGCAATTTCTTTAGCATGTCAAACAAAAACTCCCGAAAACTGAAAGTCAGTAATCGGGAGCAAAGTTGATCAATATGTTCTAGACGTTATAGTAAAAGTTAGCTACTTCTCCAAGCGACTCTTCATAGAGAAAAGCTGTAGCTGAGCGAACATTCCCCACATACCCTTTATTGGAGTGCCAAGCATCTGGGGCGCATAGAGATGGAAGTATCCTGACTTTAACTCCATTATATTCTTTCATTTCTGTGCCATGAAAGTGACCAAGGTGAGCAGTTCTAAACTTACACTTAGAGAAGTTTGCGTTCTCTGTAGCCATGAGAAGAGGTAGGTTAGCTGCCTTTTCTTCGTTGCCATGAGTAAATAGAATTAGATTTTTGCCAAAGGTAACATACTTTCTAGAAGTAGGGGAGTTGTCAATTTTGACAGCATCATTGTTTCGATACCAAGCGCTTAAGAATTCTCCAAGATAAAAACATCTCTCGAAATCATGATTTCCTGGAACAATAACTATATCTACATTTACCTTTTTCGATAGTTCATCAACCACTTCTGCAATCAAATTACAACCAACTTGAAAAGACTTCGGCCATCTTGAGTCATCATCCTGCCTAGTACCCTTTGTAGTCATCCCAGATAGACCCTCTGAATTAAAGAAGTCATTTCCAATGGGAAGCACAATTCTATCAACAGATTTTAGATCGACCTTAGAAACCAGATAATGCATGGCTTCTCTGAAGAGGTTGCTGGCAATCTTAATGTCATAATCTTCATAGCCAGTTTCTTTGCCCCAACATAATTTGCTTAAATGCAGATCTGGAATAGATATTTCATAGATATGTTGACCAGCAGAGTTTCTTTTTTGTACTGGTCTGGAGATGTTATTAAGCTCCTCCTTGAAGAGTTTGATTACTTCTTTGGCATTTACTGTTTCCTTCTTCTTTAGCCATGCCTTTACTTGATAGAGCGGAGAGTGTCTCATCTCTCCGTCATTGCCTTTAGCTGCGACCTCCCATTTATTTACTATGTATCTCTCAATCTCCCAAATATCTAGGTCAATCTTGCACACTTCGATAAGATCCTCAAGAGTTCTAATGTTGGAAGATTTAGACTCTGCCGTGGCCGAATCTTTCTTTTCGTCAAAAGTAGCCTTTTCAGGATTAATAGACTCTTCGTTTTTACTTTGTTGCGGAGAGTAATCCGCGTCAAAATTTTCATCCCATATATTTTTAGCTCTAACCTTTGAAGCAGTTTCTTTTAATCCTGTTTCAGACATGATATGTCTAGCCACTTCCATTCTACTGCAACCATCCTTGTAAAGATCGATGCAATCCTTTGTCAACTTTTTGTCTTCCATACTCATATTATACACTTTCTATTGAATCCTTAATAAAATTAAAGATCTGTTCATTTGTTAGTTTTAGTGTTTTCTCATCGATTTCGATATATTGAAAACCATTCATTTCGCACCATTCAATCTTTTTAAAGTCCCTTTCTAGGGATCGTAAAAATTTTTGCCTATCCTTGTGGAAAAACTCATTGTATGTATCATGCTGTTTTGGGGAAACTTCAATTACTGTTGAAGTTGTAAAGTTAATTAGATCGACCCTAAGCTTACTACTTGGTATATAAAGTTCTTCGTGAACATCTTGGAAGCACCAAAGAGGTTTAACGATATCCTTTATTCGTTTTTGAGGTTTTGATACGGACCTATCCCAATCAATTTTACTCTTTGCAAAAGACTTGTTTACATCTTTGCCGAATATATTCTTTATCTTCAAGAGAGCAGGGATTGAAATTTTTCAAATAAATACTTTTTAGCAATCTCATTCTCTTCTAGCCAGTCTCTAAGCTTCTGTTCGCCTTGAAGCTTGAAATCTTCAGAGTTTTCTGGGATTAGAGAATTTAATTTTGCCTCTTCAAGGAATTCACTGCTAAAAGATAGCCAAGCCCCAGCCTTCTTAACAAATCCCCATTCCATCATAAGGCTGGCAATTTCATACTCAAGCCAAACACTTCCAGATGTCCCAGTAGAATTGTATTTAATAGGATATTTAACGGATAAGGTCCTCTCTTTATCAGTTTTAATAACGTTCACTTTACACCAGTGACCAGAAGGATCGTTTGGATCTCCAATCAAGTCTGATTTATACTTTGGCTGAAACTCAAGGAAGATTGTTGGATAGTGATCTTGCGCTGCACCACCAGATGCGCTGGAAAGTTGCGGAGAACCCTTTTCATACGGGTTAATTCTAATAGTTGAACGAACTTGACCTATAAGGCCACATACATGGCCGAATTTGGACATAGCGAGTGATACACGACTAAGGAAGTCAGAAGTTATCAGGGCGGCTCCTGCGACCTTCTCAACGGCTCCAGAGGCCTTCTCTAGATCTTCCCTACGCTTAAGGCCATTGGTAGAATCAATGACAAAAAAGTATCTCTTATTTTCTGGGTTGTTACGAATTAAGCTTCTCACTAGATCAAATACAGCTTCGTATACTTGGCACTCGAAAACAAAAACACTCCCATCTTCCCATGTCTCTGGATCATGAGTAAACTTTAAACCAGAACGCTTCTTAGTTTCTTTGCCTAGCCTACCTTCAGCCAACACCCAAATACATCTTGCGTTTTCTACTCCCTGTAGAAAGTTCTTAACATCTTCCAGCATTTGAGAAGTTTTTCCACCCCTACTAACTCCAGTATGACGAATGATTCCTGGGGTAATCTTCCCAACATGTAAGTCAAGTAGTAGACTTCCTTGGGTAACGCTAAAGTCAACAGACTCTTCGAAATTAAAGTGATCATCCTTGTTCTGCTTTAAGAACGAAGTTAACTGAGATGTGGGGTCCATACCCTCTTTTATTTTTTGCTTGGCCATTATTTTAAAAAATTCATAATTGTTTTAGGTTTTTTTAGTTCAATCTTTTCTGCGACGAACTCATCTTCAAGAATATAGTTAGGCTTTATTTCTGGAATGTCAACATTATTATAATAATACTTTTTTAGGTTTTCTCTAACAAATTTCTCCCCCTTGTCAGTTAAAAACCAGTGCAGTGAATTCAACTCGAAGCCAAGTGTTAGAAATTTCCAAAAGTTAAAATCATCTCCATAGTTATTATACATCCTTATGAATGCAATTTTCTCTGACTTCATTTCTTCACGAGACAAGGCCTTCTTTTTCTTGATAAATTTACTTGAACAGTATTCAAAAGAATCTTTCAAGAAGGACAGGTCAATCTTTTTTACATTTTTGGGTCTCTTTATCTTTAATCCGTCTTCCGTTTCTACAGTAGCATCAAACTCAATAAGATTGCTTGGCTTAATGTTTAAATTTTTAAAAGATTTTAATAAAGAAAAGTCGTAAGAGCTACATAGGAACTGGTCGTCTGCATAAAGATCTATAAAAAGCATTTTTGGCGCTATTCCATATTCTCCCTTTTTGCATATGTTTCCTTTGTATATTCCCCTAATTCTTTTAATCATAAATTATGACTATGCTAATAGTAGAGTATTAGTCAATGATTAAATCATTATTAACCATTCTTTTGACTAAAGTCTCAAAATCTACTCTCTTGATCCAACCCAATTCATTTACAGCTTCTGATGGATCACCTAGCAATAAGTCAACCTCTGCTGGCCGATAAAACTCAGGATTAACCCTAACAACAGCTTTACCATTACAATATAAAATTTCGCTCTCTTCTGAGCCAACCCATTCAAAATAGCTGTTATTAATATCAGCATTTTTAAATGCCAAATCAACAAACTCTCTTACTGTGTGAGTTTCGCCAGAAGCAAGAAGATAGTCTTTGGGATTTTCCTGATTCATCATTAGCCAAACTGCTTCAACGAAATCCTCTGCATGACTCCAGTCTCTCTTGGCGTTCATGTTCCCAAGCTCTAGCGGCTTAAAATCTTCTTCACTTTCAATAGACTTCTTGATTCTAGCTACAGCCTTAGTAATCTTTCTTGTTACGAACTCTTCGCCACGGCGCTCCGACTCATGATTAAACAAATAGCCCTGAACCGCATACAGGTCGTATGAGTCTCTCCATACCTTTACTATTTGTCTAGCTGCAACTTTAGCCGCACCATACGGACTTCTTGGTCTGGATGGATGCTTGAGGTCTTGTGGGCTATACGCAACATCGCCAAATTCTTCCGAAGATCCAGCATTATAATATCTACAGTTAGGGCAAAACTTTCTTATCGCCTCAAGTTGACGCATAACACCTACGGCATTAACATCAAAATGATTTATTGGCATTTTCCAGCTATTTCCTACGAAAGAGTTCGCAGCAAAATTAATAAAATAATCTGGGTTAATTTCATGGATACATGATGAGATGCTTGGTTCATCCGTCAGATCCATTTCGATCAATTCAAAGCGCGGGTTGTCGATATGGCTAATATTCCGATGATTTGGTACGCTCAATCTTCTGATTGCTCCAAAAATCTTGTAGTCTGTATTTTTCAACAGAAAATCTACCATATAAGATCCAACTTGCCCCGTAACACCAGTAATAATTACTTTCTTCATACGGAAGATGATATTGAGATTAGAGCAATTGAGCAACTATTCTTTGTATTCTTTTAGCATTCTTTCTATAATTCTTGTGCATACTAAGTAAGAGGATGTAAAATCCTCCTTATTGTTTATCATGGATTCAAGTTTTTGACTTCTAGCAAACTTATTCTTATATTTAACCATACCTTTGTAGGAAATACATAGAGCGGAGTATAAATCCAGAACTCTATCGTCCGTTCTGCGATCTACGCTCCACTTATGCGTATCCATAACGATGTCTCGCGATTTAATTATAACATCGAGACACCGATTTATGGAAGGTAGGGAATCTTCCTTGAGTAGATCCATCTCCTCCTTATTTAGTATATCATCCTTCACAGGAAGTACAGTTATTAATCTTCCGACTTAATTCTTGAGAGGGATTAGCACTTCTTTGATAATAGAACGTTTTAATTCCAGACTTCCAGCCAAAAATCAACAAGTCGCTAACATCTTTGGGTTTTACCTCTGGTCCAATCATTAAATTGAGGGACTGGGATTGGTCTATAAACTTTTGCCTAGAAGATGCTTGAATAACAATGTCTTTTTGAGATATCTCCCCAAATGTTTTAAATACATTCTTCTCCTCTTGACTTAAGAAGTCTAGGTGTTGCACTGATCCACCATGCAGTAAGATTGATCTCCAAGATTCTGGACTATTCTCACCTTTAGATTCTAAAAGTGACTTCAAGAAAGGGTTTTTATAAGTAAAATTTCCTTTAGCCAGTTTTTTTACAAAGTAATTACTATTCAACGGCTCAATAGACGGAGATACTTGACCCAGAATGAAAGAGGATGATGTTGTTGGGGCTATTGCTAGTCTAGTAACATTTCTTATTCCTTTACCCTTTAGCATTTCTGGTTCACCAAACTTATCAGCCATCTCTTTTGATGCTTTTAGTGATCTACTTTCTATTTCACTCCAAATTGAACTGTTAAGTATATTTGCCTCTAGACCTTCAAAGGAAATGCCTTTAGATTGAAGTAGAGAATGCCAGCCCAAAGCTCCCATACCCAAAGCTCTTTGAGATTTAGCGAACTTGTGCGAAGATTCCATGTGCTTGATATTCTCAGTCTTATCAACAAACTCCTGATTAACTGCATCAAGAAAATATGTTAGAGTTTCTACTGCATCAGTTTCTTTAATTTTGTCCCAGTGTAGTAAATTTAAAGAAGATAATACACAGACAAAAGACTCGTTTTCATTAGAGCTAAGGCAAATTTCAGAACAAAGGTTAGAACTGTTTATCTTTCTGTCAAGATCTTGATATATCTTAGGCGAGTTGTTGTTGACCGTGTCAGAGAAAAAGATATAAGGGTAACCGCTCTCAAAACGCTTCTTTATAATCTTACCCCAAACCTTTCTTTTATCTTTATCCCCTGCGGTCATTGACTCCATCCAGTCATCGGTGATCGTAACCCCAATACTCATTTTTTGAATAGGATGCCCATCCTCTCTAATCTGCAAAAACTCTTCAATGTCAGGATGCTCAACGGGAAGGTAAGCAGCAAAAGATCCTCGCCTTGCAGAACCTTGACTAACGACTTCAGCGATTTTGTCAAAAATTTCCATGAAATGGATTGGTCCCGACGACTCGCCACCAACAGAAATATTTTTACCTCTAGCCCTAAGCTCTCCGAAAAATCCAGAAGTACCACCTCCCATTTTAGACATAATGCCCACCTCGGAAGCTTTATCTAAGATCGACTCCATAGTATCCGATACGTGAGAATTAAAGCATGACACTGGAAGACCTCTCTTGTTACCAAAGTTGACCCATACAGGGGTAGATAGAGAGTAAAAACCTTTAGACATATAGTCTAAGAATTTTTCTGCAAACCCATCTACACCAAGAATCTTCTCAGCATTTTCGGCAATCTCAGAAATTCTACCTTCTGGGCTTTGACCCTTTTTTAAATAACCTCTAGAAAGAAATGTTCTAGAGTCTTCGTTTAACCAATAATATTTTTCCATTAATTTTAAAATAAATCGTCTTCATCAAAAGACTTGTTTCCTTTGCTGTATTCCACTGGACGAGAGTTAAAGAAATCCGTAGCTGAATTACCTAATACCTCTTCATCAAACCAAAGCGTACTCTCCAATTGTTCACTGTCAACTTCAAAAATCTTTTTGTAGCCAATTTGTTCAAGAGAATCATTTAACCTACTTTTTACGAACTCTTTGAGCAGATCTGAAGACAGCCCCTCTTCTTTAATCCCATTGATCATCCATTCAATAATTTGAGACTCTGCCTTAAAAGCCTCTTCTGCTTCATGTAGGATTTTGTCTTCTAGATCTTTATCAAAAAGTTCTGGATGCTCTTTACGAATAACGTTGACTAGCTTGATACCTATCTTTGCGTGGATATCTTCTTCTCTAGCAGTATATGCTGTTTGCTGATTAGTATCCTTCAACAAGTTCTTTTTGCCAAACCAGTTTATGATATAAAATTGAGAGAATAGGCTCACATTTTCTACAAAAAGAGTAAATAGTATCAAAGCATAAACGAACTGTTTTTTAGAGTCTTTATAATATCTATGAGTATACTTCTTTAGGTACTTAACTCGACCATCGATCCAATCCAGTTTAAGATTTTGCTCGAATACGTCATCCAAACCAAGCACTTCAATCAGGCGCTCATATGCGTTGTTGTGAATTACTTCGATATTGCCCATGACGTAACCCATATCTCTAATAGATGGATGAGGAAGATTGTCTCCAATCTTAGCCCAGAACGTCTTAACAGCTATCTCTATCTGCCCGATGGCCGATAAGGCTCTAATAATAATCTCCCTTTCTTGGTCAGTCATGTTAATTTTGTAGTCTTGAACATCGGACGTAAAGCTAAATTCTTTATCTGTCCAATGTCCTTCCCACATTGCTCTCATGAATTCCTCTGTCCAAGGATAGTGATCTGGTTTTCTTGCGATTTGTTCTTCGAATATCATTTGTTTTTTTTGTTTTGTATGTTAGGGCAATAGGTAATTACATCTTTCAAAAAACTTTTGCAAGAAGTTTAAAAGAAATAAAATTATAGCTCTAAATTGTGTAACGGAATCTACTTTACCGTACTAGTAAAAACAAATATTCTTTTTTCATTTTCGTAAATATGTTCGAAGTCATTAATCTTTGGATATCTAAAAGGGGAACCATCTCTATGGACAATAAAGTCCACTTCCCTGGTCTCAAATTTCCCATCGACCTCTACTTGCATTTCTTTCTTTTCTTTCATTTTTATTTGGTGTTGTTTTTTATTTTGGATATTTTATCCAACTGCTGCAATTGTTGCAGCCCTTATGTATGATGAAAATATTGGAGTTGTCAAAGATAATTTTAACTTAAATTTTAAATATCTAATCTTCATAGATTATATTTGGTTTTATTTTATTCGTTTTTTATAGCGCACATCCAAACTACTGGATCAAAAGTTTCTCTGTAAATTACAGAAATATTTTCTTTCTCCAAAGTTTTTTCTACATCTTTATAACATAATTCCTTGCCATACCAAATTTTATTAAGATATTTTTCTTCCTCCTCTTCACTATGAAAATAATCGTGACCCATGATAATGTCGCCCTTTTTAAGATATTTGGCAAAAGTATTTACTTCCTTTGGTTTGTCCCCTCCGTCACATAATAACAGACTTCGTCCATTTTGTTGGATTAAATTTCCAATTTCAGCTTCTTTTAAAAAGCAATCTTCTTTAAAAAACTTTGCTCCCATCCCAATAATTAATTTTATAGAATGAATATCTCTTACAGTTATATCCATAGTGTAAAATTGTTTTGGTTGTTTATGATGAGTTCTGGCTTTATGGGTAGATGGCTCTGAGGGATTTTCTGCTTCAACTGGAATTTTTGAATTCAAGCAATAAAGAGCAAGAGGTATAGATAATCCACAGTCATGGGTTCCGATTTCAATAATATTTGTAAAATTATAATAATTTAAAAGATCATTAATTGCCGCAAAAGCTTCATGCCTTTGTTGCGTAAAACAACCAAAAAAACTACTATGCATACTTTTTAATAAGCTCTCTCTATTTTTTTTTAATTCATCCATAACTTCTCCATCAACGTTAACTTGCATTTCTTTTTTTTCTTTCATTTTTATTTGGTGGTGTTTTTTATTTTGGATATTTTATCCAACTGCTGCAATTGTTGCAGCCCTTATGTATGATGAAAATATTGGAGTTGTCAAATACAATTTTAACTTAAATTTTAAATATCTAATCTTCATAGATTATATTTGGTTTGATAAGATTGTTTCGATGATAAAAATCATCATTCAACTTAACCTCTCCATCTTCCCATTTGTATGAGCAGCCATGATTATGAATGTTTTGATATTCTATTTTGAGCTTATTTCTTTCTGTATTAGTCCAAGTAAAATGTGGAACCCATGCGATGGACTGTGGAATAACTTTATTGGACAGGGATTTGTAATTCAACTCACTTCCATCTTTAGAGATGTAAAGTAAGTCGTTATCAAAATAAAAATGAGAGGCTTTTAAACCCCTTGCGTTTACTTTGAATATTCTTGGTGGAGTAAAAGGCTCTATCAAGTAACCATTACCAACGTAATTTTTGTAGCTTATAGCCCACCAATCAATAAATTCAGAATTCTCTACATAATTAATAATGTTTTCTAAATCCAATTTGCTGAATTTTTCATCAGAATCAATCAAGAATATTAAGTCGCAATCATTTTCGAGAAGAGGCTTCAGGGCGAAGTTTCTCGCTTCAGCATCTGTTATGTATTTGGGATCACTAATCAAATAATCAATATCACCATTTTTTAACTTACCTTTTAAAATACTAGTAGTGCCATCGTACTTTATACCTTTATCTTTATATTCGAGAAAAGGTACTGAAACAGCACTAATAATATGACCATACTCCTTACAAAAAGGAACAAGGTCCTGTAAGCAGCCATCAAGAAACTCTTCTTGATTGAAAGCACAAAGCATAAAACCTATTTTCATAGCCACCAATCTAAAATATAATCTGATCTGCCTTCATCAAAGTAAATCATTTAGTATTCTCCTTTGCAAACTCTTCTGAGCCAATGTGGGTAGCATTAATCGTATTAGGATCAAAGAAAGCAAATGGCGTACTCACTGTTGCAAAAAGCCCCTTCATAAACATGCCGCTAAGTAATTCGCAATGGGATTTGAATCTCAAATCATTTCGGTTTATTTGTCTTACTGCTGCATACCAATCTCTAGTTCTCATTAGAGTAGGCTGAAATGTTATTGTTGGCCCATATTCAGTATAATCAAAATTTTGTAAGTATATTTCATTTGTGATTTTTGTGGCTTTTGAAACATCTGTATTTATATCTGCATTAACTCTTACACAAAGAATATCCTTATTTGCTTTCATCAATTTTATGCCCTCCTGCAAAAGATATATCAAAGGCTTTTCAGTGTTTATTAACCAGTCATCTTCGTGGAATAGGATAAATTCATTATCGTGAACAACATTTTCATTCATTAGAGTTTCCATGTCTTTGAAATACTCTATTGCATGATTATTGTTTTTTCTGTTCCAATTACCCTTTGTCGTGAATACATCAAAACCTTTTGATTTAAAGAAAGACTTTAAATCCTCGCACTTGTCTTCACCTTCCTGGCTATCACATACCTTTATGTGGGCAGACTTGTTAGAAAAACAACCTTCGTCAATCTTAGAAAGATGATTAATTGTATCTTTAGCACAATCCTTGTAGCCAAAATGTCCTTTGGTTGTTGTATACAACGTTAATGATATGGGTAAGTTCTTCATGCTTTCTAAAGGGTCAAGTTTTCCAGCAATACAACTGGTATCGGACCACCATTGCAAGAAATAGCATGTCTAAAAAAAACTGTTTTCATTTTCAATTTATCTTGAAAACTTTCTGCCCATACTGTTGGAACTGATTTGTGGCAATTATTTGGCTGTATCCAATCATCTACTAGAGCATATGGAATTTTCAAATCTAGCATTAATTGAAAGTCATTTCTTATGCCACTTTCCCAATGATCACCGTCAATAAATATCATATCAAAAGACTGCCCTTCTAAATCTGGTCTGACATCTTGAGAATACTTTCTAATGAAAGTAAATCGATCATCAAACTTTTCTTTAACTTTTTCTGTTGCTTTGAGTTTTTCATCATACTGCTTTTGTTCAGCAGCTTGATATGCTTCGGAAGCCAATCCATCTATAGGGTCAACTGAAGTTAAATTCACACCTTCATCTAAAGAAAGCATAATAAATGCACTACCACCCTTATAAAATCCAATTTCTAGAATATTATTTGATTCCGTTATATTCATAGCAGATTCAAATATCCAGCCATCCTCTTCTGGTACGGAACAAGAATTTAGCCCTAGTTTATCATACTCTTCTTGAATTTGTTTTATTTTATTATTTTTATTCATGATTCTTATAAGAAATCTATTTCAATATTATGTTTAAAAGTTTCTCTTGATTCTAAATCTTTTTTAGATATTCCAACCTCTTCAATACTTTCTCCTTTACGGTTTTCCCAATGGGGTTTCCACCAAGAATTAATTTTCGATCTTCTATCCATATCTATATAACCTAAGTGCCAAATGAAGGGATTATGTAGCTGGCAATATCTTAGAGGATCTATTTGATAATGATGGCATATGTCAATATATGGAACTAAATTATCATCTTCATCGAGAAGTTCGCAAGTATCTGATTTTTCTATATCAATTTTACCATCTTGCTTTCTAGCAAAAGAGACTACTCCCCTCTTAGTACCCTCTTTCTTGCATATATACCATTTTTTATTGATAGAGGAATATTCATAATAAGATCCATAAAGATCAATAACTGGAATGAACAAGGATTTTACACTCTCATTTGATAAAAGAGTTTCTGCAAAGCTTTTCCAGGCTTCTGGCTTTCCGCCCATTCTTTCATCTAAATCACACTGAACGACAATTTCGTTAGAAGAGTTTTGATGCGAGCTATTTTTAAGCTTACCATCAAACTCAGGATCTTCCAGTGAAAAATCTTCCTCAATTATCTTTATAGGTTTAGAACTTTCGAGTTCCTTTAGGATTTGCAGAGAGTTGTCTCTAGAGGGTATAGTACTTATAACAATCTCATCTACGTACAATTCCCAGTTTTTAATTGCAGAATGAATGTCAAAGTCATTAGACTCTATGTTAAATGCACTAGTTGCTAGAGATATCATATAGGCTTTATGTTTTCGTAATCGTGATTATCTAAAATGTCTACTTCACCTAGTATTTTATTTCTATAGAAGTCATTAAGAATTTTTTCTTTATTGATAAGATCTTTAGTATCTTGATCTATGTCCTGCTCAAAGAACTCAAGGACTGATTCGTAATTGAATTCAACTCCTTTGCTTAACAGATGATTTCTAAAATCATGTCTATTCTCTAACCTAATTCTAGTAAGTCCTTCATCTTTCTCAGTGCCTAAATAGCACTGCATAGTGTTATCGATTAGATAATATCTAAAAAAGTGTTCTACAAAATGAAGTTTTTCTCTCTTGTTTGGCCTAGTGTTTGTGAAGTATTTTGAACTGTCTTCATAGCCCGCAATCTGCGTAAGCTCAGCAGCTCTATTCATGGGTCTGATGCATTCATGAGTTCCGTTTTCATATTTCATCCATTCGTTTTTTCTAAAAATAAAACCCTTGCCATGAAGAAAGACTCCCTCAAGGTCATTGTCTACCATTGATTTTCTAATCTTCGGAAGATCTGTTGTACAGAAATTTTCTGTCATATTTTCCAACGAGTCTAAAACTACAAAGAAGTCTCCAGAATTCATTAATGGGTCAAACAAATATCTATTCCTAGAAAAATCATATCTTCTAATCCAATCGAAAATATGAATTTTACCTTGTCCCCTATTTTCATTTAGTATGCTAAATAACTGGCTTTCCTGTTCAGTTAGGATTGGTCCACTCTTATGGAGAACAATATTCAATCCATCGAAATGCTTAGCAATAGGGATAATGTTATTTTTTACGGCTTCAATAGCTGGGCCATAAGTAAGTCCGCATAGCCAAATTTTATTTTTAATCGGTGTCATTTTTTATGTCTTCTCTAATTTTTGATTCCACGATTTCATTGGTAATAATGTTGTCTCTCCAAGCCTCTGGTACATAGCCCCTTTCGTTGTTTTTCCACCTAGGAAAATCTCCTTTTATCAATCTATCCCACTCCTCTTCGTTAAGAGGTGGATAAACCTCATGCCTATTCTTCGGGGGGTCAGTAAGAATCCACATCTCCTTGGTCCAGCAAGAATGTTTTAAAATGCAAGGGTCTTCTTGTGACAATTCTCTTACTGAGTAATAACCTTCGTCAGAAAATACTGTTGGCCTAACATGAGCTATAACGCAATTATTGTCTGCAAAAAAATCTTGAACCCATTCCTCTACATACTTTTGATCATTTGTGATTCCTGGTCCACCTAAAGTAGGTTTTGGAATTCTTTTATAGAATTCCGTTTTCATCATATTAGCTCTTTCTGAGAATTTTCCATTCCCTTGATTTCCAGCCAAGTCAATGCAGTGGTATTCGTCCAAAGCTCTAATCATCCCATTCATTGAATCTGCGTCAATCTTTTGATTTAGCCTTTGATCGCTTTGGACGTATATCAAATATGGAGTTTTGCAATAATCATACATTTGAACGGTAGCTGGGCCACAGCCAAGATTACTATCGTTTATAATTAACTCATCAATTAGTCCATCATTCAGGAACTGTTTACTATAACTTTTTGGAGTTCCGTTGTCGATAAAAAGAATGTTAACATCTATCAAAAGATTTTCAGCTAAGGACATTAGCAGTTCCTTTGACTCTTTCTCTTGAAAAAAGTCAAGAATCCCAATCGTTATCTTATCTGTAAAATCTTCCATAAACTTTTATAGTCATATTATGATTTAAAAACAATTCTTTTTTAGAAAACTCGTTTTCTTATTTATTTCTTTAGAAATAAATCTTTATTTTATCCTTTATTCTATGGTAAACCATAGGGTTTGGTCAGAGTAAACCTATAGGTTTAGTCTAAATAGGTAGATTTTAGCACTCTTTGCCTCCCATCAAAGGCTACTTGCTTAAGTAATTTAAGCTTTTTTAGTTTGCATATTGTATTGGTTATGGTTTGAGGACTGGTGTTAAATTTTTTCGCCAAAAAAGCATTCGATGCCCAGCATCCACCTCGATCATCATCATCCAGATTGAAGATTTCTGCCCAGATGCATTTTTCCATCCAAGTTAGTTGTTCGTTCTCCCAGATATTTTTAGGTATCCAAGTCCCTTTCCACGCACGTTTAGGTTGTTTTATATCTTCCATTTATCAAACATATAAAATATCTTGCAAAAAAGTCAACTTTTTATTGACATTTGTTTTATTTGTAGTATATTAGGAGGAATGATTGATGATTTATCTGATTTAGAGCTTACTGAAAATATAAAAAATGGTATTGACGTAAATAACTGTTTGAAAGAGTTACAAGAGCGGCACAGCGGAATCTTTTATAAAAAGGCCAATGCTTACTCTGGAATAATGGAGATTGAAGATTTAAAAGAAAATCCTTTAAGTTTTTTTTATGATGCTGCAAAAGAATTTGATGTTAGTAGGAGCAAATTCTCAACCTGGATAGGCAATAAAGCATTTTGGACATGTCAGAGCCTTTGCAGCTCAAAGAAGTATTTCGTAGAAATAGAGGATAACCACTTAGTACACATGCCCAATTACGGTAAAAGGGAGTTATTGAGTTATGTTGAAAATGATATTCAAAATAAAGAAAATAGAGAAATTTTAGAAAAAAGGTTGTCAGGAATGACATTTTCAGAGATAGCTAAAGACATGAATAACAAATATTCTGGCGAATGGATTCGTCAAAAGTACAATAGAATTTTAGATAGATATAAACAGATTTTAAATAATGAGTAATTTTAGTTTGCAGGTCCCCATTAATGGCACTAGCTTAGGTCAAGTATCTACCAATCTTCTATATGAGCTATTCTCTAGAAAGCTGGAGCCTAATATTTTTCCAATAGCTGGAATAGATCTATCTTCTTATGAAGATATCATTCCTGAACAGTTCATGGCTTGGTTGCAATTGTGTACTCAAAAATCATTGAAAGACTTCAAGAGAACTGAACCGTCCTTGAGAATTTGGCACATCAATGGCTCTCAAGATTCAATCAGTAAAAACCCCTTCCTTTATTTTTTCCATGAGCTAGATCAACTTACTGCGACTGAAAAAAATATTTTGAACTCCTATGACAAAGTTGCATCACCTTGTTCTTTCACGGAAGAGGTCTGCAAAGAATATGGAGTTGATAACCACAAAACAATTAACTTGGGTTACAACTCCCTTGCTTTTAAAGAGACTGAAGTTAAAAAGTATGAAAATAATGAAATTGTAATTGCTTTAGCTGGCAAATTTGAAAAAAGAAAGCATACTGCTAGTATCATTAATTTGTTAAAAAATAAATTTGGGAATGATAAGAGATTCAAGATACATCTTCATATATTCAATCCCTTTTTCCATCAAGACCCGAATAAATCTATGGAGATAAACAAAATGAAAGTAGTCGAGGCTTGTGATGGAGATGTTCCCCATAACATGATCTTTATGCCCTACTTTAGAAAGTTAACGGAGTTGAATCAAGCATATAATATTGCAGACATTGTTGTTGATGGAAGCGGTGGAGAATCTTGGTCTCTACCTTCTTTCCATATGGCTGGACTCGGCAAGCAATGTGTAGTTAATTTTAATTCTGGAATTAAAGAGTGGGCAACTGATAGTAATTCTATTAAAGTGGCTCCTAATGGTAAAATTTCAGCAATCGATAATCTTTTCTTTCAACAGGGGTCTCCATTTAATTGCGGAAATATTTATGATTTAGATATAGAAAATATGTCTACTTCATTAGATTCTGCCGTTAAAAATGTCCTTGATGGGAAAATTAATGAAGGCGGCAAAAAGCTACCATCTCAGTTCACAGATGCAAAATTCTGTGACGAAATACTAGAACTAATAAAAATATAATGAATACAAGTACTATTAAATCAAAAGTAACAAAGTCCCGCGGTAAATTTATGAGAGTAAGTCTACAAAATTCTAAAGTTTCCGAATGCTTTATGGGTAAAGTTAAATCTATCGGAGAAACATTCGTAATCTTTGATCGCTTCTCTGGAAAGCGTGGAGAAATTAAAGTCCATCGAAACTCAATCAAGAGTCTTGCTGTAGTATAATTGATGGCCTTCCTTCGGGAAGGCCTTTCTTTTTTGCAATATTATTGTGTATAATACCTACTATGGACATTCGTAATTTTTTAAAAAACGGAAAACAAATAATGGAAGTATCTTTCTCAGAAGATGAGCTATGCTTTATAGAGATGAGTGAAGCGTCTCTTGCAGAATCCTTGAAAAAGAAGGTAAAAGAACACAATGAAAAATTCGGAGACGACAAAAGAAAGAGAGTTACCCTCTCTAAACTAGAAGCGGTATACAAAAGAGGGGTTGGAGCCTATCGAACAAACCCTCAGAGTGTTAGACCAAGCGTAAAAAGCTCGCAGCAATGGGCTATGGCGCGAGTCAATTCCTTCTTGCATGCATTAAGAAATTTAAAATACAAAAGTGGAAAACACGACACTGATTTATTGCCAAAGAGCCACCCAATGTCTGGTCCTTCTGGAAAAGATGGTAGACCCAAAAAAGCCTCCAAAGAAGCTCCTGAAGGTTATCACTATATGCCTGATGGCAAATTAATGAAAGACTCTGATCATAATGGTGCGGCGAAGTGTAAAGCTGGAATGGAAGATTATATTTTTTCCACTCCAGAAGGCGCAAGAAAAAAATCAATTCAAATTGGTTTTAAGGGCGAAATTCACACAGACGAAATGGCTGACGGAACTCCTATGTATTTTCCAGGATCAAGCGAAGACGTTTTCCAAAAATGGTTTAACGAAAATGATTCTCATGATGCTTCTTACAATAAACCAAAGAGTATAATGTCTAGCGATTGTGACGATGATTTGGATAGAGATGGAAAAGAAGTTGACTCTTTTACTTTTGCGGCTGAATTAAAAAAGGGTGTCAAATTGAATAAACCATTCAGAACACCAAAGGGTCCAAAGAAGTTTTCGGTTTATGTTAAAAACGAAAAGGGGAATGTAGTAAAGGTTAATTTCGGAGATCCTAATATGGAAATAAAGAGAGATGATCCAGATCGCAGAAAGTCATTTAGAGCTAGGCATAAGTGCGATACAAATCCTGGTCCAAAATATAAAGCTCGCTACTGGTCCTGCAGAATGTGGGAGTCTGGAGAAAGCGTTAAGGATATTATATCTTAAATAATTGGAATAAGGTTAAAACTATAGCATAATGTATTATGCCAGAATACATTTACAAACATCCAGAAAGAGAAGAGTATATTGAGTTAATTCAATCGGTCAACGATGAACATGTTTTTCATGATGAGGACGGCTTAAAATGGGATAGATCTTATACCCCAATAAACTTCAGTACCCATAGTAAAATCGATGCCTTCGACAAAGTGGCTTTTACTGATAAGACTGGAAAAATGAAAGGCACATATGGAGATATGTTGGACTACTCTAAAGAGCTTAGCATAGAAAGAGAAGAGAGGCTTGGATATGATCCAGTCAAAAAATCATATTTTGAAAAATATGAAAAAGAAGTAGGTAATAAGCACGTTGAAGATAAGCCAAAGACTAACTTAGAAAATGATTTTGCTAGTATTATAGATTAACCTATAAATTATAGTGTAATAAATACTATGGCGGACAAAAAAATATCAGAACTTACGGAACTAACTTCAGCTGACGCAGCAACTGACCTCTTACCTGTTGTAGATACCAGCGCAGATGAGACCAAAAAGATTAGATTTAGTAATTTGCCACTGAGCGATTCGGCTAAAAACCATGTGTATACGTATACTACAGACTTTCACGGCACTGTGGAGCAAACACGAAATATTACTGCTCCGTTGACTTACAATCAGTATTACGGCGATGACACTACTTTAACTAGTATCTATATTGGGAGCAATGTTCCCAGCATCGGGCAATCCGCATTCATTCGTTGCGATGCCCTGACGGATGTAACCATCGCTAACGGTATCACAAGTATCGATCAAAATGCATTTCGGCTCTGCTTCGCTATCCAAAGTATCAATATTCCAGACAGCGTTACCAGCATCGGGGTTAGCGCACTTCAAAACTGCAATGTCCTGAACAGCTTAACCATTCCCAGCAGTGTGACTAGTATTGGGGATAACGCTTTTCGTAATTGCGTTAACTTAGCGACAATTAACTGCAATGTAGATTTTTCTATTATAAATGGCCTAGATAATGTTTTCAATGGCACGGCATCTCCTCTTACTATAAACGCGCCATCTGGACTGGGTTGGACAGCTGGACCTGGCCAAACAATTGGCGGAAACACAAACGTGACCGTTAACATAATATAAAGTAAACCCACAATGGCAAACAAAAAAATATCAGACCTCACAGAAATAACTTCAGCAGACTCGGCAGTAGATTTTTTACCAGTTGTAGACTCCAGCGAAAGTAAAACTAAAAAAATTAAATTAGCCAACTTTCCGCTTAGTGATGCCTCTGAAGATACCGCATACCCATACACGATAGATATTCAGGCTGGCGTGGAGCAAACTAGAAATCTTACAACTATTAGTAATTCGGATGGGTTTTACAATACGTATCAACCAGACAGCATTTATATTGGGACTAATGTAACTAGCATTGGATCGGCGGCGTTTAGCAATAGCAATTTTGCAGGAGCTAATTTAACAAATCAGAGCGTTTTTATTCCTGATAGTGTCACCACTATCGGGAGTTTTGCGTTTTATTATTCTGCGCTAACGAGTATCAAGCTTCCAAATAATCCTGCGTTTACCTCGATTGAGCAAGATACGTTCGGCGGTTGCATATCTCTTACAAGTATCGTCATTCCCGACAGCGTCGAAACCATCGGGGATCGCGCAATCCGTGGCTGCACTAGCCTCGCGAGCGCAACCATCGGCAATAGCGTCACCAGCATCGCGGATTCCGCATTCGATTTCTGCACTAGCCTGACGAGTATCGTCATTCCCGACAGCGTCGAAACTATCGGGTCTGCGGCATTCTATCGCTGCACTGACCTCGCGAGCGTCACACTTCCAAATAATAACAATTTCACCAGTATCGAGAATAACACATTCTCTGTCTGCAGCAGCCTGACGATCGTCACCATTCCCGACAGCGTCACCAGCATCGGGTTTAGCGCATTCTATCGGTGCAGCAGCCTGACGAGCGTCACCATTCCTGATAGTGTCACCACCATTGGGAGTTTTGCGTTTTATTATTCTGCGCTAACGAGTATCAAGCTTCCAAATAATCCTGCGTTTACCTCGATTGCGGGAGATACGTTCGGCATTTGCGTATTTCTTACAAGTATCGTCATTCCCGACAGCGTCGAAACCATCGGGGATTACGCATTCCTTGGCTGCACTAGCCTGTCGAGCGTCACCATCCCCAACAGCGTCTCCAGCATCGGGGAGTTCACATTCGATAACTGCAGCAGCCTGACGAGCATCAACATTCCCGACAGCGTCGAAACTATCGGGGCGAATGCATTCGACAACTGCAAAAGCCTGACGAGCATTATCATTCCCGACAGTGTCACCAGCATCGGGAATAGCGCATTTCAAAACTGCACTGACCTCGCGAGCGCCACTCTTCCAAATAATGTTGGCTTCACCAGCATCGAAGATTACTTATTCTATAACTGCACTAGCCTGTCGAGCGTCACCATTCCCAACAGCGTCACCAGCATCGGTAGAGGCGCATTCCAAAACTGCGACTTTACGAGCATCACCATCCCAGACAGCGTTTCCACCATCAAACTAAGAGCATTCCAAGGCTGTGACAGGGTAGAAAGTCTCACCCTCCCAAGCAACACTGGCTTTACTACCATTGAGCAATTCACATTTGCTGAACTTAGATCTTTACTGAGTTTGACCATACCCACTACAGTAACGACTATCGGTTCATACGCATTCCGCAATCTTGATGTTTTGACAACTGTTGAAATTCCTATTAGTGTCGGCAGCATAGGAGAGAGAGCTTTTCAGGGTTGTAATCTACTAAATACAATTAACTGCAATGTAGATAAAACTGTTATAGACAACGCAATTAATATTTTCCTCGGCACGGCATCTCCTCTTACTATAAATGTACTAGCTGGACTTGGTTGGACAGCTGGATCTGGCCTGAATATTGGTGGAAACGCAAACGTAACCGTTAATATAATTTAATCTTTAAAAATCATGGCAGACAAAAAAATATCACAACTAACAGAACTAACTTCAGCTGATCCAGCAATCGATGTGCTACCACTAGTAGACAGCGACCTAAATCAGACCAAAAAGATTAAGTTGGCAGATCTTCCTCTGAGTGATGCGGAAAAGGAATCTATTGTGCCATTCACTACAGATATTCAGGCTGGCGTAACACAGACTAGAAATCTTACAACTATTACTGATTTAGATGGTTATGATGGTAACACGACATTAACTAGCATCTACATTGGAAGTAACGTCACCAGCTTCGGGACTTCCGCATTCAATAGCTGCAGCAGCCTGACGAGCGTCACCATCCCCAACAGCGTGATCAGCATCGGGGCTGGCGCATTCGTTAGCTGCTCTGGCCTGACGAGCATCACCATTCCCGACAGCGTCACCAGCATCGATTCTTCCTCATTCGCTTACTGTAGCGCCCTGACGAGCATCACCATTCCAGACAGCGTCACCAGCATCGGGTCTCTAGCATTCTATAACTGCGGCCTGACGAACGTCACGATTCCCGACAGCGTCACCAGCATCGGGTCTTACGCATTCGATTACTGCACTAGCCTGACGAGCGTCACCCTCCCAAATAACGTTAACTTCACCAGCATCGGTTTTAGCGCATTCAGTAGATGCAACGTCCTGACGAGCATTATCATCCCTGACAGCGTCTCCAGTATCGGGTCTTACGCATTCGGTTACTCCAGTATCTTAGAAAGCGCTACCCTCCCAAATAATGTTGACTTTACAAGCATTGAGGCTACACTATTTATTAACACTAGCTTGGCGAGCATCACCATTCCCAGCAGCGTCACCAGCATCGGGAGTCAAGCATTCTATAACTGCGCTAGCCTGGCTACAATCAACTGCCTAGCTACAACTGCTCCTGCCTTGGGTTCTGATGTGTTTTCTGGTGTAGCGGCTTCAACAATTCACGTTCCAGTAGGAGCAACTTACCCAGCTACATATGGAGGTTTGACAGTTTTCTTTGATTTATAGTTGACTTTTAAAGGATTAGATACACCATAATAATATGAGTAAAAAATTACACTTCGTATCTGGTCTTCCAAGAGCTTGCTCCACGCTGCTCTGCAATCTTCTAGCGCAGAACCCAAGGGTCCACGCTACACCAACAAGTGCCTTGCACGAAATTGGCTACATAGCTCGCCAAGTCTTTCAGACTGAAGAGGCAAAGGCAGTGGATATGGAAAAAGTTCTTGAGCCTATGTATTTGGATTACGTTAAGGCTGGATGTGAGAACGCATTTAATAGTATCACAGACCGCCCTGTAGTTGTAGACAAGTGCCGCTCTTGGATTGGTCACCTAGATCAACTTTTTAAGGTGTGGCCAGACGCAAAGGTTCTTGTGCCAGTCCGCGATATACGCGGCATTCTTTCCAGCATGGAAAAGAAACGCCAGCAGCACCCAGAAGTTTTTAACGGAGTGGAGCAACAAAACCCACAAAGCTGGACAACTATCGATAAACGCGCTCAAGGTTGGCTACAAAGCCCTCCAATTGGTATTGCAATCGAGAGATTACATGAAGCTGCCGAAAGATTTGGTGATAAATTAATGTTTATTCATGCTGAAGACTTAACAGAAGACCCACAAAGTGTAATGAATAATGTATGGGAGTTTCTTGGAGAAGAGCCTTTCGTTCACAACACTTCCAACGTAGAACAATACACCAAAGAAAATGATGTAGGTTTCCCATATGGAGACCATGTTATTCGCCAAGAAGTAAAACCACTAAAAAAAGATTGGCACGAAACACTTGGCCGCCAACTCTCAGAACAACTTAACCAAAAATTTAACTGGATCAACGAATTATGAAAAACGCCCTAATTAACATCGAAACAAGACGAATCATCGAAGTGCAAGAAGATGCATACGAAGATGGCTCTTATAATACCAATTCTGAAGAAGTCGTTCAAATCTCGAATGCGAAGGCTGCAACTTTTGAGTCTTCGGACGAACCACTTTTCCTGATTAACAATAACGTTGTTACTTTTCAAGAAAAGATGGAGATCAAACGACTGGAGCGACGAGAAGAAAGATTTATTGAATATCCCGATATGTTTAAATCTAGAAAGTTTGCAGAGATTAAAAGAGCTAGAGATGCGGAATACAACTCTATTCTCACGACTAGTGATGGTTTTCAATTTAAGGCCGACCTAGAAACCATCATCGACACAAAAACAATTATCGAAATCCTGCCAGACGGCGGCTCTTTCCCAGATTATAAGAACGCCGATGGTTCGTACAATACAATTTCAAAGGCTCAGTTTCAAACAGCAATTTCGGAAGGTATTCAAAGAAAGTCGGCAGCATTTTCTCGTGAAAAAGAACTTAACGAAGCAATCGCTAACGCCACTAGTTTCGCAGAATTAAGTGCTATTGTTTGGTAATGAGAATAACTATAAAAGCTGACCCCTCGAAATCGAGAGGTAAGTCTTACTATTGGAATTTAGCCGAGGCTGTGTCGCAAGGACTAGCCTCGGTTTTTGGCTTAAATGCTAATCTAACTTTTTCTGCCTACTGTGGCTACTGGCAACAATTAAATTTACCAGTAAGAGGAAAATTTTATAAATTTATTAATTTTTTATTTAGAGATAAAAAGCATTGTGAAAATGCTTGGAAGAATTTAACTTGACAACGTTGTTTTATGTGCTATAATTGCACATATGAATACTACATGGACCGATCAACAACGCGGCGCTTTCTGGAAGAAAGATGGGAAAAACGGCAAGTATCTCGCTGGATACGTCGTTATTGATGGCAAGAAGATGCCAGTAACCGTCTTCCCAAATAAGTACAAATCCAAAGATAACCAACCAGAGTTTATTATCTATGAAACCTTTGGACAAAACACATAAAAACCTTCAATCAACTTATTGTATGCTTGAATCTTTTGTTGAATCTGGCGAAATAACTGATTTGCGCAAAACATATTTTGAGAAAATAGCTCTCCCAGAAATGCGTGAAGTTAATCCAGAGTGGAAGCCCAAAACAATACAAGAGGCTTATTTAATTTTAAAAAATTATCTTAATAAAGAAAAAAGCAGCAAACCAAACTTTTTTTGTTGACATTGATTAAATTTTAGGCATTATATGTTGTATGTCTAAAAAAACAAAACCAGGTGCTGATTTAAGAGCGCCGAATCCAACAAAGAGAAAACTCATGGGACGCTCAAGCGGCGCACTTGTCCACAACGATCATGTCGGTCATTTGGTGACTCCAAAGATTGACAAGGCCATCAAAAAAAATCTGGACAAGAAATGACTGTAAATATAAAACAATCATGATGAGATATAAAGATGTTGAATTTAGACCAGCAACCGTGGACCGCCGCGCCGAGATTGTTGCTTGGACTTATAGCGAGAGCTTAGACAGGGAAACTTGTATTACTCTCTGTTGGATCATGCAAGACAACGAAGGTTGCTATATGAGAACTATCGGGAATCGATATGTTGAGTATGAAGATATGGAAGCATTGAATCACGTTGCTAAATATGCAATGAGATCTTTGAATATACAACTTGAATTTGAGGAAAGATTATGAGTGAAGTAATATATATAATTACCGCAGTAGTTTCAGTTGCTGCATTCTCTAGATTTGTGTGGTGGGTAGTTAATGTTAATCCAGAGAAGAAGAAATAATTATGAAAAAGTCGTTTAACGAACAAAGGACCAAGGACGGCTCGCTCGAATTAATCGAGAAGATTACTATTGGTGTATTTTCAGTGTGCATTTTTGTATGCCTCTGTATCTGGTTGAGTTGTCTATAAATTATGAAAATTACAATAGAGCATTACGAAGAAAAGGTTACATACGAAAGTAAACACGATTCAATGGGGATGACTGTCCTGACCGAGAAGTTGTACAGTCTGTGCGTTGCCGCGGGGTATCATCCAGATTCTGTAGGTGAGTCCTTTTTTGAAAAAGGTCGAGAAATGACAGAGCATCTTTATCCAGATGATAAAATCGAAGTTGATTTTGATTCTGCTGAAGATGTAGTGTCTTCGGGTGTCTCTGATCCAATTCAAGGTAGTTGGGCTGGATGGCCAGATGTTGTAGTTAAAAGCCGATACAATGAGGAACGAAAATTCACTATCATATCTAAGAATTGTGTTGAGTATTCCTTTGAAGATGATGGTCATGTTGGATGTTCTCGAAAGGATGATGGTAGCTTAGACTCAGTTGACCCAAGTGGTGGACCGTATATTGCTGTAGGTACAAATCTCAGTAAAGTTCATAAGGAGTTAGAAGGCTTAACTGTTATAAAGATCAAACGCGATAAATCGAGAATGGGTACTTACTATCTCACAGTAAAGTAATAAAATGGAAAATACACCAGACAATTGGGTAGTAGTAAAAGTCGGAGAAGGAATCTATAAAGTCCTTGCGGGCTGGAGCGGTGGATATCTCGATGGTGATAGTTGGAAACTTAATAGCGGTATCTCTGAAGTAAAAGACGATGGTGGTCATTGGCTATTCATTGGCGAAAGCGGCAGTGTCTATAAGTGTCACAAAGAAGGTTACGGTACTAGAATGAATAACTATGGTATCCTTAAACAATTACTTGAAATAGATGGCACTGAACTAATGGATGAAAAAACAGATTGGATGAAATTAGTATGAATGAATACGAAGAAAAACAAAATGCATGGCAAGAAGCGACTGACAATTGGGTTAAGTTGACTCTTGAGAAGTATGATAGATTCGAACCTGACGAACTGACTCAAGTCTTTATGCGAGGTCCGTTTGCTGGATGGAGTGAGCGTATGGTTCTCGAGTTAGCGATGGGTATGGATGATGCAAATAAGAAAGTACCGAGACACAAATAATTATGAAATATATATCAGAGAATATTAAACCCTTAGCACTTATCGCGATCTGCGGTTGCGTTGGATACTTTTTAGGTAGTCCTATGACTGGAATGGTAGTTGGAATTACTATCGTAGCGTCTGTCACACTATTACTATAAAATTATGCCGCGCTCTTGGATAGTAAAAAAGGTCGAATGGTGGAAACATCTGAAGTGGCGCAAGCGCGATCAAAGTAAAAAGGAACGGCAGCAATCGAAAAAAGATATACACAAACAATTATGAAAGTAAAAATCAAAGCAGAACTAGACGACGAAGCATTTAAGACTGGAGATTTTATCCAAGAATTGGGTAAGATTCAAGACCAGTATTTGGATAAGCTTGTAGCTAAAGTCAAGAAAGAGAAATGGATCGAAGGTATGGATGAGACTGAAATTCACGATTGGTTATTTGATTATTGTTTTAATGGTTGGAATAATGATAAAGACGGATTCGAAGATACATTCACGGAGTGTATCGATAAGTGTTCAAAATACGAAGTAGAGTAAAATGAGAACAATAGCATCATTAATACTCTTTTGGGCAGGTGACATGATCGCTAAGATCTTTTTGCGATACGACTGCACGGCATGGATCATGTATAAGCCATACCATAAAATAATGATCCTATCTAGTGAAATTGATAATAAACATAAAGTTTGGAAAAAGAATAATGCAGAACAAAAAAAACTTGACAATTTTTAAAATCTAAGATAAATTATGTAAATTATGAAAAAAGTAAAAATAGTAAAACCCCCAGAATTAACATACCAGAAAACTGTTCACACTTTAGTAGTGGAGGTTGATGGCGTAGTATATACAGCTTACAGAGTGGAAGATTGTAATGCCGCTGACACCGAGTTTGACGAGCGCGATAATGTTCCTCTCGAAGTACAACAAGCTATCGACGCATTGTTTTGGCATGATGAATACCATATAAATGTAATCTCTGGCGGAGAAGTATTTGAAGTCGATCCAGATGAGTATTAAATTTAAACACTTTGTTGGGGCGAATAATATCCTGATTAAATTTGAAGATGGGCGCGTTAATTTGCTACCTAAAGAACATATCTCTACATATAACCAGATAAAACAATCGCAAATAAAAGAAAAACATATTAAAAAATTTATAAATAACAAATGAAAAGAAAATTTAAAATTGTAGGTGCTGGTTATGGCGGCGAGTACGCACTCTGCACTAAAGACGCAGATTTTGTAAATAAATGGGCGAACAAAGAACATCCAGACTTAATTGAAGAGGCTTTAGATACCTTTTACGACGATGCTGATTTAGAACACGTCTTTGGAATGTATTCCGATTCTAATTTGACCGCTTACGAAATTAAGGATGGAGAAGAGGTAGAGATTGAAGAGGACATACCAGTAAGTTGCCTTATGAGCCGCGAAGCTTATATAACTGACTCTGAACATGGTTCAGTTCCAGTAATGATTTTTCACAGCGCAGAGAAAGGTGATTTTTGCAGTTGGGAATTAGAAGCCGAAGATTTCGATTCAAAACTTATTTCCGCTGCTGTTATTGAAACAGATTTTGGAGAATTTATTCAAGACCTTTACTACAATGGTGAAAAACTAGAACTCAACGATGAATACGTAGATACGAGGGGAAAAGGTTATTACGCCGAGGTTGGATGGATTAATCCAGAGTGGCACGAAAAAAGAGAAAAATTTGAAGACGAAGAATTAATCAAAGAGAATTGGAAAGAATTCTTGGAGACGATGTGAAATATTTGATAATTATATTTTAAAGAATACTGAGAAAACCCATAAATATATGACATATTACAATAAGTCTGCAAATAAGTGTAAATACATTATATGTTTGGACTTATCACAATGTTACTATCTACACTTGGGGCGACTGGCATGGGCAGTATGCTTAAGATTGTTGGTGGCGCCTTTCAGGGGATTTCAGAAGCCAAAGCAGCCAAAGAGCGCAGAGAGCTTATTAGAGATATGCAGGTTCGTGAAATGGATATTGAGTTTCAAAAAATGCTCGTTGGCGAAACCGATAAAGACACTGGTATTTTCACTAGGACTACTCGCCGCCTCATTGCTTTTATGGGGATGCTCAACTTTTTCGTCATCTCAGTACTCTGCACCTTATACCCAAATACAACCCTCGTTACTTTTACCCCTCCAGAAAGTAAAGAGCAAATCAATCTTATCTGGGGACTCATTAAGTTCCCAAGTGGAGCAGAAATCACCACAAGCATTACTACGGGACACATCGCTTTGGTCGCAATCACCACCCTTGGGGCGATAATAGGTTTTTATTTCACTCCTGGCGGCAGAAGAGGCTGATAAATGTGTAAATATTTATATGGCAGTAGGAATTTATAACCTTATAATTGAAAAAAGAGCAACTTTTTCAATAAATTTATCAATAAAAAACTCAAACGGAAGTAGTTATGACCTTTCTAATACTTCTCTATCTTCTCAAATAAGAGGTAATGCGGGTAATGGATTACAGGCTAATTTTACGATAGATGTTATTGGCGACCCAGCAGATGGCTCAGTCACATTATCACTTTCAAAAATTCAGACAGATGCCCTTTCTGTTGGCCCAAGCTCTTATGATTTATTTGTAGATAAAAGTGACGGAACTTCAGAGAAACTATTACAAGGATCAGTTACAATTGTAGAAAATGAAACGGCACTTTCCGCTAATCCGATTCCAGTAGCCAGCACTTATACGCCAAGGAGAAATGTTGGTTTTCTAAACTCTAGCCTTATAAGTACTGGGGTATCTCAATACAATTACATAGATACTGAGACCTTTTCTGGAATTGATGTGGTTGGTTTAAATGCAGTATCTGCCAATCGGGATTGTAGAGTAAGATTATATAACAGCGTAGATTATAGCGATCTAAGTAGACCATCCTTTCAAGACCCAGCCAACGGAGCTGGTTTAGTTACTGAGGTAATTTTGACCTCTGGAGAGACTGTGCAGTTTACGCCATCTCTTATTGGGTCTGTAAACAATACTACTAATAGCGGTCAATCAATGATGGTTGCTATAAGCACGACATCTGGTCAAACAGAAAGTTCCCTAACTGGTTATTTTGATATTTTACAATTCCTATAGTAAGCTATGAAAGAGTACATAGTAACTTTATGGAATCATGAGGATTTAAATTCATTCTATCATGAAATGGAAAGCTCTAGTAATTGTGATTGCTTGCCAGACAGATGTGTAGAATGTATAAATAGAAGAGAAATTAGCCGCAATACGCATTATTTTTTAGATGACGAGGAAGCATTAGCTCTTGCAAACGACGAAAGGGTTAGAAGTGTTTCTTTAACTCCAGAAGCGCTAGGTGCTAAAGTAGTACCAATAAGCAGTACCTCAAACGTTGACCCTTCTTATATATTTGGCGAATCAAATTGGGGATTAAGGACTGCTATTAATGGTTCGAACACAGATTCCTACAAATTTTATTCTTCAAATGGGGCCTTTAACTATCGAACGGCATATTTTTTTGTAGACCAACAAAAACTAGGTAACTATATTACAACGCGTTCTATATCGACATCCGAAATAGACTCCAACAAGGGCAAAGATGTCGATGTTGTTATAGTAGATGGAGATCTTGACCCCTACCATATAGAATTTAAAAAACATACATCCAGGGTAAGATCAGACGTAGAAAGATTGCCCGAAAAAATTATTGTAAGTGGTGATTCATTTCCAACTGGTAGAGTTTTAAACAGGTATTTTGATCGATTCGCGCAAACTACGCCGCTTACTCATTTCTATTCAGACGTAGAAAGCACCCCTCGTGAAGATATGGTGAGATTATACTGTTTTGGATTGACTAGTACAGACATTACATTGGCTCTCAAAAGCGGATACTATCCTAATATCGCTACAAAAACTATGCCAAAGCCATCTATACTTGATAGTGGCTATCAATATAATTTTGAGTACTCCTGCATTGATTACTCGCAATATTTCTATTCGTCACCCTCTTATAACAGTAGCGAATACTCTAATGATGGAGTCATGTCAAATGAATATAAGATTATTCCATATAGAGATGATTCTACACAGCACGAAGTAATTTCGCTTCAGTCAGATGTTCAAATTGTTTTGAATGAAGAATATGAAGGTAGATATTTTGTTAAAAATAGGCCATTAGATTTTCGTTACATATTAAATTCCGCTAGAGGGGCCTTAAATTATAGAAAATACGTTGCCCCAGATATTATACATACTTCTGACCCTTCTACATCCCTTATTAGTAGTCCTCTCCGTTTTAGAGAAGATATTTATACTGCAGCTTTTGATCTTATCTCATCAGCTTCTGGGACCTCTAATTTCGTTTACGGACCGAGCAGTAGAGTTACACAAAGAACTTGGTGGCCAGGATACAGCTACAATCCACAAAACTCGTCACAAAGTAATCATGGGATGCATGTAGCATCTATAGCCTGTGGAAATTCACAAGGATTAGCCTCTGAGTCCAATATATATAATATTAATCCGTATGAAAATAATGCTAACCTTATATTTGATTCTATCAGAGAATTTCACAATTCCAAGCCGATAAACACAGGAACGAATAGAAAAAACCCAACGGTAATTAACAATAGTTGGAAATACTCTTATACGCCACCAGAAATCGAAAACCTAACTGGTATAACATCAGAATTTAGTGAAAAATATTCCAATACTTATTCTCCGATTGGTGATGAAATTCAACTTCCTTACAGTTTAAAAGTTAGCGGAAAGATAAATGATGCAAATTATATATATGGAGCCTTTGATTCAACAAGATTGATTATAGGTGGAGCATTTACTGGTGTAGAACTAAATGGCGAAAGCTATGATGTTTCTAATCTCTTTGCACTAGATCTTTATAATAATACAATATTAAAAGACCCATTTAATTCAAACGACCTTTTCTTTGGTAAGGGCGTAGACGGACCAGTTGAAACAATAGAGGTCAACACAACATTCAGAGGCTACTACCAAACTAACACAAGCCCCGCTTCATTAGGAAAAATTTTAGTAGGAGGCGAATTTTCAAACTTTATAAATAAAAACGGCTCTTTGAGTCCAGTGTCAAATTTAATAGCCTTCGATCTTACATACGGAGGCGTTTCAGACATAAATAACCCATTATTCCAAACTTTAAACGGCAAAGTTAAAAAAATTAAGAAACAGACAAATTCGGACTTCGGCGATACATACCGTATTCTTGGAGATTTTAATCAATATAATGGATCTACACAGAACAGCATACTAATAACAGACACCTCTTTCAATAAGACTGGTATTTCAGGATATGATACGTTCGACCTTCCAACTTTGTCTAATCTTGGAAATGCCGTTATAAATGATTTTTCAGAATCTACTAGGGCTGATAGATTCACAATGAACCACTCAATGGTCATTGTAGGAGATTTTAATCAAGTAGGAGAGCATTCTTGTCAAAATATATGCGCTATAGATCCTACTGGAGGCGTAGTTGTTGAATTTCTTGAAAACTTTTCTGGTACTAATGGAGAAATCCGTTCAATAGTCAATCAAACCAACATACTTAATGTTGATTCCCAGTATATAGTATTAGGCTCTTTTACTTCTGGGAATAACACAAACTCTCCTTATTCCTGCAGATATAATTTGCGTACAGGAGCATCTGTAGATCAATATTCAAACTTTACTGTTAACGGTCCAGTGACAAAGATGGTAAGCGATTTTAATAATGGTTATTACCACTTGTATGGAGAGTTTACTCAGGTAAATGAAAAAGATATTAATAATGGGCTTCCTTCTTCTTATTGCTATGTAAAAAGATTCGGGTGGCATACGGACGACGTTCCTGGCTTACAAAATGCGTGGAGGCTTGAGCCTGTAATAAATCAAAAAACTTTAACTGGACTAGGTAATGTAGACTGCGCCATATCAATTAATAAGACTTATGCTCTAATTAAAAATAGATCTGAACCTCAAGATTTCGCGTTTAAGTCCAAGACGCCCGCTTTATATGTTTTGGGCGAAACTCTACCAGGACACGATAAAAGCCTTGTTGGGCTTATCTCAACTTTTCATGATATAGATATAGATCTGCTCGAAGATTTTGGGCAGCAGGAGCAATTTGCAGGTTATAACTTCAATATTACCCTAGACTCCGTCAATTCCGACATGGAAGACTGTATTGAAGATGGGATAGTTATAATTAATGCCGCAGGTAATGATAATAACTTATTAGTTCCATCGGGGCATATAAATTATGCCAAAGTCATTGGCTCTATACCCACGAACTATTCTTTCCCTTTTACTGGCTCTACTCCTCTTTTCAGCAACTTAGAATTCAATTCAGCTGGCGCTCCTCAGTCCGTGGGCATTAATGTGGGATCATTAGCTGCGAATAGAGAAGAAACGGGTCAAATAAACAGAAGCTTTTTCTCTAATTATGGTCCACAAGTTCATGTTTATTCTCCTGGAGAAAACATTATTGGAGCCGTCAATAGCGGAGGAGGTTCATTTAAAGTGTTGGACTCTTACTATTCAAAAAAGAATGGAACAAGTATGGCATCACCTCAAGTTTGTGGAATAGCTGCGCTCTATTTGGAAAAATATCCAAATTTAAAGCATGAAGATATTTCCAATATTATGCAATCTAGATCAGAGAGAGATGAAATGTACGATCCAGATCCAAGTGAAGAAAGTTATCCAAACGTTCCTTTAAATAACGTCAACCTTTATGATTCTAATAATTTTATTCCTAAATATTGGAACTATGAAAAATTGAACTCATTTTATAGAATAGTATATCCACAAAGAGTGTCCCCAGAGAGAACTCCTAAGGGAGTTTTATATCCAAAATCTAAAAATAGATTTCTATAATGAGCATACCTGTAATAGTTTATGGAGAAGATTCTGCTTCAGTTATACTCAATTCACCTTCAACCGCCTCGATATCTCTATCTGATAATAATCAGATAGAAGTAGTAGCGTCTAGCGCAAATACTACTACGATTACAGCAAGTCCCAATGTCAGTATTACTTTAATACTTTGAATTTTTTGTGTATATATATAATATAGATACAAGCAACTCTAACTAATAGTAGCTCCTCCTACGGGAAAATAATTAAATTAATATAAAATATCATGCCATTAATATATATAACACTAGCACTCGTTGCAGTTTACTTAGGAGATAAGGCTCTTAAGGCGTACAAATCCAAGAGACTTAAACCTAAGGCAAAAAGAGCTAGAAATAAGAAGGGTAGATTTGTAGCCGACAACCCCAATACAAGCAAGAATGAAGCTTGGATAGGAGGAAAATCACCCAAAAAAAATCCTAAAAAGGTTATCAAGAAAAAGTAAATTCATGACATAGTTTTTTGTTTGATCTCGGCTCTGTGTGCATATAATAATGCATACATGAACTACAAAGACTTAGAAAACTTAGTTATTGATTGGGCTGAAGATAGAGATATTTTTGCAAACTCTAACCCAATCAAGCAAATAGGCAAAACTCAAGAAGAGCTTGACGAGACTCTAGAGGCTTTGAATAAGCTTAGCTTACTCTCTAATCCGCAAAACTTAATAGCTAAATCTGAGGCTATGGCAGAAGTTAAAGATGGCATTGGAGATATGATCGTAACAATCATTTTATTGTCAGAAATGGTTGGAGTAAAAATGGAAGACTGCTTACAGTCAGCTTACGATGAGATAAAGGATCGCAAAGGAAAAATGGTTGACGGTCTTTTTGTCAAAGAGGGATAATATGAAGCCTATTATTTTTCTTGACATGGATTCTGTGATTGTGAATTGGACAGATCCAGTCGCTAAATATCTAGATCTTGACATAGATGGAAGCATTCCTAGAGAAGTATCAGAACTTACTACAGAAAGTCAGCAGAAAGAGATTGACGAGCTTATGGAGAGTTATCTTTTTTGGATTTCCCTAAAGCCATTTTCATGGAGCGAAGCTTTAATTAAAAGGGTTTCAGAAATGGGGGAGCTATATTTTCTTTCAAAGGCGAGGCCTAACTCTCCATGCTTTGGAGGCAAAATTGATTGGATTAAAAAATACTTTCCAACCTATAAGGATAGGCTTATCGTTACGTCGAAAGATAAGTTCGTCTGTGCTTGCCCCAATAACTTTCTCATCGATGATGACGATAGACATAAGCTCCTCTGGGAAAAGAGGGGTGGTAAATTCTTTCATTGGCAAGAGATTAGGCAAAAAGATTTTTGTGATTCAGAATTTAAAAAAAGGCTTGTAGGAATACAGCTTTTAGTAGATACTTATAAACATGGGCTATAAGGAACTAGATAAATTTGTACCTAAAGGTTGGGGATATGAAGAATGGATAGTCAACAATGAGAAGTATTGTGGCAAAATCTTGTTTTTTGTGAAAGGCAAGAAATGCTCTTGGCACTTTCATAAGTTGAAACATGAGACCTTTTATATACAAGAGGGGTCGTTAAAAGTTACATACGGCTTTGACGAGGACATTTTAAAATCTAAAACAATTATTCTAAACAAAGGTGATATATTTGAAGTTCCGATTGGCCTCGTCCATCAAATGGAAGCCATTGTAGATACAAAAATGTTTGAGTTTTCTACTCAGCATTTGGATGAAGATAGTTATAGAATAACTAAAGGAGATTAGTGAAGAAGATTTTATTGACAGGATCAAAAGGATTTGTTGGATCTAGGTTTTTAGAACTTATGTCTGACAGTTACGAGATTGTTACTTTAGATAAGGATGAGGCTCATCTACTGAATGCCTCTCTACTAAAGGAGGACATAGATTGCGTATTCCACATTGGCGCAGAGACGGATACTATATCTAATAATCTTCAAGAAATTTTTACATACAACTCTCTCTTTTCTGACAATCTTATTGAGTTATCTTTATCCTTAAACATACCAGTAATTTTTTCCTCCTCCGCTTCCCTTTATGGCAATGGCAATAATGTCCCTATGAACCCCTATGCTTGGAGCAAATGGGTTACAGAAAACAAGTGGCAGGGCCATCATCTTTTTACAGCTCTGAGATATTATAATGTATTTGGAATTGGAGAGCATAATAAAGATATTAAGATGACTTCGGTTCTTTACCAATACCTACATAAAGATAAATTCACTTTGTTTGATGGGCGACCCAAAAGAGATTTTGTATATGTAGATGATGTCGTAGATGCGAATATCTATGCTTTTGAAAATAAGCTTCATGGAGTATTTGACGTAGGGACTGCAACTGCTAGACCTTTCGAGGACTTCGCAGAAATACTAGGCAAGGAAGTTCAATACATACAAAACCCAATTAAGTCTCAGTACCAAAATTATACTTGCGCAGATGAACGAAAGTTCTTGACAGGTTGGAAACCCCAATATACATTGGAGTCTGCAATCAAGAATGTCATCGCCTACTATAATGTATAAAAAGGATACTGGACAAAACTTACTTAGATATAAATTCAAGGAACATAAATTTTTAGTCTTCGATTATGAAACTGAAAATTTAAATCTTTGCTGTTTAAATAAGCCTTGGGAACTTGGCTATATAGTCGTGCAGAATGGAGAGGTCATAGAAAAGGTCAATGACCGAATACTATGGAAAGATCTAAATGTATCCGAAGACGCAAAACGTATCACTAAGTTCGACATAGAAGAATACAAAAAGACCGCCAAAGATCCAGAGAAAGTTTTATCTTCTTTTGAAAAGTATCTATTTGATCCAGAGTTTACAGTCGTTCATTACAATGGTCTTAATTTTGACATGTATATTCATCAACTTTTTCGAGAAAAGCTTGGTAAGCCACCCAATTACTCATTTTTATATCGAAGTTTAGACGTTTTGAGCTTATGTAGAGCATTCAGGCTGGAGAAGCAGCCACCAGAAACTAGGGAAGAGTTCTTTTTCTGGCAAAAGCAATTAGCTTCATATTATTCTAGTCCAAAATTAAGGTCTCTTAGAAAGAAACAGATGAATGGGTCTACAACTCTATCATCTATGGCCAAAGAGCTTGATGTATCAGTTACTGGCGATGCTTGGCACAACGGTCTTTATGATGTACAAGTTACATGGGAGATACTAAAGTCTCTGTTCTGGAAATTGGAAATAACCTCTAACCATATCAAATGATATATTTATTTTATAGCGCAAATTCATTTAACTCAATACTTTCTTTATCTGAAAAAGCTGTTGGTGGAGGGAGTAACTCTATCGTAGAAATAGCAGAGGAAATGAGTATAGATAAGGTATTTTTAGTAGAAAAGAATCCCTCTTCGTTCCCTTTGGCATTTAATAATCTTGGCAAAAAGCTTGTCTATGGAATAGAGTTTATAGTCTGTCAAAATATTGAAGACAAGACCCCTGCATCAGTTGAAACAGAGCATAAGGTTATTATTTTTGCGAAAAGCGGTTCTTCTTACAGTAACTTTCTGATGAAGCTATATTCTATCGCAGCCACGGAAGGAGATTATAATGGTCAACCAAGATTAGACTTTAAAACAATTGATAATAATTGGGACCAAGACTTAGTAATGGTAATACCTTTCTACGATAGTTTTTTGTACAATAACTTGCTCTTAGGGTATAAATGCAATATCTCTCTTAATCAGAATCCGATCTTATGTTTAGAGAATCACGATCTCCCATACGATGTAATTATAAAAAAGAAGGTTAAGCAGTTTGCAGATCAAAATGGCTGTGAAACTTTAGATACTCATAAAGTTCTATACAAAAGAAAGATTGACGTAATTTCATTTCAGACATATAAGTGTATCAAAAATAAGACCAATATGGAAAAGCCCAACCTAGAGGGCTTTGCAAGCAAAAGCTTTAACATCGTATGATCGAAGATATAAAATTTAAAAGCCAATTTAAAAGCTATTCAGAATCCTATTCTATTGATGGGGTAAGGATTCCTTCTGTAGATATCGATGACGCTTATAAGAGAAAGCATGGTTTAGATACAAGTATGCCAGATAGCGATATTTTGAGGCAAATATGTTTAATTGGATACAAAAACAGGGGAATAGATTTACTACCTAATAAACAAGAATACATTGATCGTGTAAAATTTGAACTATCCACACTGGAGAGGCTTGGATTTACTAGATATATGCTAATGGTTTGGGATCTCATCGAGTGGTGCGATGAAAGAAAGATTGCCAGAGGTTGGGGTAGAGGTTCTGTAGGAGGCTCCCTAATAGCCTATTTGTCTGGCTTGGTTGCCGTAGACCCGATTGAACATGGTTTGATTTTTGAGAGATTTATCAATGAATCTAGAGCAAAGAGCAAGATGATTAATGGAGAACAGTATTCCGATGGAAGCACAGTTCCAGATATCGACATTGATGTATCTTACCTACATAGAGATCGAGTCGTTAAGGAGTATTTGGAATCAAAATATCCAAATAGAACTTGCCACATCTCTACGATGAATACTCTATCTACTAAGCTCGTGCTAAAAGAAGTATGCAAAAAGTATGCTATGTACGACGAGTCTAAGGCGAATAGAATATCTTCCATGATCGGTAGCGATGCTGGCACACTAGATAGTCTAGAAAAAACCATTGAAAACAATAACGACTTTAGAGAGTGGGCAGAAGCCAACCAAGATATTTTCAATATATGCAGAAAGTTAATTAATCTACCAAGAAATTTCGGTGTTCACGCCGCAGGTATTGTCGTTTCCTACGACGAAGTATTCGATTCGCTTCCTCTTGAAACTAGAAAAGATAACGAGGGCAAAGAAAAAATAATCACTTCCTATTGCAAGGATGATGTGGCAGAAAAAGAAATTAAGTTAGATTGCTTGGGACTAAAAACAGTAGATATCATTTACAATACTGCAAAGGAAGTAGGTTACGATATAAGCAAATTCGACCCAGAAGATCCTGAAATTTATAAGTTTTTATGCTCATTTGATTATACCTATGGTATATTCCAATTAGACGGAGATACTGCAAGCAGAGTTACCAGAAGAGTTAAGCCAAAGTGCCTTAGTGACGTTTCGGCAATATCTGCTATAGCTCGTCCTGGAGCTTTGGCTTTCTTAGATAAGTTCGTTGAGGCTAGAGAAACTGGAAATCAAGAGTCAATTTATCCATCAATAGATGAAATACTTAAAGAGACTTCTGGTGCTATCCTATATCAAGAGCAGATCATGGCCATTGCAAATAAAGTATATGGATTTTCATTGCTAGAAGCAGACGTACTTAGAAAAATTATAGGCAAAAAGAAGGTAAAGGCAGTAAGAGAGTGGGAGAATAAGATCTATGAGGCTGGAGAACGCCATAAGATACCCAGAGAGGCCACAGAGATCTTTTGGAATACAGTTCAGGCATCTGCTAAGTATTCCTTCAATAAGTCCCATTCTGTGGCTTACAGCTACATTTCTACGCTATGTTCCTATCTAAAGATAACATATCCTGCTGAGTTTTTCAAAAATTGTCTGATGCTTGCTAGAACCTTTCAAAATAGTGAGGCTCGAATATTGCAAATCTCTAAAGAAGCTCCTCACTTTGGAGTAGAGATTAAGCCACCCGACTTGATTGAGTCCAGCGAAGACTTTACAGTAAAAGGGAACGTCATTAGATATGGATTGAAATCAATTAAATCCGTATCTAATAAAAGCATTGAAAAGCTTAAAGACTTCAACCCTTCTGACATGAATAAGTTTAAGATGTTTGAGTTTGCCAAAGAAAGCGGAATTAATATTACGATCCTCTGCAATATTATAAAGGCGGGTTGCCTATCTTCCTTCTCTGATAATCGTGGAAAACTTTTTTTAGAAGCAAAAACTTGGAATCTCCTAACAGAATCTCAAAAGCTGAAAATTTATAAGTATGGTAGTAAATATAATTTTGACTTACTAAAGCTTCTTCTCGATGTTAAAAATGGAGATCTGCTATATGATGGTAAGGAAATATTCTCTACAAATAAAAGGCAGAATAAAAATGGTGAAACGGTATCAACTTGGGATACATTCTATGGTAAGTATTTAAATATAAAGGAGGAATATATTAAATATTCTAATAATCCTAACTTTTATAACTATTTTTACGAAGTAGATATCCTTGGATTTGCTTATTCGATGAACCTAACAAAGGTAATTGAGGACTTGTATCCAGATGCAATCAATATCTCCGAAGTTGAAGACCTACCCACAGACTCTAAGATAGTTTCTTGTGGCATAGTCCAAGAGGTTAGAATTTCTAAGACTAAAAAGGGTGGGTCAATGATCAACATTGATATAGCGGATGAGCATGGTAGATTTAATCTAAAAGCGTTTAATTTTGAGTATTTTGATTCCAGCTCTCGACAAAGGGTCAGCGTTAATAATGTTGACGATATCAAGGCCACTCACGGCAGGTATCCAGTAAAGAAGGATATAGTTGTTTTTAGAGGCACTAAAAAAGATAGATGTGCATTTGTAGATAGGTTGAAGATTTTAAATTTAGAACTTTAGTGTAAATATATAATATGAAGACATACTCAGCAAAAGTTAAAAACGTCAATGACTATTCCTCAGCAGCTAAACTATATATGATAGCTAGTGAATGTTGTAGTTGTAAGGTAGTAAATAATTTGCCAGAAATTACCTTTATGTTTTCTAGCATAAGCGACAAGAACTGTTTTAAAAGAATGGTAAAATGTCTGCAAATTTTTAGTAAATATGAAATATAAAAGTAAAATTTATGAGGATAAGAATGATCTCTTTGATGCTTGGAATAAATTCAAGTTACAGAATAGCTCTTCGGTTTATCCAGTAATAAGCCATCTATACAAGAAATCCAAAATGACTGGTTGTTATTTTGAGTTTGATATTAGAACTAAGAGCCAAATAGAAGATTTCTCTGAAATCAGAAAGGTTATAGATATATCAGATTGAAAATGGTGTAGATACATTATATGAACCTGTATAAAAGCAAAACCTTAATAAGTTGAGTGAAAAATTACAGGCCAAAAGAGTTTATAAGTCAGAGAATTTTGTTTTTTCTGATGAAAAGCTTCTATCTGAAATACAGTTAAAGATATTTTTCCTAAAAGTTATTGGGGATGATGAGTTTATAGCCAAGTATGGTTACGATTTTCAGATATTTTTATGCGGAACGGGTTTATTCGATTACTCCTTTGCTGGATATAAAGAGATATATATGCTTAAAAATGAGCATTGGACAATGTCTAGCGTACTTCATGAATTAGCACATTCGGTGAAAAGAGTACGCAAAAATCCACATGGCAAAGCTTTCTGCAATAGATATTTATATTTTATAAGAAAATATTTGTCAGAAGAAAAATCAGAGCAACTTAAAATTCAGTTTAAAAAAAATAAAGTTTCTTTTTAGTTAAAAAACTTACAGGAACTCCGTGTTTTTTTGCAAATAACATGCGAACTCCGTGTTTTTTTTGCAAATAATAGGCACACGCGAGTAGCGCAAGAGCGATGTGTTATAAATTATATTTTATACAGATAAATAATTTTATTTGTATTTTCTCGCAGACAATTTTCTATCAAATGTCAATAATATAATTATAAAAAAAACAAATAGTCTTTTAAAAATTAATTAAAAAAATATTGACAATCTTTATATCCATGTATTTATATGGTGGGATATGAATGACAAAAAAATAAATAAATTGCCTCGCAAAGCTGGCAGTGGACGAAAAAAAGGATCAAAGTCTTTTACTAAAATGACTTTTTCGGAGCTATCTAATATATGTGGTAGCGCAACTATTGTTCCAGTATCCAGAGTATGGCTAGAACAGATTGGAGTAACAATTGTAGGTGATAAGACTACTGAAATAGTAGAAGTTAAGGAAGAGGTCTTGCCTCAAGCCTCCATACAATTCAAATTGCACAAGTAAATATGCTTTACATTCTCATCTTTTTTATTCTATTCATTATACTATGACAAGCAGCAATTTCTCTAATTTAGTTGGACAGGAAGAAGTAAAACGTAAACTCAGCTTTTATGCTGATGCGCAAAATGCGACAGGTAAGTCTCCCTTCATCATGCTTAGTGGTGCTAAGGGGCTTGGCAAAACACAGTTCGCTAGATCGTATTCAAACTCGTTGAAAAATAAAGATGGTAGCAAAAGACCATTCTTAGAAATAAACTGCTCTACAATACCAAATGCAAATTCTTTCTTTACTCAAATCTTTTTACCCATTGTAATGCATAATGAGGTTACAGTCTTCTTCGACGAAGCTCATTGCCTTCCAAAGGATTTGACAAATGCGTTTCTAACGATCTTCAATACAGAAATGGAATCATGGAGAGAGTTTATGTATAAGGAGGAGAATTATTCTTTCGACTTTGAGAAACAGAATTATATCTTCGCTACGACTGAGCTTGACAAGATATTTCCACCTCTAAAAGACAGGCTTTCGATGATTGACTTTGCGCCGTATAAAGTTTGTGAGTTAGGTCAAATAGTTCGTAGTCAGTCAAAGGTGAATATAGAAGATGATATACTGCAAGACGTAGCATCAACAGCAAGGGGCAATGCTAGGTCAGCAGTCAAAAGAGCTAAAGAGATTCTTCTATTCGTCGAATCAAGAGACTGCCCCACCTTTAACAAAAAGGCTTGGGACGAGATGAAGCATATTCTAGGAATTAAGCCAATGGGTCTGTCAAATATAGAGGTAGAAATCCTAAGAATTCTTGATGAGAGGGGAGATTGCACACTTCAAATGCTTTCTTCTGTAACAGGAATGTCAAGATCAGCCTTACAGAGAGATGCCGAAATTTATTTGCTTAGGCAGGGTCTGCTCAAGATAGATGGCTTAAGGAAGATAACTAAAAAAGGCGTAGACTTGCTTAAGATGGTAAAATAATTTTTTTTAAATTTTTTAAAAAAACAATTGACATTACGGATTCAATCAACATTGTTACGAACATGATACTACAAAACCAACCAAAAAACATAAAGTCCTCCGCAAATCTTCAATCCGCATCTTGCTCTATTGATGCAGAGGATATGCGCTATATCGCTAGTCTACTTCGCAATAACTATTCTGACACTATGCTTGCTACAATGCGTGAGATTATCGCAAACGCAATCGATGTTAGTAATGGTAAGAAAGTCGATGTTCAGCTTCCCACAAGAATTGAGCCAAACTTCATTGTGCGTGATTATGGCACAGGTTTGAGTGAAGATGATATGATGGGTCTATACACTAAGTACGGTAAGTCAACTAAGCGCGGTAGCAACAATGCAATCGGCGGCTTCGGTATCGGACGCTTTGCACCTTTATCGTACACAGAATCTTTTGTTGTTATCTCTATCAATGGAGACTCCAAAACATCTTACTCAATTCGTGTTGACGAAAACGACGATACAGTTGTCAGTCGCCTTTGCTCTGAGTCAAATTCTGGAGAGGCTAATGGTATCTATGTACAAGTACCTATCGAAAACCAACACATCGATAATTTTAATTTAAAATTTAAAAACTTCTCTCGATACCTACGGGATAATCTTAATGTCAAGAATAATTCCTTTGATTATATCGAGCCAGAAATTTCATGCGATGTATTTGATTTTTTTGAAGACTCAAGCGATTATTATTATAGAACTTCTCAACACTCAGAATGCAACAACCCTCACATCCTTATGGGAGGCATCATGTATCCTGTAAACAGGCACGACTATAAAAACTTTGTAAAGGGTTTGGTATATAAAGCAGATATTGGTGAGTTTAAGCTCCATCACAGTCGTGAGGCTTTAGAATACAACAACAGCACCGTTGAAAAACTCGAAAAAGCATCCGATAGGATTGCGGCGGCACTACAAAAGCGAATAAAAGACCAATTTGATTCGTGCGATTGCTTGTATGAGGCTACTAACATTAAAGGCTCGATTCAAAAAAAGTATGGCAAATACTTCTCCAAGGAAGCAACCAAGGTAGAGTTTGATTCAAATAAATTTGGAAATCAAACTGTTGAAACAACACTATTTCCACGTAAAATGATGGGTGAGTTTGAAACAGTGAGAGTTCTACAGAACAGTATAGGCAATTTATCGACTTCAAAGAAAGCTTGGTTTGATGATGATTTGTCTCCATCTGAAAATAGGTTCTTCATAATAGATGATGGCGTAAAGCCTCGCTCTATCTTGAATCGCCTCTCCTTTTTAACTAGTACTCAAAAGGCGATAGTTTTTACAAGCACAGATGAATCAGTAGTCAAGAAACTTATTGACCGCTCCAAGCTAATGAAGTCTGCAAATGTCAAGCTTCTATCCGAGTGCGAACGAACTATTTCTAAAAGCACAGCATCTCAAAAGTCTTCAAACTCCTTGCTTGCAGGGGCAGACATTTTATCGTTTTCAACAGACAATGTCTGCTACACGCAATCGCAATTTTGGAAAGCTCAGAAAGAGGACTTGCCAAACAGTGAAACATACTATTATGTTAAATACTATAGTAATAAATTTCAGAAAATCAATGGAGAATCGTTTCCGAATGGTGACTCTCCTTCTTGCAACAGGGATTTAGTGAAAGCCTTGATGCGGATAAATCCAAGCCTAAAAAAGGTTTATGGCATTCGTCACTCTTCTTTAAAGAAGATAGCTAGTATGGACAACTGGATTCCACTTGAAAGCGTTTATATTGACTGGATTAAGAATTCTGAAAAAATCATAGACAAGGTAAACCATGATGCAGTAAATGAAAAATTGCGAGACAGCTTTGGCAACCATGCCTATAAGCTTTTCAATCTTATTCCAAGAATATCTAAAGAAATTCCTTCAAACGAATTAATAAAAACATTGAAAAATGCTTTAAGTAAAACGCAGGATACAGCTAAAAATAATTGGTCAGTTCAAAATCTAGTCAATCTTGGATTGGTTAATCCAACTATATCAAAAGAAAAGAAAGCTATAGAAGACTTTGATAAAAAATACCCTCTAGTGAAGCGCATTATCCAATGCGTAGATAGGTATAGTAATGAAGAGTTGTCAGACATCTTTGATTACATAAAGAGTTGGTAGTATCATAAAGACATCCTCATGGGCTTGGTAACTCATGGGGATGCAATTTTTTAAAAAAATAAAAAATACATTTGACAATCAGCATTGTTAGATTACCATATAATGAAGAATCAAGTATAACTAAAATATAAACAAATATGAAAAACATCCCATACATTATTAGCGAAACAAGTGCATCTCTCATTTACGAGGGTAAGCCTTACACACTGTCAGCAAGTCAACCTAACTTCGCGCCATTCAAGAAGGCGTTGTTAAATGGAGACTTTGAAACCGCAATCAATTATCTAGACATCAAGACCTCTATCAAAGAGTTTTCTGATGGTGTGCTATCTGTTATAGATGGTGCAGTTTACTATCATTCTGAGCGTCTACATGGTGCTGTTGTTGATAAGCTTCTTGAACTGCTTGAGTCTGGAATGTCAACGTCTGCACCTTTTATTAAGTTTATTAAAAATTTGCTAGACAACCCAAGCAAGTCATCTGTTGATGAGCTGTATGACTTCCTATCCTACAAATCTCTTCCAATTGATGATGAAGGCTATGTTATCGCCTACAAGGGTGTGGCTGATGATGGCTGGTCAAAGTCTGGCAACACCCAAACAACTGTGCTACAGGGTGAGGTAAATGATCGAGGTCAAATCATGAACCGTGTTGGTGATACCATTGAAGTCATGCGCCGATGTGTTGATGATAACCGTAGCAACGGATGTTCTCACGGTCTTCACGTTGGTTCGTTTGAATACGCTAAGTCTTGGGCAGCAGGTGGCAAACTTCTGATGGTTCGCTTTAATCCTGCTGATGCAGTAAGTGTTCCAGAGGATTGTTCTTGCCAAAAGCTTCGGGTATCTATGTATGAAATTATCCAAGAGATTGAGATTGAAGATGATTCTGAGATTACCAAACCTTATTATGGGGTTTATACAGATGGCGATGCTACTGAATATGATGATGATTAAGAATGTCAAACATAAGAAAGAAACGCTTGACTTGCTCAAGGAATTAAATCAGAGTTGAGCTATTAAAAGATATGGGGCGCAGCATCCTACACTGCATAACGATAATATCAAGGAAACTAAATTATGAAGACAGTATATTTGCCAGTAACAATAAGTGAAAAAGACTACGTTCTTACGTGCGATGGCAAGTCAGTCGAATCGTATGACGTTATATACAGCGAAGAGTCAATGAAAGAAGTGTTGGCTCAAGGCATTCATCCAGATTGGAAGTTTACTAAAATGGTAGACCTTGAAGAAGACCATCTCATGAAATACGCCGAATCAATCATACTGAACAAGTTACTACTCTACAACACCTATTAGAATGAATATATTTGCTTTATCAACAGATCACGAAGTCGCCGCAAAATGGCACAACGATAAACATTGTGTCAAAATGGTTACAGAAATCATGCAATGCCTATCCTGTGCCGTCATCCGACATGAGACTCCGACCCATTTATTGCCACTGACTAAGAAAGGCACACCAGTTAAGGGCGGCTATCATCATCACCCTAGTTCTATTTGGGCGGGTAATACCAAAGGAAATTTCGAGTGGTTATGTCATCACGGTATATCATTAGCTAGAGAATATACAAGACGTTATGAAAAGACTCACTTCTGCGAAGCCGCTATTACCAAACTGTTTTCTTTGATTGATTATATCCCAGATGGAAAGCAAGAAGATTTTGCCATCGCCATATCAGAAGACTCAGAATGTCGTAATGTGGAGAATTTTGGCGATCTTCATCCTGTCACACAGTATCGACTATACTACAAGATTGACAAGGCACATCTAGCAAACTGGAAAGCCAACAAACCTCATTGGTATGATTACTCAGTAGAAAAAATTATCGAAACATCAATTTAGTATTTGCTTGACTCCTTATTGTTTATAACTAGTATGGCGCATATCAACTGTTCCAAAATGGAACAACCCACATAAACTAATACATTATGTTTACATTTTCTAATTCTATAAACATATCAATTCAATGCTTTCCAAAATGGAAACAATTGCGGAAGGCAACAGACACAGCAAGAAATCAAATAAGCCTTGGGTATCTACTAACAACTCATTAAATGGAACAGAAAGGAAAAGCACAAGAAGCATTATTAATGATGCTGTATTTTATTTTTGGGGTCATAATCTTTGGTCTCATAGGGTCTATCGCGTCAGCTATCTTTAAATTAACTCAAATATGAAAAAGAACAAACCAAAATCAGACATCTTCCTAGATATAATTTATTGGATAGCGGGTGCTGTAATTTTCGCAGGGCTAATGGCTATTGTGTGGATGATGATCTCAACATCACTATCAGCATCATCATCTGATATGTTAGTTGAGACACAATCATGTTGTTGCTGCTGTCGCTGCCCACAGGCTAACCTAGACGACGAAGTAATCTATACTCTAGAAGTCAAGGATGATTCTATGAAGGTTCTAGTTGGTGAGCCTCCTGCAAATCCAGTATCTTTGTCTAAATAATGTATATGAATAAATTAACTGAAATACACTACGTCGTTATCGTTCTCGTCCTATTTCTTTTCATTGCCCTCATCTCGAATAGGGCGCAAGGTGCGACCATGACCGATCTCATCCTTGCATTGGAAAAGGTCGAGTCTAACGGAAACGAGATTGCTTATAACGAAAGCGAAAAAGCTTTAGGTTGTTTACAAATTCGCCCAATCATGTTGGCTGACTATAATCGCATCTATGGCACAAGCTTTACTCACGATCAAATGAAAGATCGTATTATCTCTCACGATATTGCAATGGGAATTTTTCACCATTATGGCAAATATATAGAGAATGGCGGTGAGACTATAACTGCAAAACACTTTTCTTTTATATGGAATGGTGGAGGTTCGGCTTGGAAACGTGTAAATAACCCAAGAGATGACCGAAAACAAAAAAACTTAGAAATTTACTGGACAAAGGTCTCTAAACATCTATAACTAAAATTATGAAAGACAAGATCTATTATATGGAGAGCAGGGCATCTTGGGAGGTCTCGCAAACTTCGATAGTGTCATTTAAACTATCTGAATTAGTGAAGAAAGTTATTAGTGATGGTCTAATAACTAAAGAGCAATCAAAGTCAATAAAAAATATCTCTGATCTTGATGTTGTTGATGGCTTCTTTATGGAAGACTATATTGACATTAAAAACCCAGAAAAGAAGCGGTTGGTTTTCGAGAGTATGAGTGAGCCTAAAGAAGATTTGTTTATCCATTCAGAAGAAAATGCTTTACGCGATCTCGATTGGGACTTATTATACAAATCGGGGCTGATTGGATACCTAAGACAAAACCCCAAATATAATAAAGATATGTCCGTAACAGATGAACGCGACTTATTCATTAACATACTAAATAATTATGCAAAAAACAAAATACATTAAAACAGATGAGATGATATTCCGCGCCTTATGGCTTGCATCTGGTCAATTTTTAAATAAAAGAATCCCAGATAATTGGAATGCTATGGAAAAAGATGAGCAGCTTAATTTCATAGAGAAGAATATCTTTACTCCCTATAAGGGTTTGAGTAATGATACTATGTATGATAACCTATATAATCTAGCTAATGATTTTGAAGAATATGGAGAGTTTTGTGCTTCCAAAAAGTCTGATGTAAACGTTGTTGTAAATTTCTAAATATAATGAACATTAATGATGATACCGCAATTGTCTTGGCTTACATTATAGGCTTCCTTGCAACTCCAGTATTTTTTGTAGTTGCAGGAGTAATAAGGATAACCCAAACCTTAATAGGCTTGACTATGGATTCGACAATGCTAATAACACATATAGTGAATAAAACAAAGGAAAGAAGGAATATATATAATTGATACATATAATGGTAATTATATATATAAATAGATTCTTCCTTAGTAATCAATAACAATAGAGAGTAAGAGAGAAGTAATAGAATAGGTATAGGAGTTATAATAAATAGAGAATTGCGTAAGAGGCTGATTAGTAAACAAATAAGGGATTAATAAGTTAAGGATTATTGATTGGGGGTTCGCCAGCTTATATTCACGCCGAGCAGCATTTTTTTTAAAAAATTTTTTAAAATTTATGGAACTGATAACAAACACACTAGGATTAATTTATGCAGCTTGCTTTGCGCTGTGTTTTATACCGCAAATAGTCAAGACTATTATTACAAAAGACGTTGACAACGTGAGTGTTAGCGTATATTATATATGTCTGCTAGGATATGTATGCGCACTGACTTATACCCTATTAAAGGTAGGATTAGATTTATGGCTTCAAGTCAACTTTATTTTAAGCGGAATTGCATCAGCCGCAATGATATTTTGCTACCATAAATACAAAAATCGACAAGTCGCTGTAACTAAGGTAGTTAGGAATATTAGCGTAGATTAATGGTCTACTTTTCATAGGGGTAAATACAAAAAGTCAAGCGAAAATAGCGCGAAATAACGCCAAATAGTCTGAAATAACCCGAAATAACGCCAAATAGTCTGAAATAACGCCAAATAAACCGAAATAAAGACAAATAATAGGGTGTTTACCCTATAAGGGTCTACTTTTCATAGGGGTTTAATACAAAAAGTATAGTTTTCCGTAGGGGTCAATACAAAAAGCATGATTTAAAAAAATTTAAAAAAATTTAAAAAAGAATTGACAAAGGAATCATGGTATGCATACTTGTAACCATGACCAAGTTATACCAACACCTAAAAACACAATCTGAAAAAATCAACGAAACCAATGACTGCGCCGTTAAAGCTATAGCGGTCGTTTGCGGCATTCAGTATAAGGATGCATGGAACCTTGCTAAGAAATTTGGGAGACGTTTCCGAGGACGAACCAATACATATAGAATAACTTTCCCAGCAATTAAATCAAAGGGTTTTGTTTGCACTGATGTATGGGATCATAAGATGAATAAGGCTAAGACCATTAGAAGCCTTAAACCCCTTATCCCATCTAGGGGAGTATTTCTCGTTTTCGTTAGAGGTCATGTCTTTGCCGTAAGGGGTGGAGAGATTCATGACTGGAGCGAAGGGCGATGTCACAGAATTACATTAATTGTAAGAGTTTCAAAGAAAACTGTTGACATAGCATAATAATTATCTATGTTTCAGTCTTAACCCACAATAAAACTAATCAAAAATACAAAAAGGAAAATATTATGCCAAACTGGTGTCACACAACATTAAACGTAGAAGGATCTAAAGAACAAATCAAAGAGTTCAGCGCTCTGGTTTCGAGAGCTATTGAAAACAACAACAGCTTATGCAACGCTATTATACCAAGACCTGCAGCCGAAGAAGATAATTGGTATTGTTGGAATATAACGAATTGGGGCAGTAAGTGGGATGTGACTGATATGTTTGTGGAATATGAAGACGACATAAACCTCAATTTAACTTTTGCTACTGCTTGGAGTCCTATCACTCCTATCTTCGATGAATTGGTTAAGCGCGGCTTTAAAGTCAAAGCCGAATACCAAGACGAGGGATATATGTTTGCAGGTGAATATGAAGATGGCAACGAAACAGACTTTGAAATAAAAGAGTGCGAGGATTGCCAAGAGCTTGACGAACCTAACTACGAATGCAAATGTGAAGGAAATGGAGTAATGATCCTACGATAACCAAACCAAAACATTATGAATAAAACAGAAGCATACATAACCGCATCAAAATTCTACCTAACCGATGAGCTACCATCGAACTTTGACGAGCTAGACGAGCAAGACGTGACGGACTTCATCCGAGACAACAGGTGGGAACCATTTGAAGAGTGGGAGCCACACGGCATCTGGGATCTGATCGAAGATCTAGCCTCCGAATTTCTACGTATAGCCAACCAATAATAAAATGAATATACACGAAGCCCACTCCGCTATGCGTGAAGAAAAAAGGATCCGCCTTCCAGATTGGGAGGAAGGGTCTCACGTCACCATCAAAGACGGCGAACTTGTCGATGAGAATGGTGATGTTTTTATCATGAGTCCTTGGTGGCTCGACTGCACCGAGTTCCAGATCATTTAACTTAACACCAACCAACCAACCAACCCAAAAACATAAAGAAAACATTTGACATACGCTCATGGATACAAAAGAAAGAATAAAATCATGGGAATCTTTAGGCTCTCCAAAGCCGAGTTGGGAGACATTTAAACGAATGTTGCCATCGTGCGGAGATAATCCGTTGGTAGTTAGAACATTGTGGCTGAAAAAGAATTCAAAAAAAAGTTTGACAATCACTCCAGACAATGCATGATTGAAGATACTTAAAACTAACTAACACACATTATTAAAATAACCATACTATAAACAATGAAAATAATGAACCTATCACTACACCGCTCCAAAGATGAACCTTTTGTTCAGAAATGGGAAGTCGCTCGCCAATGCGTTTTTTCTGCTCGCCTTAATCAAGAGCATATCGACTATCCGCACATTCCAGCAAAGCTTGCTGAACTTTTGTTTCACGTAACCAACGCGCCGATTGAACTTATAACTAAAACGCACGAAAAAATTCTTTTGGCTTTGTGGGAGAACTGCTCAGACAAGGAAACTTTTTACTCGACAAGTGTTGGTGACGTTGTTAAGATTATCGACCACGAAGGAAAACTGACAACACTAATGTGCAAATCACAAGGATGGGAGGAACTATAATTTCTTCAGCAAAAGTAATCAAACAAAAATTTAGCTTAGGTTTTGTGCGTCGCTCGGTCGGCACAAATTAAAAGACAGACGAATCAGCTAGTTCTAGAATAGTGTCCCGATACCAATATGATTCCTGCCTAAGTTTTTTTAAAGTTTATTTAAATTCTGCTTGACATATTAGAATATTAAGACATACTGTACAACATCATGAAACCAGAAAACCTTATACACGTTGTGGCTGATATTGCTGAAGCTATTGTTGAACACAGGATGGGCGCACACATTGTGTGGGAAGACAGGGAGGATGGATCAGAAGGTCTCACAGAAGAAGCCCAAGATCTATTTTGCGAAGTGTCTGACATCATAGAACCTATAATACTTAAACACATCAAATGAATACTATGACAACTGAAATCATAAAGGATCTGTCCATCGAAATAGCTTGCCTTCTTGACGAACCATGCGAAGTTACGGAGCAGGATTTAATCAAACTACAGGACTTAATCACCAAGCTGGAAAACCAACAACCACCAACACAAAAATGACTAACTACTTCACATATACAAACAACAACGACGGACTGGAAGCCATAGTTGCAACTGGCAATGATCGCCACGATTATCGTGTAATAATGAATGACACGGATGCGGGGAAAAATGTAACTGTGCTATTTACGGATAGCATTAAACAAGCGCACAAGGCGGCAAAGGAGTTCGCCTATTGCGAATCAATCGCATAAACCACAAACTAACCAAAAATACTATGAATACATACAAGATAATCCGCTTCCATTTCAACGGATCACCCCGCACGATTAAAAAAGGCTTGACACTTGAGGATGCGCAAGCCCATTGCCGCCGCGATGACACGCACGGTGACGGCTGGTTTGACGGCTACGAATCGGAATAGACCCTACAACCAAATAAATAGTATGACTAAAAAAAACTACTTCGTCGAGCTGATAATTACTATTGGCGAATATGAAACCCATACCAATTATGTATATTCAGCAACCAACGAATCTGAAGCGAGAAAACTTATAGAGGAGGATTGCAACGATGACAATGATGAGAGGCATACCAAACTAAAAAGCATAGTGGAATTATCCGAAGATGATTTTGCCGTCCTAAGTCGATTCATTTAACACTGTAGACACCTTGTTATACATTTTTATCTTTCTGTTGTTACTCGTTATATTGTAACGTTGTGTGGTAGTCGTCCCATCTTGTGGTTAGGGTGGGGCGACATTACCAAATAATCCAATTTAACCCGAAATATTCACAAATAAAACAATTTAGTGCAAAATAAACCCAAATAATATGATAGGTCAAGAAGAATTATGTATGTGGACTGTAGTTGTAGTGGCAATTATGTTTTACTATACTATATATTGTAGATAATTTTTTTAATTCTTTTTTTAAAAAAGGTATTGACATACCATCTTACTGAGACATACTGAGAAGCATGAAAGTAAGAGTATATCGCAACCTAACCAAAAAATGCCTCTCCGTCCAAACCATGACAGACAAGGGCTGGAGAGTAACCAGACACGTTCAATCCATTTGCTTGATCGAAGCGTCTTTTAAAGTATCTGAAGCAGGGCGACAAAGAGTGCTGTTGCAGAAGAGAAAGAATGTCCACGCTTTTGTAGAGGGATACGAAACAGATTCATTTGACGAGTCAACCGCCAAGGGCGTTAGCTACAACCCATATAAATCATCTCATTTCTTTTTAAAGGACGATCCAAGTATCGCAATCTTCCAAACCCCATCAGCCAGAATAAAAACGTCGGGAATCGAAATTAGTTCTTGACATCGGCATCAACCTTTGCATCATAACACTATGATCACAAAAGAAATTAAAGTAAGTTCTATTCCAACGCCAGATGTTTGGAGAAAGAAAGACGATCTACTCGCCCAAGGGTTTAAACACGTAAACAATATACGTGTTCGAGGCTCTGATCGATTCACTATGATCTTCACTAAAGATTAAAACTTTTTTCTGTCAAGGTGTGTTGTGTGTTGCCGTCTAGTCTTGTGGTTAGGACTAGGCGGCTTAACATTTTCCCCAATTCCCCAAATAACTCTAAATAATATTAAATAAAGCAACTAGTCAAGATATATTATTGTATTTGTTTTTTCTTTTCTGATCTATTTGCAAGGTAATTATTTTTTTAAAGTTTTTTAAAAAAGTGTTGACATATGCTTTTTACTATGCATTGTTATAGATCATGACAAACATAACTATAACACATAAACAATCATACGGAAACGACCACTTGTATATCACGGGTGATAAAGCAGATAATTTAAAGAGCTTGCTAGGAAAGAAGACTGTTAATCTATCTGATTTAAAAAACCTTCTTAAGCTTGGGGTTCAATTTGACATTGACGCAAGCACGCAAACATGCTTAAACATTACTTCCGCAATTAATCACGGTGCAAGCGAAATTATTTTTCCTTAACACTTGACAAACCATAAAAAACATACAGTATAACGATTATGAAACTACTAACCACAAACACAAAACTCGAAAAAGATACCACTTGGCACACGCTAGGAATTCAGCTTGCGCCTTTTACCCTTGGCGGCTTTGGCAATGTTTGCACAAGTGCAAGCCAAGGTTGCAGTGAAGCTTGCTTATTTACAGCAGGGCGCGGCGCGATGCCTAATGTTAAAGATGCACGTATTGCACGCACAAAAAAGTTTTTCACTGATAAGAGGGGCTTTATGACGCAACTTTTTGAGGAAGTTACTAAAGCCGAAAAAAGCGCGAGTCGAAAAGGTTTGAAACTTGCCATACGTTTGAACGTTCTTTCCGATTTGCCTTGGGAAAAGATTAAGCATGAAGGCAAGACAGTTTTTGAGGCTTTCCCGCAAATCACTTTTTACGATTATACAAAGCATTTTAAACGTGCAATGGCATTCGCTAAAGGTGAAATGCCTAGCAACTATCACTTGACTTTTTCGCGCAGCGAGTCAAACGAAAACTTGGTAAAACTTATTTTAGAGCTTGGCGGAAACGTTGCTTGCGTTTTCCGTAATGAATTGCCTAAGACTTGGCAAGGTAAAAAAGTAATTGACGGTGATAAGAGCGATTTACGATTCTTAGATGATTCAAACGTCGTCGTTGGATTAGCGCAAAAGGGTATGGCTAAAAAAGATGCAACAGGCTTCGTAATAGGGTAAGACTAGCGCAAATACAATCAAATATGATATTTATAATTATCTTGCTTCTATTAATAGTAATAAATTAAAGTAAAGGGGGGTGAAAGGGTTTCGATTTAAATTATTTAATTTAAAGACGGTGGTTCAACTCCACCCACCTCCATTATTTTTTTTAAAAAAAAATTAAAAAAGGCATTGACAATCATTATACACCTACCTATTGTCATGGCATAAGATTAATTCTGATCTTATAAACCACATAAACAAAATGAAATTAATTGACCAAGTGAATCAGATTCAAAAAGATGCCCGTCTCGCCCTTATCAAAAAACTTGCACTTAAGAAACGTAAGCTTAGTTATGCCACAGCCATGAAAAGCCTTGACGACAATGCTCCAAGCATTGCAACGGAAAATGCTCCAAGCGATTTGACATTCAATCGCCAAAAAGATGATTTGACAAAAGATATAATGGAAAGAATTTTCGGTTAACATATGGTTATGGGAAGCGGTGTTTTTAGGTTGCACTGCTTCCCTTTTCCTATATAACTTTTATTACTATGAAAACAGATACACTACCACAAGACATAAAAGCATTAGTTTTAGATTTGATTCTAAAGAAAACTGATTTTGGATGGCAACTCTTAAACTATAATATTAGCAGTAATAGAGTTGACCTAGATTTTGGACACTCAAATAGATCTGATATAAGTAATAGCTTTTGCTTTAAACTAGATGATTTAGAAGTATCTAGGGCAAATCTAAATATTTGGATTAACCAGGTCAAAGCACCGTATCTTAAATAGATTCAAATACAACTATGATACAGGCGAAATAATAAAATAGCTTGTAAGCATATGTAATTGCCAGTAGCTTTTAAACAATCTAGACTATTTGTCGAGGGAAAATTTAAAAGGTTTTGTTTGTTTTAGTGCAAAAAAACTTTAAAAAAAAGTTGACAAGCCCACTTGTGTAGTAAATTATATACATATGAAAAAAGCCACAGACCTAATACCAGAAGCAATTGACTTCTTGACTCAGATGAACTATAACCACAATCGCAAGATGGGTGTTGAATCTAAAAAGTTTGATTTACTATACGGAGAAAAGAAAGTCTCTGTTATGGAAGAAAACTTTAAAAGGGTATTGACAATCAAAAAAAGTTAAACATTCTATTGACCATGACCAACACACAAAGCAAACAGAACTTCCTTTACCACGCTCGAAAACTTCGCAACGAATGCAAGGGCTTAACAGTCGAGCGTAAAACTTATGGTGGTTGCACTGAATTATCAGCCCGCCAACACGGCACAAACGATAGCGTTTATTTATACATGGGCGTTAGAGGTCATATCGACTGCTCCGTAGCATTTACAAGAGGGCGTTAAACAGTCTAGTTAAACCACAACCACAAACATGAACGATCAAATAAAACTATCTCGCAAAAAACTAAGCGACACATACAAAAAACTAGGGATCGACTTCACTTTCCCTATCGAGATTAAAAACGCCGAAGGCAACCTAACCTACTTCGAGGACAGCTTTGGCTACTGGCGGCGGAGGGAGCGTGATGCCAATGGTGACGTTGATTACTATGAGGACAGTACAGGCGTAAAGCGAGGCACTCCTAAATCAACTAAACAATAACACTATGAAAAAACTAAGCGAAATATATAAGGAACTAGGGATTGATTTTAGCTTCCCTATCTTAATTGAAGATTCCAACGGCTACGCAACTTACTACGAGAACAGCGATGACTACTGGGAGAGGTACGAGCGTCATGACAGTGGCAACCCTACTTACTACGAGGACAGCTATAAATCTTGGAAGAAGTGGGAGCGTGATGCGGATGGTGGCGTTCTTTATTACGAGGACAGCGATGGCTGCTGGGATAGGTACGAGCGTGATGCCAATGGGGGCGAGACTTACTACGAGAACAGCTGTGGTACAAAGGAAGGCACACCACGTTCAGCCAAGACCTGCGAAGGAAAGGTCGTAGAAGTTGACGGAATTAAATACAAATTAAAAGCACTATGAAACCACTAAGCGAAACATACAAAGAACTAGGGATTGATTTTGATTTCCCTATCAGGATTTGGGATGCCGAAGGCAACCAAACTTACTACGAGAACAGCGATGGCTATTGGAGAAAGCGGGAATACAGTGCCAACGGCAAAGAGACCTACTATCAGAACAGTCGTGGTTATTGGTGGAAGAATGAATACGATGCTAAGGGCAACCGAACCCACTGCGAGACCAGCAATGGTTACAAAGAAGGGACACCTAGCATTCAATCTTACGAACGTAAGGTTATTGAGGATATTGAACAACGCTATGCCAAGATTATCCTTTATCCTTAGTAGCCGTCAGCTCTTTAAAAAAGTTTAAAAAACTTTGCGATAAGCTTGACTTGCCACTTCTTTAACCTATACTGTAAGCATGATTAACTACCACAAACTACACGACCTCTCCTGTCAATACTGGGAAGCAATCGCCCGCCAAGACTATGAATGGTCTGACTTCATCGACTCATGCCTTGAGCGTGAGGGCGTAGAGCGTCTTCCTCGCGAAGATTGCGAAGAGCCTATCCTCGACCTTTCTCCTCTCGAAGTAAACTAACCTAATTAAACAAAATGAAATCAGCAATTTTAAACAAAGCTATTTGGGTAGAGATCATCAAAGAAGAGGGTAACTTATGTCTTGTTCGCGATAAAGATGTAAACGAAGTTTGGGTTCATAAAAATCATCTTGACGCAATTGAAACAGACTAATGAAAACTGTAATTATAAATAGCGTTAGAAAGAATACTATTGTAAATAATATTATTTTAATATCATTATCAACTATTCTATGCAGTTTATTTTGCTTCGCAATATTACAAATAGCAGAGAATAGAGAAGTTAAAAGAATTGATTTGCAAGAGAAAGCTTGGGAGCAAAAAGGTTACAATCTAAATAATACTAAATAAGACAAATAGATGCAGATAAGTATAAACGTTCTACTAAACCAATTCATTGTAACTGAAAATGGCAAAAAGACTATTTTAACATTAGATGAGGTGGCAAATTATTTTAAAAAAAAAGGTTGACATGAGTTGTGCGCCATAGGATACTACTCGCTCAGTAGTAATTTATTAACCACATAACCAAAAAAACACATGACACAAGATAAAGTAAATCAAATTAAAGAACTCGCTCTCGCCAATTACGATGAGGGTGGTCACTGGGTAGTCGAATGCTTTTCCGATCAAGATATACTAGAGCATTTTAATTCCGTTGAAGACGCTAGAGAGTATTGGCTTCTTAAACAGGAAAATGAAGATGAGAAACAAGCCGCTTATGAATTTTATAACGACGGTAAATTTTGGGCTGATTTTTATAATGTAAAGACAAGTGTGTAAGTAATATGGTTTAAGCCGTCACTCGAAAGGGTGGCGGTTTTTTCCTGCCCAAATAAGACAAATAGATCGAAATAGAATAGATAGCCCAAATAGTCTGAAATAAAGCAAATAAAACTATCCTGTCTATCCGTCAACATAATCCCTTTATTCATACCCGTGGAAATCGACGGGATTAGGTAGAATTTAAATTATTTGATTTAGAATCTTTTTTATTTTTTTTTCTGCATTTGCTTGACTCAAGCATTTCGATAGTCATTTTATACGTTATAGCAATTCTGCTATATTAAAACTAAGTCATTATGAATAAACTAAATGCATTAAAAACACTTCGCAAAGGCACATTTGCCATTGCTAGAATCGTATCTAAAAAGAAGCCTTTAAAAGCTTTTGCTCAGCACGATATAACTAAAGTCATCCTTTGCACCGTTCGCACAGGTATTGAGTATCGTAACCTATCTAAAGTAAAAGACAATGGAATCAAACCTAAGAGCCTACCTTGGGGCGAATGGGAATCCTATCCATACGCTATTACTCACAAAGGCAATCGCTATTTGAGACTCTACTTGGGTCAGTCAATGAAAGTGTTTTATTTAGTTGACGGCGTAAAGGTTTCTTCTAGCCAAGCCAAGATCATGCTTCCAAGCTCAAGCGCATCTTCAAAGCCGCTTTGCATAACTGTTAAAGAGGCTGGTTTAGTTAGCCTCAAGCAGAAGGGTAAAGAGTTAATTAAGTAATACAATTTACATCGCTACTCGAAAGGGTAGCGATTTTTTTGTGTCTAAATAAAACAAATAGATCGAAATAACGGAAATCCTCACAAATAGATCGAAATAACAGGAATCCTCACAAATAATGCAAATAATATATACGGGCATAGGCATGCAGCTATGTGCATCTGATTTTACTGGTATTAGATAATCTTATTTAGAATCATTCTAAAGTGAATGGCTAACAGGTAGCTAAAATTATTTTATATATTTTAAAGCAATTAATTTGACACAAGGTAAACTGATCTATCTATTGAGCAATGTAGCTATCGTATAGTTACCTAGATTAAACCATATAAAACATATCATATCATGAAAAACGTAAATGCAAATGAAGCCCTCGCCCTCGATATCACTGAACACGCTTTGAACGTAGAGTTTAAAGAGATTCGTATTAATGGCGAGTATAGCGCGACAGTAGGCAATGATCGCTCGATTCCAACATTCGACAGATTGCTTGCGCCCTTTGTCGATCTCTCAAATGCAATGCAATGCGAGTTTAATCCATCGATTAAACTAATGCGTTCAAGTCATGGCGCTGATGGAACTATTTATTCCATCTCTATGCCATACAAGACGATTAAGCTGGGCGAGCGCGATACAGAATGCCGCATCGTGCGTCACGGGTCGCTTAACTCATCTTGCTCTGATCGCTTTGGTTTACAGATGCTGGTTCAGATTTGCTCTAATGGCATGATGGGCTGGAAGTCAGAGGGCAATGCCGTAACACGCTTCACAGCTAACTGGAAGGGCATCTCACAAGGGCGCATCGATCTTGCGCTTGGGTCGTTTGACTCTATGCAAGCTCACTATGTTGAACTAGCTAATGATCTCAAAGCGATTCGTTTGACTAGCGATGGCGTCACTGATCGCTTAAATCGTATTGTCAAGGGCGAGTCTAAGCGTGCCGAAAACATTCGCGATGAAATCCGCGAGCTTTTTGTTTCGGGCAAGGGCAATCGTGGGCAAAACTCATGGGATTTGTTCAACGCTGTTACTGAGTATGAGAATCATCACAAGGTCTATCGCAACACAAATGGCGTTACAAGCGCTGAGAATCGCGCTAAAGGCGTTTTAGCCCTCGACACGGATAAGTTAGCAAGCTTGGTAGCGTAAGCAATCCTAAGCCCTCTCAAGCCCTCTCAAATAGAGAGGGCTTTTTTGTGCGTAATAACTAGATCAACTCAAATAACTATAATAGCCCAAAATAAATCAAATAAAGTAATAGCCCAAAATAAACGGGATAGAGCGAAATAAATCAAATAAAAGGTAGTGATTAGATAGGGTAGATCATTGCACCATGTGATTAAAAGGATTAATGTAAAATCGATTTACTATTAAAAAATCTTATACCGAATAAGATTGACACCGTTTTGAGATCGGCTGAAAATGCTGGCTGTTCTTTTAACCCGCGCACGATGCGCACACATAAACCACACACACATATACATATGAAAAACTACATACAAATCGTTCGCTCATTCATCCGCTTTCAGAAGAAAGAGGGTTTCAGTCTAATCAGTTCAACCGATGGAACTGGTTCAGTCCGAAAGCATGATCATCCAACAGCTTCGGCTGAATGGGCATGCTCATGTGAAGAGGGTGCATTAACCTTTGAGAAAGAAGGGCATCTGATCACCGCTTTCGTAATCCTTGGCAACGATGCCTGTGAGACTGTAGCGGACTGGAGTTGGAAGGCTAATGCCGATTCAGACGTTCTTAAGGCATTTGAACGCGCTTGGGAAGCTTGGGAAGCGCGATGGGAAGAGCCTATCGGTGCGGCGACTCTTCCAGAGGGATTCATCTCTTACGGATAAGACCAGAAAGCCAACCAATTCATCTCCTGTCTGAAATATGGCAGGAGATTTTTTGTGTCCAGATACTCCAAATAGATTTAAATAAAGTAGATCAAATAGAACAAATAATCTGAGCCAAATAATAGTCTGAAATAAGCTTAATAAGAGTGGCCGCAATCTGGGCAAATAATATGGGTAGGCTAAGGCTAGTGAATCCCCTTGGTATGTGCTGTCAATTTATCCACTATTAGTAAAACTTATTTAGAATCATTCTAGAATTATTGCGTATCTGGTACGCGTTTTTTTTAAAAAGATTTGTTTATGCCATTGACAGGCCTTTTCAAATGCCTTTGTTTATAGCCTGTTCTTTGACATTTTCCTACTTTTCCACTCTGGCTTTGATCGGCCTTTGATGGGTGAGCAGTGTGAACGTTTAAAAAGTAAGTCGGGAGCGGGATTCTAGCAATCGCCCGAAACTGCTTTTTGAAAACTAGAATTCATTATTGGAAATCCCGAAAACTAAAAACTAACCACACATAAACATATATATGAAAAAAGTAAATGCACAAGAAGTACTCGCACTCGACATCACTGAACACGCTTTGAACGTAGAGTTCAAAGAAGTTCGCATTAATGGAGAGTATTCGGCAACGGTTGGAAATGATCGTGCTGTTCCTACGTTCGAGCAATTGCTCGACCCGTTCGTTAAGTTGTCAAACGGGATGCAGACTGAGTTTGACCCTTCGGTTAACCTTATGCGGTCAAGTCACGGAGCAGAAGGCACGCTCTATAACATATCAATGCCATTCGGAACGGTTGACCTTGGCGGTCGATCGACTGAATGCCGAATCAGTAGATTCGGGAGTTTGAATAGTTCCTGTTCCGACAAGTTCGGCTTACAAATGCTAGTACAGATTTGTTCCAACGGGATGATGGGATGGAAAAGTGAAGGGACTGCTGTCACACGCTTTACAGCGAACTGGCAAGGCCTTTCCAACGAACGCATCCAATTTGCTTTGGATGGATTCAGCGGGATGAAACAACACTACATCCAACTTGCCGAAGACTTGAAAGCAATCCGTTTGTCTGCTCCCGAAGTTGACGAACGTTTAGAGAGAATTGTCAAAGGCGATTCCAAGCGTTCGGAAAACATTCGTGAGGAGATTCGTGAATTGTTCGTAAGCGGGAAAGGGAACCGTGGAGAAAATTCGTGGGACTTGTTCAACGCTGTCACGGAGTACGAGAATCACTTCAAGTCTTATAGGAATACCAATGGTGTTTCAAGTGATGAAAACCGCGCCAAAGGCGTCTTATCGATCGATACGGACAAGCTGGCCGAACTAGTAGCATAAATTCAAAGGGACTCTTTCGGGAGTCCCTTTTTTTTGGCTTAATAATTCGGAATCAAATATCGTAAATAAACTAAGCCAAATATTAGAAATAAACTAAGCCAAATATTAGAAATAATTTAAGCCAAATAATATGATTATGCTGACATTGACCTATCACCATATTGCATCGATTACCCTGGTATCTTATTACATCGATCACCCGTCTAAAACATCTACTATTAGCGAATCTTATTTGGAATCATTCTAGAATTATTGCGTATCTGGTGCGCGTTTTTCTCAATTTTGACTTGCAATCGCTATTCTATTCTATTCTATTTGTGGCATGGCGCTGTTGCCATTTCAACCTAAAGGTCGCGATTTCCTTAATCGCTTTTATACCATGTCATTCACATACGACCATCTAATCAGCACCTTCGGAGAAAGCAGTTTCGAGGGACAAGACGTTTCAATCGACATCTCCTTAAAGGAATATGGCGTCGCATGGCAAGTTCTTGGGAGTAAAACCAAGTTTGTTTATGGCGTCGAGTGGAACGGCTCGAAAGGCGAATTCACTGCCTTCGACCACTGCTTCTTCGATAGCGACATCGATGTCTTTTCAGAGTTCGATTGGGTCGAGTTTGATTCGATCTACTCATACACTGGTTTAAGTGCAGATCAGTGGAAGGAGCTTCCGATGCCACAAAAGATCACCGACCTGCTATCCTATTATGGTCGAGAAAACATCTTTGGCGTGGCAAGTGTCTAAAGATGAGACATAGGCGCGACTGGACTTAATATCTGATCGCTCCTTTTCTTCCAAATACATCAGATCGTTTAAATAATAACTCAATAATAACTCAATAATAACTCAATAATAACTCAATAATAACTCAATAATAGCCAAACAAAATGATATTCATCATCATCTTTATACTTCTACTTTGCATCAACTTATAGCGTGATCGGACCTTTTCATACCATATATATGCTATGATTTTTTTTTAAAAAGATTTATTTATGCACTTGACGCATATATTCATTGCCCTACTGTCATGGATGTCGGGGGGCAATTCAGCTCAAACAACTCGACCTTATAGCACATGAATAAACTGAATGCACTACAAACACTTCGCAAAGGCTCTTTTGCCATTGCTCGGATCGTCTCTAAAAAGAAGCCACTCAAAGCCTATGCACAGCATGACATTACAAAGGTAATTCTTTGCACTGTCCGCACTGGTATTGAGTTCCGCAATCAAAAAGAAGTTAAGGAAAGCGGAAAGGAAGTTGGATCACTGCCTTGGGGCGAATGGGAATCTTACCCCTACGCAATCACCCACAAGGGCAACCGCTATTTGAGACTTTACTTGGGGCAATCTCTCAAAGTGTTTTACCTAGTTGATGGTGTAAAAGTTGCGGCAAATGTTGCCAAGCAAATGTTGCCAAAAATCAAACCAAGCCAAAAGCCACTTTGCATCACTGTAAAGGAAAGCGGACTTGTAAGCCTAAAGCAAAAAGGAAAGGAATTGATCAATGAAAGTGTTTGAATTGATTGCAATCCTAATGCTAGGTTGCTTAATCGGGTATGCGGCATTCGTTGGATTAAAACTCGACGACCAAGCAAGACAAATCCAAGAAAGCAAATGGCATAAAGCAAACGATTAGGAATATCCGAGGACGTCGAAATAGTCGGCGTCCTCTTTTCCTTTCAAATACTCTCAAATATATATATACGCACATGCTGATACTAGCCTTTATAATCGTGATCATACTGATCGTTAGAAACTGATCACTTGTTCACTATGTTACCTTGATATCAAGGCAACGCTGCTCGCCTATGGCATGAAAAAAAGATTCGTTTTTCTTCATTTAGCCATTGACGACCCTATCCGTTGGTATACCTTCATGTCTGTAGGGGAGCAATTCAGCTCAAACAACCTTACCTTATCAAACCTATGAAGACTAAAGCTATACTACTCGACCCACAAACATCC